GTCCAGTTGGGGGTCAGTTGTTACTACCCCTTCAGAGGTAGACATTCTATTTCCATGCTCGCTTGGAATGTACCCACAGTTTGAATCTTTATATCGCCACTGGCACATATTCTGAATAATTAGTCTTCTAGGTAGCTTTATAGAGCTTATATCTAGCGCAGATACTAAGTCATACTCTACAACACTATTATTTTCTAGTACTTTCCTATCAATATAGTATACTTCTTTAGGAAAACTAGCAGTTGGGTCAGCTTCTGGGTTGCTATTACCTGGGAAATTAACAGCATCTAGATACTTAAGCATAGTTCTATACCTAGTTACCTTTAGACCAAGTAAATCTTGGTACTTAAAGTTAAGAGCTGTTAATAGACCCCCAATGTTACTTAGTGTTAACTTAGGTGTAGGAAGTCCTGCACCACTCCATTCAATACCAGATAGTTCAAATGGGTACCTAGTATATGTATCTCCGTCCCATACCAGTTCTGAACCTAACTCATTAATATCATTAAAGAATCTTAATACAGTATTTCCTGCTGTATCAATAGGTACTGAGCTAATAGATGTAAAATCCGCCTCAAATAAGTCTACTATATGACTTGGTGAACTTGATAAAACTTCGTTAATTATCATATATCATATACTCTAGTAAAGGTTGCTGTTACGGTTCTACTAATATGCGAAGTATACTCTAAATTCCAAGTACTGCAGATAATTTTATAGTAGATGGACTCCCCAGGAGGTTGAAATAAAAAGTACTCTGCGCCTCCATGAAGTTCAAGAAAAGCTATAATAGCGTTAGCTACTGCAACTGGCTGGTTAACAAAGCTCAGACTCCAAGAGGACGTAATAGTATTTATACCATATCTGATTCTTTGTGAATAACCACTACCAAACTTGGTAGTGGTTACTTCTGGTTGACTTTCTTTAGTAAAACCCGTAGAAGGTACCCAAGTAAATATTTGTGCCACTTAATTACCTCCTTGCATATAACATACCATTAGGCTTAGACTGTTTAATAAGCTCTTCTTGAACTACGTTTTTAATTGCAGTGGTCATAGAACTACTAAACTCTTTAGCCTGCTTAACATCGATTTTACTAGAAGAACCTTCGCCACTATTACTAATTGTGACATAGACATTAGTATCACCAACTACCATACCGCCGCCTGTTGAACCGTTTAGAGTTACAGGTATGCTTCTATTATCAGGTAGTGGTACGAAAGCCTCATTTCGTCTACCTTCACCGAATAGTGCTAGTTGAGGTGAGCTTGCAATACCCCCAGTAGCATACTTATGAAGCGGTACAGCACCTCTGGAAGACATAATACCACCATTTGCGAATCCAAAGGCTTTCATAGCTCCACTAGTGATCATATTAGTTGCCACACCGGTAGCTATACCAGCTAAAGCACCCTTCATAGAGCCACCAGTAAGTAAAGCACCAACTAGGCCACCTACTGCACCACTAAATACATTTGTTGAAATTCCCATGTCAGTTACAGTCTGGGCAAAAGTTTTAGTGGATGCACTGTCTGTGGTTGCTGCTAGTTTTATATTAGTTGCCGCTTTTCCTAAGTCTGTAACCTTAGTAGCCTCAGCTTGAGCTAGTAAGCGTCCACCTACTTCTGGTTGTGGTGTTATACTAGGAGTAGATTCAGGTATAACGTTACCATTAGGGTCTGTAGTAGTAATAACTGCATCTACACCCGGTAGTGGTTTAGTAAATGCACCAGCTAGATTTGGTAAGCTTTTTTGTGTACTTAGCAGAGTAGTTAGGTTAGTGATAGTAACATTTAAGGTATCTAAGCTAGTAGCGTTAGTTTTAAGACTTAAATTTAGAACATCCGCAGCTTTTTCTTCACTAGACTTGCCCAAGCCTGGCTTAATCTTTTCTAGTCCTTGCTTTATAAAGCCTAGCATTGCGTTCTTAATCATATCTGAAGCAATACTTCTAACCATATCACTGAAAGTATTTCTAACCATCTCTATGAAGGTTCTCCAGTGGAAACGCTCTTCACTGAGCTTTTGGATCATAGTAGTAAAGTTATCGACTATAGTTACTACAGAATCTATAATACCAGTAGAGAGTTGATGTAGCCAGGCTTCGGACTTTCCAATGGATTCGGAAATTCTATCTGCCATTACACTACCAGCAACTGCTAAGTTTTCAGGTGTAAATGTTTCTTTAATACCATTCTGTTCTGCAGTTTTAAGTACTAGGCTATTCTGTTGAGCATATAGTGTACTAAGCTGTTTAACCTTCTTAATTTTACTTTCTAGAGCATCTGATTCTAGCTTAGCTAGTTTAGACGTATACTCGATCTGTCCACTAACAGTATTATTACTTAGTAGAGCTTCTTTTAATCTATCTACTTGCTGACTATAAAGCTTATCTTCAAGAGCTACTTGTGATACTAGGTTACTAATAGAGGTATTAGTAGTGCTATTTAGTAGTCCATAGTTCTGTGTTACGGAAAGTACTAGGCTAGAATAGTCACTTAGTAGTGTGTTTTCCTCTTCTAGCAGGTTAATAGCATTTTGCATATTAACTAGTCTAGTAGCTTCTACCCTAGCTTTTTCAGTAACATCTACTAAGTTTCTATCAGATATGGCTTTTTCTTGTGCTATTTCTGCGGCTGTGCGTAGGTCTATTAAGTCTCTAGCGGCAACCCTTTGGTCCTCAGTCCACGTTTTAGGAAACTGCTTAGGTACCTCCGCAGCTTTAGTATCTGCCTCAATAAACTTTGCCCTTGCTATAAGTTCATTAGCCTGAGCTTGTTCTAGTGCTATGTTATATCTATTTCTAGCGTCTAGGTCTTCTGAGTTAAGAGAAGAGTCTCTTTCAAGTGTATGCTCTAAAGATACTAAGCTAGCATCTAGTTTATTCTGCTCTCTTGTAATAGCTAGAGAAGCTAAGTCAGACGCTGTTTTTACTATATCATTGATTGCTTTCTGAGCCTTAGTATCCAGAGTTAAGTTATTTAGAGTGATTTTGCTAGTTGCTATACTTAAAGCAGCGTTAAGGTTCTGTAGCTGTCCAGCAGTATTTAATAGGTTACCCATCTCTGCTGGTGTTATATCCTTTTTAGCTAGTTCCTGAATTTTTCCGCTAGGTGTAGTAGCCTTGTCTATTGCTACGTTCATACCACTACCAAGGCCAAGTCTAGTAGTAATTTGTTCTACTAAAGTATTAAAGATTCCTTCAGTACCACTCTTACTAGCTTTTAGCTCTTTAATATTAGTACGCTGCGCAGCATTCTCAGCGTTAACTCTTGCTCTTTCTGCTTCCTGCTCTCTACGATATATTAGAGCAGTATTAGAACCAGAGAAGCTAGTTAGTAGTTGAGAAGTTTTTAAGTTTCTAGCTACTTTAGCTTGAATTATCGCAGAGTCAGTAGCAGCAGTAGCTAGTTTAGCTAGGGCTTCAGTAGCTTTAAGATTATAGTCAATAAATTCGCGCTGTACAGCACCAATACCACCAGCTGCTGTTATCTCTGCCTGAGAGCCTACTTCAATATTTCTAGTTCTTTGTGCTTCGGCTTGCTTTAGTTTATCTACATCACCTGCAGCTAAGTCTTTCTGTATTTGGTAGATCCGATTTGCATCGTCTTCTACTCTTTGTAATCCTGTACTTAGTTTGACTAAGGTACTAGGCAGAGATACGCTAGACATTTCTTGAAACTGACTAGTAATACCTTTTAAGTACTGACTTACGTTTGCTACACCACCACGAGGGTCAGCCAACTGCTTGAATACGTTAACAGTAGAAGAGTTAAAAGCGTTTAAAGCTTTTAGGTCTTTAGACTGGTTAGTAATACTAATAGAATACTCATTAGTAATAGTATCTAACTCCTTGAAGTTAGCTATCATACCGTTAGAGGCTTCATTGTACGCTCTTGCAGATTTCTCAAGTTCGGGGTCTTTTAGAGCCTTAAGTATACTTTCAATAACCTTTTCTTGGCCGGTACCCCAACCTCCTAGGTTAGCTGTATCGAAAGCACCTTGCGCAGTAAGATACTCCGTAGACTCATTAAAGGCCCCAGACTTACGTTGAAATCTACCTGCATTTCTTCTTGCGAAGTCTGCATCACTAGCCATTAGTCTATCATACTCTTCTATTAGTCCCTTATTTGCGTCTGACCCGACAGCCCCACCAGTACCAAAAGTTACTAGGTTAGTGGCCTGCTCTGCTACTCTGGTTAGTACCCCAGCGTTTTTATATGCGTTAAGTTCTTTGCTAGCCAATTCAACTTTTTGTAAAGAATCTGCATAAGCGTTAGCAGCAGCAGCCTGTAGCTGATAAGTATCAGCTAAACTAGCACTTAACTTAATCTTCTCTTGTATTTCATTGTGCAGCTTTAAGTTATCACTTACAGAGGTGAGTGCCTCATTAAGCTTACTAGCATGGTCAGTAGTTAAGCCCAGCCAGTCTGTTAGCCCCTTAAGAAGAGGCAATGCTATAGCTATACCAGCGGCCCAAATAGAGAAAGTACCTAATAGTTTTGATACACCTACAGTAACTACACCTAGTGCACCACGTACTTTTAGTAGACCAGATTCCATGCCCCCAAGGTTTAGAGCATTAACCTGAGAGTTCATTTCTTTCATACCAGCAGTAAAGCCTAGTAAGTCGGTCTGATTGTACGCCGCGGATAGCGCTTGACGCTTCTTAGTTACGTGCTCTAGTGCGGTACCTTCATTTCTAAGTCTTGCTAATACTTCATCGTGTTCGTGTACAGCTCTTTGAGCTTGTGCGGCAGTAGCTGCAGAAGTACTATGTCTATTAAGATTTTCTTGTAGGGAATCTAATCTTGCTGCGTCAGCTCTTAAACTCTCCAGCTTCTTTAGCTCTGTTTCCTGTGCAGCAGCATAGCGAGTATCTTTAGTAATATCTTCAAGCTTACCTATCTTTTTATTTATATCTTTCTTGGCCTTCTCTATAGCGGCTATAGCCTCCGCTTTCTTATTCTCTAAAATTGCTGGGTCTTTATCTTTGTCCCAGATATAATCTGTTACTTTACTATGAATATCCTTGCCACCAACCATTCTCTTCTTAGAGTCTTTATCAAGTTCATCTCTAGAAGTTAGTAGTGCTACGGTAGCTTGTTTTGCTACTTCTTTTTGCGCATTAGCTGCTTGTTGAATATTATTTATATTAGCAATGCTAGCCTGGTTAGCAGCGAGAGCAATTTGAGTCATTTCTCGCCATCTGGCGGAGATTTCTCCAACTGCAGGTATAGCTGTTTTTATAAGTAGGCTAGTTAATGCCATAACACCAAGTATCAGTGCTGTAGGACTTTGTGAGAGTAAATTAACAAAGGCTCCTAGTCCAAAGGTAGAGTTAACAACCTGTAAAGTTTCTGTACCTAAGTCTTTAAGACTAGATAGTAGTTTAGAGAATGGGTTGGCAGCGCTATCTGCCAGTTCTTGATACTTCTTAATACCTTGCTCAGTTACTGCGTTTACGAATGCTTGGCGTCTTTCGTAGTCGGTAAGTGAAGATATAGTCTTATTCAGAGTTCTAGCGTAAGACTTATTAGCATCGTCTACTTTAACCATAACGCCTAGTTCATCTAGTAGTTCTGGTTCGATCTTGATAGTGCCTCGGAATACACGATTTAGTGCATCCGTCATGTCTCTACCTAGAGCAATACTTGCACCTTTGGCAACAGTAGTAAGCTCTCTAATTTGTTTAGTTGTCAGACCCGCAGTAGCACCTAGTGAAGCACTAGATAGCGCATCAGACATAGAGATAGCTCCATCTGTTAGAGCCTTCATATCTTTAGCTAAACTACGAATACCAGTACCTAGGCGTACTGATAGGATATCTGCTGCCTTCTCCATATTAGTGAAATCCATAGCAGCTGATAGAGCATTGAAAGCAGCTGTTACAGTATAGATATTAGCTGCGAAGGTAGCATACAAGTGTACTAATCCACCTAGACCTTGAGCTTGCCTAGCGAAATCTCTAGTTTGGTTGGTTCTACCGGCTCCAGCAGTTCCTCTATTTAGTCCAGCAGTAGACGCGTCAAGGGCAGCCGAAGCTGCCCTTACTTTACGAGGCCGTTCGGCACGATCTAGTTCTCTATTTAGTTCCGTTGCCTCACGAAGAAGAGCGGCTAGCCCATCTGCTGTTACGCCAACTTTAATATTTCTAGCTTCTGCCATAGGTTACCTCTTCTTTCTCTTTATTTCTTCTGTTTCGTACTTATCAAATAGTGTTATTATTAATAAGTAAGTTTGCTTGTCATCTATTCCAAATAGGTTCATTAAATTAGCTACGTTTTCTATAGACTTGCCGTGATACACACCGTTGAAACTATCTACTCTATCTGGTAGATAAGAGTATACTTTCCACGCTTCCTGTGCTTCTATAGGTAAGTCCTCTAGCTCTATAGGTATTTCGGACTCTACTGGGTCGTTTCCAAGCTGTTCACACATATCAAAATAGGTATCTCTACTCATGTTAGCGTACCTATTTTGACTAAAATTCTTAATTTGTTCTGCTAGCTGTTCAAACTGTGAACTTACGAAAGTTAGCTAAATCACTAGTAATATCAGTAATAAAGCCATCGAATTCAACAGAATTCTTCATAAGGTAAAGAGCGTTGTCTTCATTAAACTCTAGCTCAACATCTAGGTCTTTATGTGCATCTAGGTCTACTAGGCACATATCTTCTAGGTATTTTAGTTTTAGTCCTGACCAACCTTTAACTACTGCTGATACATACGCCTTAGTAAATAGGTCTTCATTCAATTCTTCTACTGGCTGGCGAGTTCTCTTATCAAACTTCGTGGTAACGCAGCTCTTACGTAGCTTTAGTAGTTCTTCTCTAGAAAGGAAAGCCACTTTAACCTTGAACCCTGGCTTCTCAGAACTGTAGTCTACCTCTACTGTTTTAGAGGAGGTTAATAGGGATTGTAGTGAAACTACTGACATTTATTAGGTTTCTCCAGTTAAGGAGGGCGCTAAGCCCTCCTTCTTTTATTACGCTACCCCGTAGTAAGAAACTACTAGGTTATTTGTCTTACTAATTTCATAATCAGTGCCATTGTAGCCCTGAGCAGTGAAGTTGATAACAGTTGATACAACGTCCTGAATATCTACAGTAGGTACTTGTAGCTGACAGCCATTCATTAGGCATTCAACACGAGTTGCGCTAGCTGCACCGCCAATTTCGATTTGTAGTTTGAACTTGGTTTCAGAGGTGGTTGCTAGACCTGCTACGATATCGGCAAGTAGAGTCGAAGACTCGTTGCTGCCCGTTTTGAGGTAAGCATTTAGAGCACCAGTAATAGAGCGGTTACCTGTAAAGTAACCAATAGCGTTGTTTACTACGCCCATATTCTCTGGAGTTAGGTACTCAATATTATTACTAATTGTTAGGTTACCCCCAGTAATAGGTACTGTATAAGTTGTACCTGCTGTACCACTAATATTAGATACTAGCGTAGTAGTACTTAGTTTGTTTGTGATATAGTTATCTGCTGCTGAAGGGAAAGCTGTATAATGAGTACCAGCAACGAATGTAAGGCTAGGGGTACTTAGAGTAGTACCAAAACCAGACCACGCAATCATAGCAATACCTGTAATATCAAATTGGATATCAGCTTGGTTTACAGCACAGCTAGCTACTTTATACATCGTGTTATCTACCTTGAATAGTAGAGTAAATGACTGTAGAGAGTTTCTATTAGAACCAATAGTACTAGTAATAGCCTTACTGGCATCTTCTCGCCACTGACCTTTGAAGGCTTTAGGTGTACCAGCAAAGGTAGGTGCAGTAGAGGTTAGGTCTGTATCAGTCTCAAATTTCACAACTTGAGTAGTAGTACCTGTAACGCTAGTAACTTTAAATTCTGCATTATAAGCAGTATTGCCAGCGATACCCCGAATAGTAATCATCTGACCTACAGCGTCTGCTGCATCTGCAAATAGCTGCGCACTAGTAGTTACTTGAGCTTCCGTAGCGCTATTACGCTGACCCGCACTTAACGCAACACCAGTAGCATCAATAGCTGCGGAACCCATTAGAGCGTTCCAAAGGAACTTCTCAGGAGCAGTTACAACGCCAGAAGCTAGGTAAGGTCTAATATAGGTGCTTAGACTCCATTCTACGGGGTTTAGTTTACTATTAAAAGAACGCTCACCACGAACAGGAGCAGTTCCTGCTTCAGATAGTGTAATTGTTTGTTGTTCAGTATTCTGATTGAAGGTATACCCATCCATAACCTGAATTTCAAAGGTATTGGAAGGAGTAAAGTCTCCAAGCGTATCAGTAGTATTAGTGCTGATGAATACTTTAGTATTTCTACTTAAATTTACTGCCATATATTTCTCCTCGTCGAGGTTTTACAGCTTAAATAATCTTTATTATTTATTGTGCTATACCTCGTACCTAACTTGAAGAACAATTTCACCCACACCATATGGGGCCAGTAGTCCTTCGTCGGTTGTGATACTGGTTATTAGAATTTCTGTAGTATGCTTGCCCGGAGTGTACTCAAGTACTTCATTAAGAGTAATTACTGTCTCCACATCTTCTAATAGAAGTTCTAATTTTTCTAGAGGGTCTTCCTCTTGTACGTACACTTTTAGTGTAACAGTGAGGTGCCCCCACTTAAAGTCCCCAGGTAGATACTCTCTAGTTTCGGATCCCGGTACTACACAAATGTAGGGCCAGTCGTTTACTTCATCCCAGAATTTTAGTTTTGTAGATATATTAGCGGAATGAACTAGAGAGTTATAAGGACTAGACCCATTTATTAATGCTAGCTTTTCAGCCAGCACCTTAGCAATTGAACTTCTTGATGACATAAGGGCCTCTTAAATACTGTGTGCGATTTTTAAATTCTATAGCCATTATACGATAGACTAAAAATAAAATCAAGTATATTTTCTTTATACATGCACTACTTTCATTCTAGCTTTTGTAAGATTAATAGCTATATCTCTTACAGACTTATCAATTAGACTTCTAGGGTCTCGATCGGGAGTACCTTGCTTATACCCTGGCTGGAACGTTTGGTAAGGATACTTCATATAAGTTAAGTAAGCAGTTAACTGGACTTCCTTATTATCATACTGCAGAGCTGTTAACCTTACATTATGTGCAAACCTACCAGACCTATACTGTAACCTAGGTGGGTACATATTTTTTTGTATACTTCCATGTAAGGCTGTCTGGATTAAAGCACCTAACTTAGACACAGAAGCAAACCTACCTTTTAAGTCTTTAAGAGGTGTATTCTTCTGCTCTTCTGCGAACTTAGCTTTTGTAGTGTATCTACCTTTTAGGTCTTTTAAAGCTTTATGTTCAGCAACATATTGGTCTATACTCTGAAACTTACCGCTAGAGGATTTAAGTTGCTTAACGCCAACAGTAGATGTTACTGGCTTACCTCGTAATATTACGTTTGTTAAGTTATCTACTACTTCTTGCCTTAAGCTCTTTTTTGTTTTAATATCAGCTATGTTTTCAAGAACCTTATCAACTATTCTTTTTACAGAGATTTCAGGAGTTTCCTCATTTACGTCTATACTAACTAACAAGTCTCCTAAATTATACTTGGAGTTCTTTACAAAAGCTATCGTAGTTTCCAGAGATATACCACTACGCAAGAACTCCCTATATAAAAGAGCGTCTACTTGTTTCTGTAGCTCTTCTAGTGTCATCGTATAGCTCTATATAAGTCTAGAATACGCTTAATATGCGGTGGGAAGTCAGAGTTAGTAATATATTCAATAGATACGCTACCAGAACTCTTTCTAGGTGTAGCCTCTTTCTTAAGATAATAATCCATTAAGTCGTATAACGCTAATTTTAGGTCCGCTGGTACAGTGCTATACCCCGCTTTATATACTAATTTATAAGCATTTGGTGAGTCTACAGTATCAGCATTAAATAGTATAATAACATCTTTTGAGTTATCTAATACATAGTCTGTATATACTACTAATGGTGTATATGTCTGGCCATAATCACTGGAATAAGCTGCAGAAGTAATTGATACTATAGGGAACTCTTCTGGTGCGTAAGTGGTATTACCACCATTATAGTACTCGGTTTTATCTGTTGTGAAGTAGTCAACAAAAGTCCTAGCACAATATGACTTTACTAAAGTACTAACGCTGGCTGCTAGAGCTTCTAGTTTATCATCCTTATCTGTGCTGACAATTCCTGAGGCTAGCTTGTACTCATCTAGATCAAACAGTAAGCTCATCGTTCTACCACCTGTATTTGAAAAGTTCTATCATCTGTGCGGTTTAGACTGGTTACAATACGTACTCTAATTGAGTACGTATTATTTAGTGTTCCACCAGACAACCAAATTAGTACGCATGTATTATTAGTAATTACTGTACTACTATCAACTACTAAGTCTGTAGGCGCCGAACTTACTACAGTAGCAGAAGTAATAGTTTCACTAGTCTGTAAATAGTCTTCTGCCCCCGTACTATTAGTCTTAGCTTTGAAGTCTACTAAGTAGTCTAGTACAGCATTTGGGTCTTTCTTGAATTTCATGTACTATCCTTGTGTAACTGGAACTACTCTTGTGTCTTTATGCACTGTTATAAGTCTAATTTCTTTACTTATAGGTACTAGTCTATTTTCTTTTTGAATAGGTATTACTCTATACATTAAAATCTCCTAACTTTAATTATTCTAGATAGTGGAGTAGTAAGCAACTCCACTATCTTAGTATAAAATAGTTTAGTTCTGAATATCCTTGAGCTAAACAGTTTACTGCGCATCTAAAGTTACCGAAGTTCTATTGTTATCAGAATCAAAACCTACTACTATACGCTGAGTAGTACCATCTTGGGCTAAGTAAGTTTCTGTACTAGAACCTACTCCAGCAGTCTTGCCTACTACTGCTGCTAGTATAATCTTGGACATATCCCCCAAGGTTAAACCACTTTCAATATCTGTAGCTAATATAGAACTAATATTAGCATCTAGGTTATTAAGTCTAGAGTCGCTACTTAGCAGTGTAGTAGTAGGAATTGCAGCTACTGTGGTTTCTTTTGCTAGTACAGTAGAGCTCTCAATACCGCTTACAGTAGCTCTGGAACTAATAGTAGCATCTAGGTTATTAAGTCTAGAGTCATTACTGAGTAGCGTAGCTGTAGGAATTGAAGCTACTGTAGCTTCTTTAGCTAGTACAGTAGAACTTTCGATACCACTTACAGTAGCTCTAGAACTAATAGTAGTATCTAGATTATTAAGCCTTGCATCGGTACTTAATAGCGTACTAGTAGGAATTGAAGCTACTGTAGCTTCTTTAGCCAGTACAGTAGAACTTTCGATACCACTTACAGTGGCTCTGGAACTAATAGTAGTATCTAGATTATTAAGCCTTATATCTGTACTTAGTAAAGTACTAGTAGGAATTGTGGCTACTGTAGCTTCTTTTGCTAGTACAGCAGAGGTTTCAATACCACTTATAGTAGCTCTGGAACTAATAGTGGCATCTAAGTAGCCCGCCTTAGTAACAGTGTAACCCTGGGCAGTAAGACCTGCTTGAACCTTAGATGTTACTTCAGCGATATCCCCTGTAATAATGTTAGAGCCACCAACAGTAACTATATTATTTACTACATGGTCTACAGCCATAATAATAGTTCCGCCAGTAGTATCTATCATTGCTATAGAAGTGCCAGTATCTCCGTCTACTCCGTATCCACCTGAAACTACTAGAGGGGCAGAAGGGCTAATAGTATTCTTTAACTTAAAGTCATACCATTTATAGTTAGAAGGGTCAGGTGCGAAGGCGAATCTACCTTCGTCTCTAATACCTTCTTCGGTGAATAGCCAGTACGTTTCATAAGCATATAGCTCTTGCCAAGTAATAGTACCAGTAGATACCTGTACTCGTAACGTGCCATCAATAATTTCAACGCCTGTAACAGTTGAACCAACAATAGCATTTGTATTGTACACAGTATCCACTACCTGACCAACTAAAAATGATATAGCCGGAGAGGTGCCTGTAGCAGTTCCAATAACCTGGTCTATAAGTAGTGTTGCTGTTGTACCAGGTTGACTCATTACACGAAGTCTAATCTGTCTATCTGCTATATAAGGTACACTATCTGTCCAAGTAAATGGCCAGCTACTAGGTATAGCATTGTACACCTCTGTACTAGATGTTAAGTCATATAGTTGTACCCTGGAACCCGTGATGCCACCCGTAAGGGTGACGCTTTGGTAAGTTTGGGGTTCTACAATGGTGACACTTGGCCCGGTGTTTACATAAGATATTCCAGCAGGTAGTTCAACTGTGACTGCACCCCCAGAAGTATTAGTAAAAGTCACAATCCCACCAAAGTCAGCATCCGTCATAGCGTATGTGCCCGCGGCTGTAAATCGCACAGTGATGGTGCCAATGCGCGGGGAGAACGGGCCAGGTGTACCGAAAGTAACAGTACCACCAACTAGTCTACTAGTTCCCCAGTCTATATAAGAACCTGGCGTGAATACCCGGCCAGTAGACTGAACGAATGTAATACCATCAGAAGTAGTCCATGGTTCGGTAATGAAACTTTGCTGTGATAGGTACTGCCCACGGTCATAAATGTCTTGAAGACTATGTGAGGAACTTAGGCTTGTTGCACTACTAGTAACAGTAATACCAGTCATTGCGGCTGCGGTAGCTTCACTAGCAACAACGTAAGGATTAACCCGTAGTTTTACACCATCATCAGTTTTTGAAGTCAGGGTTTTTGTGGCGCCATCAGAAAAGTATCCATATTTTCTGAAGCCGTAGGTGTGTGGTGCATGATTTACTAGTGACCCAGCGTACCCTGTACGTTTCTGAACGATGATACTTTGTGTTGGTATGTTGCCGTATGCATCAGTAATAGTATTTACAACTTCTGTACCACTAGCATTTGTAGCATATACCTTGACACCCGCTATTGGGTTGGTACCATTATTAGCGTTTAGCCCCCACTCATATTCCTTCTGGATAGACCCGGTAACATAGGTGTCTACCAAAATCGCGGTTAGGTCAGCTTGTGTGTTTATCAGACGAAGCAGGCCGCTGAACTTTGATGAATCATTAACTGCCCCGTAAAGATGAACAGGGTAGGTGTTATCAATTAAATTACAGTTTTTCAGTACGCCATCATAGTTATATGCAATCCGTAACCCTTGATAAGATGCGTAAATAGTTACATCATCAAAAGTAACGTTTGGCGAATACAACCACAAAGGTAGCGGAAGACCCTGGCCGTTCGTGATGTTGCAGCGAGAGAAAGAGCCAAGTATTGTACTGAACAATGCAAAACCGTCAGAGTCAACGTTTGATTGTAGAAAATCGAACTTATATGGAAGGTAAAATGCCGCTGATTGGGTATTGGGGACAGGTACATTGTGCAACTTGCTTTTCAGCGTTGAACCATAAACGTACACATAGCCTGCAAGGTCGTCCCACTGTGCACCGAAGTTAGCTCCGTATCCACCAGCCGATGAATCGGCCCTTGTGCAATACTCAAGCAGTATTACACCGTTTCTCGTGCTCTTTGTTTTGGTTCTGCGCCCAAGAACAACAGCAGTGTTAGCTGCGCTGGCAAAGGCTCTCGGAGTTCCATAGATGCCAAACTGCGCATTGTTAGTAAACTGAATTCCTGTTTTATTTGTGCCGTCACCAATATATAGGCAATCTGAGAAGTAATAGGTATTGCCGGTTAGAGTTACGGCACCCCAACCACCTGCAACTGATGCTGCATAAATATCGGCATCTGTGCCCAACAGCCCGTATTGGCTGGTGTTGTCCGGCGTGATTTTTGTAACACCACCCTGGAAATCAGGTAGGTAAAACGCCTCCACCGTCCAAACTGTAGCAGTATTGGAACTTACCCATCCGACAGCTCCTGTACCGGTTCCAGTATGTATAAAAATACATCTACCGATATCTGCGTTAACAGTGCGTGACTTACTAGTGTCCGTTAGTGTAGTTAGTGTTCCTGAGCTGGCAGTACCACTTTCGACAAACCCCAGCAGGACGATCTTGTAAATCGCACCAGAAAGTATTGTTCTTGTTATGGTTAAAGCCATAGGTTAGCTCTAATATTTAGCATGTATTTCTCCATACAAAAATGGGAGCTTATAAGCTCCCGTAATCTTCTCTATTAGTACTAAACTTAATGCTAATAGAGAAGATTGGGTCGAAACCCAATCTTCTTTGTTACTAAGGTACCCACCTGTTACCTTTACTTAGGTTTTCAGTTGCTGATAGGTGTTGTAGGTTAAACTCACAGTGTAGTCCACATACTAGACTACCTTGAAGTGGAACTATGTGGTCTACATGATACCCCTCTGGGCATGTTTGGTAAATTTCTTTTATAGTTACCAAGTTTGCCCAAATTGGGGTTGCTTTTAATCTGCTAGCTCTGTACTTTGCGGCTTTAGCTTTAAAGTAACCTCTATTTGTTACAAACCTTATACTGTCGTATACCTTTTTATCTAGTTTATGTTGCTTAGCGTACTCTACTTGTTTTAATAGAAGTTGTTGTCTATTTCTAATGTAGTATGCTCTATGGTAAGCTTTCAACGTCTCTAGTTCTTGTTCTGAAAGCTTAGCTCTACGTTCCTTACGCCCTCTTTTGTATACTTCTGAGGACTGGTCTTCTTTTACACAAGTATAACATTGTGTAAATAATCCATTGTTAAGATTTGCTCTTTTTGGAAAGGAGCTAAAAGGCTCTACACTTCCACACCTAGAACAAATTTTTAATTCTTTCTTACTCAATAAATAAGTTGTCCATCTTTCAGATGCTTTTTTATCTTTGGGGGAGTTAAATAGCTTAATTAAAAATACAGATGCTTTTCCAGCTGTTGCATACCCTAAGTGCTGGGCTAATTCTAAGCCAACTAAACCTTTAGATAAGCCATCTATTACTTTATCTACTGTTATACCTTTTTTATTATAAGGCACAACATACTTATTCTCTTTAAATATGACTTCTAGTACTTCTTTTAAATTCATAGTGGGTCTACCTCCTATAGTAGTAAAGGCTAGCCGTGTAGGAACACAGCAGGGGAGCTACCCTTTTCGCCTTATTAGTTTAAATGGTTAGCTAATTAAGCAATCCACTTGAAGCTACAGACTCCAGAACCTTCAACACTGGAGATTTGTTGGAAGCCAACACGTTGGGAAGCTACGATTAGACGTTGCTGATTCTCAACGGAGTAATCAGACTCAACACGTAGACCCTTATAGCGACCAACTAGGAAATTATTTTGATTAACTACGACAGCCCCGAATTTCGTAGCAGCCTTAGCTTCGAACTCACCACTTAGGATAACCGGAGTATTAGCAATAGAGCCAATCTGACCGCTTAGTAGGGTAGCACGAGTGCCAACCTTATCCATAGTTTGGAAGTTAGTGTCTTCTAGTAGGTCGTAGTAAACTTCGTTAGAAACGATGTATACTAGCTCGCTAGGATTAAGACCACGGGTACCTAGGGCACGACGCATGGATAGTAGGTGAGCAACAGTGGCTTTAGAAGCTACGGCTAGCTGAACCTGTTCACCACCAGCAGTTGTGTATAGTGTGGTATTAGCAGTTGTGATAATGCCCTTGATAGGGTCAGATCCAGCACCTGCGCCACGTAGAAGCGCTTTGTCCCATGCTTTAGCAGTACGTCTAACAATAGCATCACGGATGATTGGTAGAAGGGGAACAATACTATCATCCTCTTCTTCCGTACCAAGGAACTCTTTGGTAGCTAGCTTATATGCTGTTAGGTTGATTTCCTTAAGCACGTGGTCTTGTGCGGTACCACTAGATGTAGCTGCTTTGTAGCCACTTTCTAGTACCCAGTTGGCATAACCAGCTTCAGGGTTTACAGGTAGACGCATAACAGGGTTATTCATGCTAATGTTCTTATTAAAGATCGGGTCAAGAATAAGAGCGCGACGAATTTCGTCCTGCATGTTAGTAGATACTTCTAGTTCCCAAGTAGCACTAGGGATATGAGCACCGTACTTCTGTACTAGGCCCTGATATAGACCAGTAGCGGTTAGGCCCTTGTTAACAGCCTTAGCTAGTAGAACGGCAGACTCTTTCTCTTGATAGGTAACTTGGTCACCCGCGGCTTTTTCTTGGAACTGAATCTTGCTCTTTTGTAGAGCTTCGATTTCAGTGGCTTTTTCTGCTAGAGCAGCACGTAGGTCGTCAACAGCTTTTAGGTTAGTAGCTTCGACGTCTTGTAGGCGCTTTTCAGCATCGGCAAGTAGGCGCTCGGCGCCGGATTTGCCAAGTTCGATTCCCTTAGCAACAGCAGCTACAGCAGCAGCGTTAGTAGCTTCAGCAACTAGTTTGTCAATTTGTTCTTTATCCATAGTAATGATTCCTTCATTTTCTTTCTCACTAGATGAATTAGCAAGATCTGTATCTTGAGCTTCCGTATTTGTGAGGATTGGGGTAAACTGCTTTTTAAATTCTAAGTATTGCTCTTGGTCTTCAAAAGACTTAGCAACGGAGAAGATTGAATACTGATTAGCAGGCACAGAGACCACACTAATTTCTAGCAACTCTAGGTCTTTAATTACAAAGATGCTAGAAGTACTGTCGTAGTCCGCATCCTTCGTGTAGAAGGAAACACTAAATGCTTTTAGGATACCTTCTTTGATTAGTTGGTAGATTTCTTCAGATGCTTTAGAAATACGAGCTGTGATCTTCAACCCTTTGGGGTCTACTGAAAGTTCTGTAGCTAGGCCGATTGGTTTGCTGTGATCGTGGTAAGCTAGAATAATAGGGTTAGCTCTAAAGTTATCTAGGCCGCCTTTCTGCCAAGCTTCCGCTAGTACTACATCACCAACTCTATCCTTATCAGTAGTGTTGGCGTATCCTGTAATGTATAGTTCCTCTCGGTCCTGTACATTATCATCGTTATTATCCTCTAGGGCTTTAATCTCGAAGTTTGCTACTAGTTTAAGGGTTTTGTTCATCTTTCTTGGGGGCTCCCTCGCCCGGTGCTGCGCCTGCCGCTGAGCCTGCTATATTTGCAGGTACTCGCAGTTCATCTGCGTCTGGCTTTGGTGGGTAGCGTAGTTCCGTTCTAGCCTCGTTGGGAGCTAGAACTCCTCCATTTACTAGAGTAGAGTAATAGCTGGCTGAATCTCGCATCTCTGGTTGTAGTGCTGAGACTCTACTTGCTTCATGGGCAAGATTATAGCCCAGAAAACGTTCTAGTGCGCTATTAACCATAGTTACTAGGGGTAGTACAGTCTCTAGATAGAATAAACGTAGGTTAGGTTGGAGGTTGGCATTATTACCCGAGTTTAATAGTATCTCTGGTACACCTAGAGATACTAGAATTTGTTTCTCCTTGAGAGTAATAGAGGCCTCGAAGTCCAATTCGCGGAAGTTTACGTCTGAAACCTTATCAAGCTTCAAACCGCCATCTAGAATAATAGGCCGTTTGGCACCTTTATTTGGGCTATACTCACGTGACCAGCTCTCCACCATGCGAGCCTTAACTTTATCTCCGAGTACATTCTCAGAAACAAGTACTAGTCCTGGCACAGCCCCATTCTTGAAGAAGTTTGCCTGGAAGGATAGCATACTAGCGCGAGTATTAATACTATCAGCTGTAGACTTTAACCTACTAGTTCCACTATAGATTGATGTAGCTGAGTTATCACAGATGTGAATAATCTCGCTAGGTAGGAAAGTAGTGGTACCACCATATTTATAACCCTTGACGTAAGTCAGTTGGTCTGTTAAAATCTCTACGTTGGCTGCGGGAAGAACATATAAGTAAGCACCATCCCAGTAAATAAAGGCATTACCTTCTAGAACTAGGTCAGTGTATAGTAGCCTACGGAACTTGTGTATGTCTATATAAAGATTTGGTTGGTAATTTAAAAGAGTATTTACTTTAGTTTTACGAATATTATTAACTACGGCTGTGATAGGTAGTTTCTCTGTAACATCAACGTTGAAACTAGCAGCACCGTTAACGATCAAGTCTACAGCTCTACGAACAACTGGTACGTTATCATATGCTTGTGCGTAGTTATATGAAGGCTCAGGGTATATAGAACTCCCTTCATCTTGAGCTATCAAGGCTTGAGCGGGGTTAAGTTTGCTGCGTATATAATTAGATAGTTTTTCCAGCATTCTTATCCTTTTGAATCTTTACCCAATTCGCCTGCTTCGCTGCGGTGTGCAGCATAGGCTTGGGGCCGTAAATGCTATGGAGCTTAGCGTGGTGTGCAGCACATAATGTTACGCAGTCCACATACAATTCTTGCTGATGTTCGGCTATAAAGGCGTCTCTGTGAAATAGCACATCATCTACATCTTTAATCTCAGTACCCGTTGCCTTCTTCCAGGCTTCCCAAAGTAGTGTTACTGATTTGTAGTGATGTAATTCTAATGGCTCTGTAGCCCCACAAATCGCGCAAACCTCACCATGCGGGTATCTTGCTTTGGCTTTATCCCGAACGTACTTTACTTCTAAACGTTTCAATCCAGTGTTGGCTGCCATGCTCTTCTACTTGTAATTTTCTTGCTCGTAAATTTTTATCATAAGTGCCATTATAGTCTTATAGAAAAATAAAATCAAGCTCATTTTTAATATATGCCAACGTTACTACGATAGCTGTATAACGCATAGCGAAGCGCATCCGCAACGTGGGAAAACTGGTCATGAAGTGGTTTCTCACGCAATAGACTTGGTGAAGGATCCCAGCGGTACTGGTCTAGTGCTGCTAGCGTATGTTTACACTTAGGACTAACAACTAGCTTACCTTGCTCCACAATTGCTTGAACATAGGCGATACCATCTAGAACTGACTTAGTAGCGTTAGTAGTAGAGATATCGTGATTCTGTGCCCAGTCGAAGCGAGTCTGCTGTGCTGCGGAATCAATAAAGATTACCTGTACGTCGTACTTACTTTCTAGCTCTTTACATACAGCTGCATGTTCGTCAGTTGTTCTGTTTGCTTCTAGATACTCGTCTACAGCATAGAACTTCTCACCATCAAACGCTAGAACTAGCATAGCGGTAGGGTCCCGGAAACCAACGTCGATACCCATGATATGTTCCATTCCGCTAGTATCAACTTCAACTACGCTAGCATCGGCATCGAACTTGTATACCTGATTCTCGAATACGCTAAAGCTAGCCATGTATTCCTGCTCGAACTTGGCTTTAGACATAGTAGCGCGAGCTTCTTCAATATCTTCTTCGTTTGCGCGAGGATTCGCTCTATAGTCTGCATGAACTGAAGCCCACTTAGAATAGGCCGGTAGGTCGGAGAACCCGTTTTCCCAATACTGAGAAAACCAATTTAAGCGTCCACGTGGTGTGGAGACAAAAATAGCTTTAGAATTAGGTTTATCTAGGGTAGGCCTTAAAGCAACTTCGAACGCCTCTTTACCCTCAGTCGTTAAGGCCGCCTCGTCAAAGAGAATGAGGTCATATGAACGGCCAACAACTGAGTCAACTTGTGATACGGAACCCATACGGATGCTAGAACCATTAGATAGTTCTATCATTCGGTCCTTCATATTATCACGACTCACTTCTAGGTCAAATTTCTTGATCAGCTTACGCTGCTCTTCAAATGAAATACTAGAAAGGGAGTAGTTAGGAGACATGATCAGTACCGCACTTCCAGGTACTAGAGTAATTACTTGTGCTATGATGTTAGAAATTGTAGTCTTACCAACGCGACGAGATACTGCAGCAGTAACGAATCTATACTTAGGGTTATTAAGCGCATTAACTATTGCAATTTGAGGTGCATTAAGAGTCATGCCTAGTAATTCTAAGTACTTATCAATAGGAAGCTTAATAAAACGTTCATGTGCTGAGAACTGTTGAATTTCTGTACTGCTGATATCGGGTCTGGATACTTTTATCATACTTCGAACCTATTACCTTTAATTAAATTCTCACTAGCTAGAAGATGCTGTAGATTGAACTCACAATGAAGACCACACACTAATTTACCTTGAAGTGGAATTATATGGTCTACATGATACCCCTCTGGGCATGTTTGGTAAATTTCTTTTATGGCTACCAGGTTTGCCCATTTTGGGGTCGCTTTAAGCTTTGAAGCTCTGCGTTTCGCACTATAAGCTATATACAGGTGCTTGTTACTTTCATAGTACTCTTTAAAGTATTCTTTATTTGCTGCGTAATATTTTTTAGAGTACTCTTTAAAGTATTCTTTATTTGCTTCCCTAGAGGTAGCGTCGCAGCCTTTACAGGTAGACTGTAATCCATCTTTTGTACTATTACTGTGACTAAATACTGATGTAGGTAGCACTTCACCACATTCTGGGCATAGTTTATAGCCAACTAGACATAGTAAGTACCCTGCCCAATGTCTTCCATCTTTATCTAGCATTATATTAGGATGTGTATTCTTTAGCCCCTTGCTAAAATTAACTTTATTAGCATAACCACAGAAGCTATATAACTCTGTTGGCTCTAGCTCTAAAGCAGCTTTAATAAAGTCCTTCCAAGTTATATCTAATGGTCTATTCTTACCCCTCTTAGGCAAGAATATTTCACTAATACCAAACCGTTCAACTAACGCAGCGTAAATCTCTTCTACTAATTTATCATCAATCATTTTTGTCCCTCCTATAGGACTATGTAGGTGGAGGCTATCTAGTTAGGAACCTAGAAGGAGTTGCAACTCCGTGTCACCTCCGTTAATTATTCTTAAGCATTCGTAGGAACACTTAAGAATAATTAAAGGTTAGTAGGCTGGTGCATATAAATCACCGGCCTACTAAGTTTTTACAGTTTGGGGGCTACTAGGACTTCTACGTGCTCATAAAGAACGTAGTCAGTAGCAACGGCTAGAGTAGCGTTGAAAGTAACGTTGAAGTTGCTAGCAGTATCTACAGTAGTTGCTAGGAAACCACGAGCACCTAGGCCATTAGCGTTTACGCCAGTACTAAAGTTAACAGCAGCACTACCGCGGTTACCAACAGTAAAGTCGTATAGAGCTGAAGCGGTTGTAGTAGCAGCGCTAGATAGCCAGGTTCCTGCTCCACCCTTAACTACATAGGTCTTAGCACCAGCAGAAGAGTTCTGCGATCCAGCGAAGTTAATCTTGATGGAACCGTTAGCACCAACTAGTCCGCCAGCTACAGTAGCAGTAACTAGGGCAACTTCAGTAGTAACGCCAGTGTAGTTAGTTGCTTCGCGAGCATCTACGATTGCTGTAGGGGCGCTAGGAATAGTAGGAACGCCAACTAGCACTTCGTCGTATACAGTACCAACAGTAGTGCTAGACATTACACACCAATAGGTTCCGGCGGGTGCATCAGTATAAGCAGCATCAGCAGGTAGAGCTAGCCAGATACCACTAGAGTAGATAACTGGTAGAGCTGTACCTAGAGTAATAGCTCCATTAGGGGCAACTGAACCACTTGGGGCGATGCCGACGGGAATAGTAGACTGGGCAACTAGACCGATACCTTCTAGTCTATCGTTCATTAGTTCATCGAAAGCGGCTAGAGTACCTGTGAAGGTTTCGCCGGTTTTGCGGTTAGTGGCACGAATGTTTTCACCACTAGTAGTTACAGTAGTCCACTCGTATGAATTTCTAAAAATTGGGAAGCTCATTTATTTCTCCTTAAATTAGCCTTAGTAGGCTAGTAGTTTTTAATTAGCCTAACAGTTTTCCAAGTAAGTCTGAGTAATTAGGCTGGTTATTGTTGATTTGAATATTGGTTTGCTTTTTGATACTAGAACCTTCTTTAGCTTTTTCGTATTCCGTAATAGCCTTTAATTCGTCCATACGCATCTTATGAGCTAGCGTCAGCAAGTCTGCAATATCTTTAGTACTACCTAGACCAGTTTCTACCATCTCAGAGAGTTTAGTCTCGATAACCGAGTCCATAACTTCTGCTATCTTATCCCTATTTCGGTACCCGCTACTTAGGTATACGTGGTCTAGGTATCTTTTAACTTCGGGCTTATTTAAATATTGGGACACTAGAGTATCATGTATACCTAAACGCCTAGCAGTTTCAGCGATTGACTGAGTGCTAAGGTACACTTGCATTATTTCTAGAGACTCAGGGGAGATGGGAACTATTTCGTTGGTTGACATGGCCTTCTTTTGGTAGTAGAATTTTTAACTGTTAGTGCATTCTACAATAATACGAATATAAAATCAAGCCTATTTTTAACTAGAACAAACTGACAAGATTTACAGTTTGGGGTCAGTACAGTACAGTACAATATATTCTAGTTTTGATAAATTTTTTAATTTACCGCGCGCGGGGGTGCGATAGGGTTACGGAAAATGAAAAGTCTGATAACCGCCCCCCTGGAAGTGATAAAAGTGAAACAACTGACAAAATCGCGGTGTAGCAGGTGTCCGCGATTTTGTCAAGCGTTTTTTACCGGAATAATATATCGACCAAAATTTGAAAAAACGAAACACGGCGAGTCTTATAGAAGTTAACCCGCTGATACTCAGAAAATGCAAGGATTTTTTTCATCTCATTCATCCTGTATTGGAAAGCCGATATTCTATCCGGCTTTCCGTACACTTTGCAAGCGGTTTTTATTCGTCGCCCAATAATTTTTTCATTTTATCAATATAAGCAATTGCCGCTTTTTCAGTTTTTAATTGCTTACAAAGTTTTTTGATTGTGGCGTAATAGGTTTCCTGTCTGATGTAATCGAATTTTAATCCCCGCACTAAAACAAAATAATTCATTCCATTACGACGAATTAAGAATGTATAGGCTGGCATTTTATTTCACCCCGGTTACTTGATCGTAATTCAAATATAAGGCTATGAAATCCATATAATCCTGTTTATGCTTCTTTAAATACTCCCATTGACTATATGGGTGAATTCGCATAACTCTACAATATTCTTTCCATAAGATAGGATAGAAGATTGGCTGTATTATTGAATTTTTCATTCTATTAATTCGCCAGCTTATTAGGCTGGCGAATTCCGGTTAATTAATCAATTCGTCCCATTGCCAAAAAATGCCGCGATGTATTCGGCATGCTTTCGCATGCTTTGCAGTTTCCCCTTCCTAATTGCCATATAACCACCTACAGACATATAACCTAGTGCAATGCGTTTTCCGCGTTTCTTGCTGTAGGTGTCCGCATTGCTGCATTGTGCGATGGCAAAGTGCAGAAAATCGCCGTTTTTACATGCCTCTCGAATTGCAATGGTAATGCCATAGGCCGGAAAATGAAAAACTTTACCACCAATTTCTGCGAACTGTTTTTTGTTCATGCTAATTACCCCAAAAAGATAAAAGAAAAGTTTTTACTGCCACCCCAGGCCACCCCAGGCCACCCCAGGCCACCCCAGGCCACCCCAGGCCACCCCAGGCCACCCCAGGCCACCACAGGCCACCACAGGCCACCACAGGCCACCACAGGCCACCACAGGCCGGTGGTTCCTGTCCTACTTTGCAACGAAGGCATCCCGAATTTGATAATCCCGCCAGTTATACGGCTTTATCCTCTCACGCCATTTTTTACGTTTGAGAATGGCTCTCAATATCGGCAACTCGTAGTCGATACAGTCTTCCAAACTTGTATGCGGCTCCGGTGGCAACATGCCACCGGAAAGATAAGACGCCATTACTTCGGCATTAGTCTGATACGTGCAATTGCGCAATTCCGTGGGCGGATTAATACAATGGTTATCCAGAATAAACGCGCGGTAAGCTTTCGTGTTCGCATAATGGCCGCAAGCAAGATGCCATAAACAGAATTGATCGGTAAAGATGGATAAGTCAATTCCGGTTTTTTGGCATTTGTCTTTGTCAAAAGCAAGATTGAAAGCGGTTACACTTGGAGAATAAGTTATCATTGCTTGCATAAGCCATTTATTAATGGCCGATACACTCGCAAGCATTCGTGTTCCATTATTCAAATGTTCCACGTAATTCTGATTCCGTTTCTCCAATCCGCGTTTTGTCCAAATTTCGTCTTTGGAATTAACATCAAAAAACAATTCTTCCACGCCGAAAATGCCCTTGATTAATACGGCGATTCTTTTATGAATTTCCCCATTTCTATCAACGATAATGGCGCCAAAATCAACCACGCGCCCCGATAGGGTAGTCTCGGTATCAACCAGCAAATACCATGCCTTCTTTGCCATTATTTCGATTTCCTATAAAAAAACATTACAATTAGTCCACCTAATGCGGAACCAGTACCGGCGAATATCAATTTGATATAGTCGCCGTCTAGCATTAACTTTGCATACACTCCAACGACTAAGGCATCAAATGCCGTGAACACGTAACTTGTAAAGAATGCCCTAATAAAGTATCCACGGGTTACGTTTAATTGCTGCGCAACTCGAATGCCTACACTTCCGGCAGTCAATAGCATAATTCCTAAGTATGGCAAGATTTCCATTGGTTAACCTTTACAGAAAAAATTGATTAATGCCGTGATAAAACTAAGACACGAAACAATCGCCACAAATATTGATAAGCGCATTTTGATTTCCTAAAACGCCGGGAATTGCCCCGGCGTGGATTAATTAATCAGCCAATTCCGGGTTTTCCGTTTCCACGGTTTCCGCGTCAGTCTCGAAAGATTCCATTGCCGCTTTCCGGAATTGAGCGTTTTCATCCAGCAATTTTTTGATTGCTTTGAGAATTCGCTTATTCGTCTTGGCGAGGCTGCTAACGTCATCAGAAACGGTGGCGGGCAGATAGGCGGCGATAGAATCAGCCAATTCCTCGCGGGAAATTACGCTTTCCCCCGTTTTTGTCAGATTTTCCGCTTTTTGATACAAGCCTTCCCGAACAAGCTTCATGCGGCAGGACGCGGCACTACGGCCCATCTTTGCCGCTACTTCGTCGATACGCTTATTGTCCCGGTTAACCGCATCCCATGCGGCCACAAGAGAAACAGTCTGTTCCGGCGTCCACGTCGGGGTTTTTTTGCTTTCGGCCATGCTATTTACTCCAAAAAAAATTGAAAAACGGGAAATCGGGTTTTTTGAAATAGCCCGGTATTAACGCCTAATTATTAAGCGTTAATGCCTGATTAGTTCTTACCGTGTAAATTTGAGCAATTGCTTACAGGTAGCATAATTGGATATTTCCCCATCCAATTTCCAACCTTGAATATTGGACAGTTCATCAAAACCGGAATAAATGCCGTGTCCAGACTCTACGTAGATCATTTTCTGGTAAATCCCGCAAGATTGACGAACTGCAAACCATTTACCATTAACCATTACTTCAATCATGATAAACTCCAATTAATTCGGACAAAATTATCCAATAATGCCGCCTATTAAAGCGGCATCTATTTGATACTCTCGCCGGAGAAAGCCGATTTTTCCAAATTTTTAAAGAGCGAGGGCCTGGCCAGCATGGCCCGGAGGCCTTGCCTTGCCTTGCCTTGCTGCTGTTGCTGTTTCGATGTGATGAATTATCCAGACTATGACTGACCCTGTAAAGCGTTTTTCAAAAAATTTTGAAGATATTTCAAAATAATTTTAAGTCTTTGATTTTAAAGGCTTTTTTCTTTCCGGCCTCTTTTTAGTCTTTAGACGTGTACGCGATAACACAATAATCAGCCAAGCGCAACAATTATTTTTTCATGCACGAATAGCACGATATTTGGCAGGTAGTCAAGCGCGGTTTTTCACTAGCACGAAAAACGCTAACGGTCAAATTTCCTGCAAAAAAGTGTGGTTTTTTCGCAACTGCCGTTTATAGGCGTTTTGAGGCGTTTTGAGGCGTTTTCCCCTTTATTGATAGCAGGGTGTAGGCCAGCAGGAGAACGTCGATTCTAGGATTTCTCTTTAGAATCAAAGACTTACAAGCGTTTTTTGCTATAGAAAAATTTTATTTGACAGCACTAGAAAAATACTATCCACCAGGCCGGCCTATGAAATTTTTTTATATGGCTATAAGTTTTTCTTATGGCTACCACGAAAAAAGTTTTTTGTAAATAACCCTCTAGAGTTATTGACAAGCCTACCGCCGGCGTGAGACAATGTGGATTTGTTGTTTTCCAGGAAGTTAGTGAGAATCATTCGCATCCATGTTTTTGATGTTTTTGATGTTTTTGATGTTTTTGACGTTTTTGGCGTTTTTGACGTTTTTGGCGTTTTTGACGTTTTTGACGTTTTTGACGTTTTTGACGTTTTTGACGTTTTTGACGTTTTTGACGTTTTTGACGTTTTTGACGTTTTTGACGTTTTTGACGTTTTTGACGTTTTTGACGTTTGGCCCTCCGGGCCAGCGCGGCTTCGCCGCGCCTGAGTAGTAAATCGACGAAACAATTTTAAGCTTGCCACGCGCCCCAGTGAAAAAGTGAAACAAGCGCAAAATTATCTACGCGCCCTAGTGCAAAATCGAAACAACATCAGTATTATCTCTGCGCCCGCCAGTACGAAACCGAGTCAACCTCAAAATTCGTTTCTAGTACTAGTCTGCGCCAATTATACTTCTCCACATCATGTAAAATCAAGGCCAGATTCCTGACCCCAAACTGAACTAACTGTAGCAGTCCCCCGCAACCCCAAACTGTAGCGACTAACCTAATTTCCGCGGTTTAGGGTAAAAATCTGAGGTTGAACAGGTTAGCGGTTTGGGGTAAAATATTAACTTACGACTTGTAAGTTATAAGTTATAAGTTGTAAGTTATGAGTCATAAGTTGTAAGTTTATAGAAAAGTGTAGTAATAGGAGAATTAAGAAATGGATGATAAAATTAAGCAGCTTGTATCTCTAGCTAGGGAACAAGGGTACACTTGGGGAGATATTGCGCAAACTATAGGTATCCCGGAGAGTACACTAAAGTACTACGTTAAAGCTAAAACTAAGCCCTTCTTTAAAGATAGTGATTTATATAAGAAGTATCTAAGTGGCGAACCTCTTACTATGGAAGACTCAGAAGAGGGGCCTAAGATACTGCAAGTAGATGTTTTAAGTACTTTAACAACTCCGGAAGAACAGGATATGTGGAACTTTTTATTCCCTAGAAGTACTATGGAGGAAGTAATAGCACTAATAAAGTTCTTTGTTAAAATACTTCAAGATCCAGTTATTATTGAAAAGGATCATGCTAAAGCGGTAGGTAATATTAACTATCTACTACTGGAATTAAAGGACCTTACTAAATCCTAGAAGTTTCTGCAGTTTCTGCGGTTTGGGGTAAAAACGCAAAACTTACGACTTATAAGTTGTAACTCATAACTTATAAGTCGTAAGTTTTGCGTTAAATTCCACTCGGCGCCCATTATACATCTCCGTATAGTATAAAATCAACCGCAAATTACTGTGCCTGACCCCAAACTGTAGTGACCTATGCAACACCCACACCTCAGCAAGTTCTCCAGTTTAGGGTCAAGATTCTGGGGTTGAGCAGTTTCTGCGGTTTGGGGGAAAAACCCAGCAGCTTACGACTTGTAAGTTATAAGTTATAAGTTATAAGTCGTAAGTTTTGCGCTAAATTCAACACGGCGCCTATTATACATCTCCACAGCAATAATTGTCAACCGTGTATTTATAAGCCTTACCCCAAACTGGAAAAACTGCTGAACCGTTTACCCCAAACCTCAAAAGTTACTAAAATCTCACAAGTTTCAAATACCCACAAAAAGTCACAAAAACCTCTAAAATGTCTTGGTTTGTGGTCAATTTGTCAGATTTCTACGGTTTGGGGTCAAGAAATGCAAAAAGCCGCTATTTAGCGGCTTTTTTGTTACCAATCTAGTAAAGAGCTTTTCTTGCTAGGGTTGGACTTATCCTCTAAGTTTGTTAGAGGTGTCAATGAAGGATCTAGTACATCAAAATCCTGCAAATTAGTAATCATGTCACGGTGGCGAATACTTGGTGAGAAAATCCATGTCTGCGTTAGCATGTGCCAGTAGAACTTGGATAAAAACTCCGACCCTAGTGGGTGGTCAGGTTTGAATACTCGCTTAATTGTTGCATATCCAGTATCTAGAATAGAACCGTTTTTGGTGGCTCTATTCTTTAGGTCCACTCTAAAGTCAAAGTCAAATACATCAATAGGCTCATGGCTAGGAGATTCAATGCCTAGCATGTCTTCATACTCACTATCTCCCATCTCCGTGTCGTAGGTTTTTTGAGCACGCTTTGCTTGCTTACCTAGTGAATCTAGGTATTCTTTAACCTCTAGAACCTCGGATAGGGTTTTACCTAAAATAGCGTTAGACATTCCAATATGGTCGTGAATCCAACTAGAGTACTTAATCTGGTACTTATCTCTGTAAGCAGCCATGATAATAGGTACCGCAGAAGAGTGTTGTGTATTTTTACTTTGTGACACTACGTAATCTGAGCGGTTGTGCGTAGCTAGAATCCTGTAAACTAGGCGTACTTGCTCTGTAGTATAACCTCCTTCTAGGACTTTAGATGTACCTAAGAAGCTAAAAAGTTGCTCCATAGAAAGTCTAGTATTTTTATTAATTTCTATAGTAGGGCGTGCTGCCGTTACTACTGGCTTAATGTGTGTTAACCAGTCTTTATCGTTAGTCTTAATTAGACTTGGATTTTCTAAAGCCGCACGTAAGAAGTCTACTTCTAGTGAGGCTAGGTTACTTTGCTGTTTTGAATTACTCTGCTTCATTTTGTTTCCTTTACTGACTTGGTTTGGTATTATTTTAAGTGGTAATAAGAACTTACAAACCACAGTCCTCACCCACTTACATCTTAAATAATATTTTACCCCAAACTGTAGAGACTTTCAACCTCAAAATTACACACTAGATAGCACAAACTTTATAGGTTTGACCGATTTTTCCAGTTTGGGGTCAAAAGCGGATTAGAAACCCTTGCGGTTTGGGGTCAAACTGGTTCTGCGCTTTTCTGACCCCAAATTGTAGAAATCAAAATTCCAAAAAGTCGAAAAAACCTAAATATATCAAGAAATTACCTTTCTAGGAATTAGAAAGGGCTGGAGAATATTAATTTAACATTTCTAGAAATTCTTTTCTCTAGAAACCGCTTGAGAAGGGGTGGCTCAGTTCGCTTAAAATCAACGGAAAACGGTAAAAACCCGAAACATTCTTATTTTACGTCTTTTTTTCTTTGATTTTAATAATTACAGCTTCGCCCTCGTGTACAGATGCGCTTGCTTTAGACTTTATAGAGCAGATAGGCCTTTTATCCATGGTGAAAAAACCTATCTGCTGTTTCTCTAAAGCAGCGCATCTGTCGTTCTGTTCCTAACATTATACACTCCTGTCACTACAAAAACAATATTTTTTTTTCTCAAGCAATTTTTCAGTGTAGAAACGATAGCAAACGTGGACCCCAAACTGGGAAAACCGTAGCGAGGGACATTATCAAAATTTATTTTTCGCTGTTTTCGCATTTTCCTACCACATCTAAATCAGAAAATCTCACCTATATTTTTATCGGAAAATTCGCTCGATGTTCAAGTGTATTTTTTCGCTTCATTAAAAGTCACCCCAAACTGGAAAAATCGAGAGTTCGACTAGTTGTATCCCACCCCAAACTTATCAAACTGCTTTAACAGTCGAAACCACCTAGAACCAAAGAAAAAGCCCTAGCTACAACAGCCAGGGCCAATCTTTCTAGTTCATTTAGGTTTTCTAGTGAACTAGATTTTACAGTTTAATCACCTTTTACGGTTTGGGGAAAGCACTCTTAACGGTTCCAAGTTAAAGATTTGCAGTTTGGGGTCAGTAACACTTTCTAATTCCATTTCTATTTCCATTTCTAGACCTTAAAGTAGTTACGAATGAACTCTAGTCGCTCTTGCTCACCCAAGACCTTAGGCATTTCTAGGAGCATTTGAGAGAACTCTTCGTCAAGAGCTAGACGACGGTTAGAGCGTGCAATAGCTTTAGACTGTAGATACCAAGGTGACTTTAGCTTGAAGTTAACAGAACCATAGATGCAAAAACCCTCATGCCTAACTTTCTTAGATAACTCTAGTACCTCACCAAACGTAGCCTGAAAGTACTTAGGACGCTTATATCCAAACTGTCGTGCTAGTGAGTCTAGCTTCTTTTCCTTTTCTAGATAAGAGGTGTATACTAGTGAACCAGCGGTACGGTATCCTAGTAGATAAGCTCCTTCTAGCTCAGGAATAATATGAGGATCTTCCGGCGCTACAATCTCAAACAAATAAGTAACACCATTTAGCTCAGGTAGCCCAGAATCTCCAATGTAACGCTTAGCAATTTCAACGTACTTAGAGTCGAAAGAACCAGTAGTCGTTACTAGCCACGCTTCGTCATGCCACGTAAGAGCTGCCATAAAACCGTTAATCTTTTCAACTGCTAGTACAACTTCGTCTAGTGGAACTTTGGTATCATTTTCTAGATAGTTGAAAACCTTGGTGAACGGGTTTACTACTACGTTACCTTCAGAGTCAACAACCCGCCCACGACACTCAATTAATTCATCGTTCCATAGATTGTCCCAGAACACTCGCTTAGAGTACTTAAGCATGGTCAATCCGTTATGTTCTTTCTTCATTACTAGTGGCTTCATTCTCTTGACCCCAAACCGTAAACTTCTAACTGTTGAATTGGTAAACCGTAAACTTCTAGTTGTGAAATTGGTTAAACTTGCGTATTGTTAAACTTATGTTCTAGTAAACAGGTGCGCTAGGCTTAACAGGCTTTTTGCACAAGACGGCATAAACAAACCTACCCCAAAAATCACCTAGCATTGATTCTGTGTTGTATTTAGAATTATATAGAAAAGCAGTTTTATTAGCGATATGTAGCCGCCAGTCTTCTTTATGTAGTTGCATTGCATTACTACCTATAGTGCTATAGCGCTCCCACAAACCAGCTTCAACCTCTTTTATTACTTTAAGTGCATTACGTCTACGCTGCAAAAAATCTTTAATTAGTTTCATAGTGAATAGCCTCTTCACGACAGCTAGGAAGTCCTAGTAGCTCCATAGTGGTAATGAGGGAACCACAAACCATCTGATCTTCAAAGATGCATCCACCACAGTAAGCACCTTCTACTGCTTTAATCTTAACTTCCTCAGTGTAGGATGGCTTAACTTGATACTCCATATTTTCTATCCAGTTAGGCTCATCAATATCAGTCCAACCACAGCCATTATGCCTATACTGAATCTTAGCCCCGTTAAGCCAAGCAATTACTAGTTCTTTATGCTTCTTCATTGCGTTCTCCATTCAAAGAAATAATTATAGAAGGTTTTACTAGAAAAGTTAACCCCAAACTTAAGCTCTTAAGTTTTAGAGGTTATGAAACAGTTCTGCAAATGATAGCACTTCTTTAGCTACTAAATCATGAACTAGCGCATCAATTTCTAGATCACAAAACTCATCAGGTACTTCTAGGGTAGCGTAGTCATCAGACTTATGGCTCATCTGACCAATCTCATTGTAGTAACACCAGCAACCATCACACCAGTAATAAATCTTAATCATCTCTTACCCCAAATTGTAGAAAGTGTTAATTGTAGAAAGTGTTACTCAAGCTCTTGATAGTTAGCTTTCATTCTAGCAACAACTTCAGCCGGAACACCGTGTACACTCTCGTAGCTACCTTTACACTCAATGATCTCATAAGGAAATCCTAGTGCAACATACTTAGCTAGTTCCCAACGCTTAATAAAGGTATTAGAGACAACTACGTTGTGCCCTTCTTCTAAGTGCTTTCTAGTAAGGTACAAACACCAGCTATGTGCTCTACCAATCTTAGTAGGCTCAAACTTATAGTTACCTTCTTCATCTTCAAAATACATATCAGCTTCTAGATGAACAGTAGCTAGCCCTTGTTCTAGTAGTTCTCTAGCCTTTGTAGACTTACCAGAACCGGGCACACCGCGAATTAAATATAGCATTGGTTTCACCATTTAACTTGAATAGTTTTAGAAGCATGAAATACTTTGACAATAAAACCCTTTTCATTTAGAAAATTAATTGTCCGCTCTCGTAAAGATGCATCCTCAATACGAACATCACGCTGCATATCACCAGACTTATCGTATTCAATGCTGAGTAGCAAACCTTCACAGAACCGTTGAACATGAATCTCCCTAACCATTTCAGCATAAGTTTTTTCAGGTACTTTGGGAGAGTTACCAGTGAAAGTATCTTTCAAGTCTTTAATAAGTAGTTTAAGGAATTCCATTTCGTTCTCCATTCAATAAAGTAATTATAGAGTATTTCGTTAAAGCATTCGACCCCAAACTTTAGAGGTTGAAACTATTTAAGAACCTCAAGTAGCTTTTCTTTCTCCCAAACTACTATATAGTTCCCAATCTTATCGTATAGTCTAGTAATAGAGGGGTAGAATGGTTCGTTGTTATAAACAAAGTAAACCCCTTGAGAGTTCATTACTAGCATTTCTCCTTTATTAGGTTTATACCTAACCTGCTCTCCAGCCTCATTGATAATGTAAATCTTAAACTTCATCTTTCTTCTCCAAAACGTAAATGTACCCTAGAACACAATCAGGAAGTCCTAGACTGAAAACGAAATCAACCCTAGGGTCTTCAAAGTGGTCACCAACCATAGATGAGCAGCCAATACCCATCAGGAGGCAGCCTCCACAGCTATTCCTACCAGAAGGCTTTGCTACAATATTTACAGTTTTAATCATCTTTCTTCTCCAGGATGTAAATATAACCGTCATGACAGCTAGGTAGTCCTAGATTTACTAGGAAATCAACATCCTCATTTGAACAACCAGGATAGAGCTCTCTAAGACACCCAGTACAAGTGATAGTTTCGACAGGTTTAGCAACAACAGTAATCTTAATCATATGTAATGCTCCTCAGCGAAATAGTCTTTAATCTTTTCAGCAACCTCTGCTTGGCCACCAGGACTATCCCCATATTTATTATATAAATAATCATTATCGAGAGTGATAGGAATGTAGTAATTAAAACCACCTTCATACACTATAATAAACCACTTGAACATACCGCCTTCTTTAACTATACGGTACTTATACTTCCTACCATCAACCAGAATGCTTTCCACTTTTGTTCCTATAAGCTATACCAATAAAGTAATTATAAAGTAATTAAGTAGGTAAAGTAAGCTTAAAATTATAGCGTAGTAATGCAAAAGCCCTAGAATCCTAAAGAATCCCAGGGCTTATCTAAGTCTACCTCAATCTACCTCAAATTTATTACCTTTACTTAAGTTTTCTTTAGCTGTTAAATGTTGAAGATTAAATTCACAATGAAGGCCACACACTAAGTCATGCTGTAACGGAACTATATGGTCTACATGGTACCCAGAAGGGCACGTTTCATAAATTTGTTTTATAGTTATGAGGTTTGCCCAATTTGGGGTCGCCTGTAGTTTAGTTGCTCTACGCTTAGCATTTCTTGCATTAAATAGGTACTTGTTATTACTATAGTACTCTTTATGCCTCTCTTTAATAAGTTCAGTATTAGCTTGCCGGTAGTATCTCTGTCTATCTAAAATATGGTTTTTGTTACCTTTGTAATACTCTAACTTACAGGATTTACATTCAGAGTGTAAACCATCTTTCTTTGTACTATCTGGACTAAAATTAATATACTCTAGCAACCTACCACAGGAACAGCAGTGCCTCTTATGTACTAGTGTAGGGAGATATAATCTCCAAGGTCTACCACCTTTTTCTTTTATTATATGTGGGTATGCTTGCCTTAAACCTCTACTAAAATTAGTAGCCTCAGAGTAACCACAATACTTATATAGCTCTTCTGTACTTATTTCTAAAGCAGCTTCGATAAACTCTAGCCAAGTTATGTCCTTAACTCTATTCTTTCTATACTTAGGTAAGAATACTACTCCAACCCCAAACTGCTCAACTAGAGCAGTATAAATTTCTTCTATCATTTAAGACACCTCACTGTGTCGTAATACCTGGGCTAGGTCTGTGAGTTGACCAGGGGAGCTACCCTTTTCGCCCTTAACTATATAAATTCTTTTAGCTCACAAACTTATTATACGACACGCTAGGTATAAAAATCAAGTGTACTTTTTAATAAGTAAAGCCTCAAGCCCATTATTTCGTAGGCTTGAGGCTTTGGGTTAACAGAAGTTCATTGTACAGTAGACTCTAGGATTAGTTAGGAACTCTGCTAGGAAGTTAGCATCTTTAAGTGCTATGGTTAACTGTTTGGGGTCGTGTTCCTCACCCCAACCGTAGAATACACCGAATGCTAAGTAATTCCTAGAAATTTCTAGGTTACTACTATTAGTGTACCAATTACTATTAGGAAGGTCTAGATAAATATCTTCCTCATCTTCCATCTTAAACAAGTCAACTATACTTTCCATAGAGTCATCAAACTCTAGTACTAGAAGTAGTTCAGGTCGCATTCCCATATCATATCCTTTAGAGGTTATTGCAGTTTGGGGTTGTAGAGGTTACTTTACTCTTTCTCTTCGACTTCAGGTACAGTCTTTAGACACTTCAAACTATAGCTCTTTAGGTCAGCTCTACGGTATGTGTAGCTTAGGGTCATAGCTGCATCCATACACTGAACTTGGTTGTCAAAGAATTGAGTAGGCACTTGATAGTGTTCACCACTAGATAGTGTTAGTGCTACGATAAATACTACGCTTCCTAGCATTACCAGCTCACCTTTGCTTCATGGTCTCTAACCTGAGAAACTCTGAAACCCCTACTAGTAAAGAAGACGTCAACATACTGTTGAAGGAGTTTATCGTAGACTGCGAAGGTAGAAGAGAAAGACTCTACCTGAGCTTCTATAAGTTTTAGTGCCTTCGTACAGAACTTCTCATACTGAGACTTACGCAGCTTTTGTGCTAGGTTCTCTACAGGCTGCTTCTCTACTAGAGAGACTTCTTTACCCACTTCTGCTAGCTCAGCTACTGCTAGTAACTCTTCCTCAGATACGCGCAGTTCTATGGTTGCGTAAAAACCATAGGTACACACATTATACTCTTGCTTTAGACCAGTAATTTGCATTATTCAATCTCCAGTTTTTCTTTAAGCTCTTTAAGTTCAGAGCCGGTAAAGCCCCAAATCTGTAGTGTTTCGTCATCCCATAGACTATTGGGAATATTATTACTATATTTCAAATTTATTACTCTTAGTTAGGTTTTCTAGGGCAGGTAGATGTTGAAGGTTGAACTCACAATGAAGGCCACATACTAAAGGATTCTGTAAAGGAACTATATGGTCTACGTGATAGCCATCAGGGCACGTTTCATAAATTTGTTTTATAGTTATGAGGTTTGCCCAATTGGGGGTTGCTTGTAGCTTAATTGCTCTGCGTTTTGCAGCATATGCTGCAAATATATGTCTATTCTTTTCACAGTACTCTTTAATACGGTCTTTATTAGATTCTCGCCACTTTTTGTTAAGAACTCTATAACGCTCTTTATTTGCCTTATAATAGACAACCTGTAGCGCATTTTTACTAGCCCTATTAGACTTACGATAAGTGGCGTCACAATTTTTACAGCTAGGTCGCAAGCCATCTGTATTATGGGTATTCCGGTTAAAGGTTTTTACAGGTAATATTATCTTACATTCACTACATCTCTTATAGCCAACCAAAGCTAGAAAGTAGTGAGCCCACTGTCTTTTACCTTTTTCCTTTACTATAGCACTATGCAATGTTTTTACACCAGTACCAAAGTTGCTATTAGAATACCCACAAAACTTTGGTAGGGCCATTGGTTCTACCTGTAGAACTACTTTAATAAATTCTAGCCAAGTAATGGTTCTAGGTCTCTTTTTACCTCTCTTTGGTAAAAAGACTTCGCTAACCCCAAACCGCTCGACTAAAAGGTTATAAATTTCTTCTTCAATCATAGTGTAGCCACCTCCGTGGCCAAATAACTGGGCTAGTCCTTGGAGGAGAGGACAGAGGAGCGACCCTTTTCACCCATAACCTGTAATTATACGTAATATCTTATTAGCCTTATTATAGGCTACAGACTATTATATAATAATCATACAGTAAAATCAAATGTAATTTTTACTCTACCTTTAGTTTTTCAAGGAATTCCTTAAGCTCACTTCCTTGGAACCATTCACTTGCTACTTGTCTCCCCCAATTAGATTGAGGAACACTCCTAATAAATTCTAGCTCTCTAGCCGAAAATGTGCTAGCATTTAGAATATAATCCTCAAAAGCTTCAACTAGCATAGGCACTGTGGGCTTAATAAGATCTAGCATTGCTTTAGCATAAACTTGAATTTCTTTCTGGGCGTGAGAATGGAGTCTTAGCTTAATATAGTGTAGTAAGTTATGTGCGTCAATTTTCCAGTACATTTCAGTGTACAGATTAACTGGCAAAAGACAGCGAGCTAACTCCCTAGACACTCCATTACTGATGCTAGTTTGATATACTTCATAAGCATTGTTACAGGTATCCTTTAGATCAGTAATAAATGAGCCATCAACTACACCTGCAGAACATTGCTTGTTAGTTACGGATTGGCCCCTAATTTCATCTGGGATATAAAACTCTTCACCCATTACTGAGTACCTAGCGGATACTTCATTAATGCTGGCAGTCCTGTGTCTAATATGCTGTCTAGCAATGAATATAGGCATTTTTAGGTGAAACTTGAACTCAACCATTTCTAATGGAGAAGTATGTTTGTTTCTAACTAAATACCTAATCAAGGATCTATCCTCTAGCATAGTTTTAGTACCTCCACCATAAGACACTCTAGCAGCCTGTACTATTGCACTATCACTACCCATAGAATCAACTAGCCGGACAAACCCATGGTCTAATGTGTTAATTTGCATTATTTTCTACCTTTTACTTCCTACTCTTTAGTCTAGTAAATACATCTTCATTTCTTCGATAGCTTCTACTAGTAACTGGTACTTAATCTCAGGTACTAGATACGCATCATTAATAATTTCTTCTAGTGCTTCAATAAATTCTTTGTTTGTCATTTTAGCCAGTTCTCCCATAGGTCTTCAAAGTTGTTAATAGGAATAGTGTTAACGCCTTTCCAAGTCACAGAAGGCTTTTGTTCTGCTTCATATAACCACCACTGTAGCCAGTCAGCTTTTTCAGCTCCGATAATTTGGGTTAGTAGCTTCCACAGTAATTCCTCTACTTCAGTAGGTACCGTGGAGATAATCCAATTATCTCCATTAAGTAGCCTTAAGGCTGAGTTAACAGCATTCTGTTTAGAAGAGCAAGAGTTATTAACAGCTAGGAATTCTAGGATTAGTTCTTTATTAGATGAAGTCATAGGTTGCTTTAAAGATAGCTTTATCGCAGATATATTGCTCACCTGCGGTGCCTGTCATTAGATAATCACCAGGCTTACCAATAGCATAGTTACCTTCTAGAGACTCAACGCGGAACTCCTCGTTAATTTGAGCTGCATGAACTACGATAGGGCGTTTCATGCAAGGCTTAGCAGTTTCTAGTTTGCCGAAAGTAGGAAAAGTTTTCATAGTAGGTTTTCTCGCTTCAGAATGTTTTTAATTGGTTTAGGAAGTTCTTCACCAGGAGAATCAGCATTAATCCACTCATCGTCTATAAGGATATAAATCTCAATATCAGGAGTAAAGCCAAGTAACTTGCCAACAAAACCCTGAGAGTACGTTACTGCTAGGATGCTGCCATTATCAGAAATTTTATACGATACAATCACGAAAGTGCTCCAACAATGAAAGGACCAAAAACTACTAGTGAGGCAATAACTAGCATAATTACTAGAGGTAAGTAATCCTTATTCACATAGTTCTCCATATAACTCTCGAATATCTTTCTCCCAAACAAACTTAGGCTTTTGCCAGAAGTAAGTTTTAACTTCAAACCCCAAGTTACCACTGGAATTCGCGTACCAACGTCCAGTAAGCGTTACCTTCTCGATAGTATCGTCATACCGTTTAACGAATACTTGCTCACACTTTGACATAGATATAACCTTCTGCACATTTAGGTAGGCCTAGTGTAACCAAACCTTTAATTAAATCGTGACAGCGCGTCTGATTGCTAAATACGCAGCCATCACAACCATAAGTTTCCGGTACTGCTTTAATATTAGCAAATTGAGGCTTAATACGGTATTCAGTATGGTTACTCCAGGATGGATGATTATCTTGAACATCGTACCAAATATTATCGGTTCTATACTGAATAGTAGCACCATTAGCCCAGGCAATGATTAGGTCTTTATGTTTTTGCACTTCGTTCTCCATTTAAAGAAATAATTATAAAAGAATTTGAGGAACTGTTCGACCCCAAACTTCAAACTTCAAACTTCAAACTTCAAACTTCAAACTTCAAACTTCAAACTTCAAACTTCAAACTTCAAACTTCAAACTTCAAACTTCAAACTTCAAACTTCAAAACTTCAAACTTCAAAGCTTAAGAGCTTAAGAGCTTAAGAGCTTCAAAGCTTAAGCTCTTAGTGGGGCCGAACTGTTCAGTTCTTAGCCTAGCAGATTCTTACGAACTTCTGCAAGGCTGGTTTGCTTAACTAGCTTACCGTTAAGGAATACAGTTTCAAGTACTCCTAATGTCTCTTCTAGTTCAGTTTGCTGATCGTATAGAACAAACTCACCATCTTCTAGTTCAACACGAAGCAGACCCTTAGCAGACTTCTTCATACCAGAGTCAGTTTTAGGGTTCTTGAAGAGTTCTCGGCCAACACCATTAACTACAGCGTAGGTAGCCTTCATAGCAAAGCCAAAGGTATCACGAGTGTTCATTTGGTACGTGTAAGAACCAATACCAAACACAATGTTACCACTAGCAAAGCCCTTGTTAGCTAGACCTTCTAGGATTGCCCTAGCACGAGCAGGAGTAATAGAGTCACCATAGATAAGACCAACGTGCTCATTTACTTGCTTGAAGCCATTATCAGTAAAGGTTCCACCAAAGTTTTCCCACAGTAGTTGAACAGCACCTTTGAACTCAGGAGTACCAGGTTCAGCACTACAGTCACCTACAATGATTTTAACAGGATCCCCGGAGTCAGGGCGAAACACTACCTTGGACATGCCGAAGGCATCACGGCCGCGGTTAAGGATTTCTTCCTTTAGAGAAGGTGCAATAACAGTTAGCACTCCCCACAGGTCCCAAGTATCGGATACGATACTAATAATACCAGAAGGGTACACTTCAGTAATAAGACGCTTGAAGGTAGCAGCCTCATCAACTTCTCCACCCGCTGACATAGTTGAGTGCTCTGTAGCTGGAACAGAGGTTCCAATAAGTTCCTGCTCAGCATTAGCGAAGTAGAAATCCTCAAGGAAGTCAATTGCAGGAATAGTATCCGTTCCTACGAAGGAAAGAAGGTGAGCAGCTCCAGAACGTCCTGCTGACTCAGTTCCATCCATACCACGCATTGAGAAGTCGTGACCCTGAAACTGGACAAACTCGCGAGGCGTACCAGTAATCTGCGCATACTTGTCAAACAGCTTACGATACTCAAAGGCGATAGTTGCGTTGGTACAGGTCTTCCAAACTTCAGAAGAGAGGTAGGTCTCTAGGTAGTTAGTGAGCCAACCGAATTCAGAGTGGGTGTTAACTACAGTAAACATAGGTACACGTAGGTTAACACGAGAACCTTCGGGAAGGGCCTTAACCTTGATAGGTAGAAAGCCAAGGTTCCAAAGCGCTTCAATGTGCTTAGTATCAATAGGGCCAATGCTAGTACGCATACGGCGATTGTACTTAGCTACAGCTACGTCTACAGGCAGAGAGAAGAACTTTTCTTCCCATTCTTTCTGTAGTTTAATCAAAGCCGCTTGAAGGCCGAAGAAGACTACCTTGTCGTCGAATTGACCTTGGAAGTCCTTGAAGTTCTTGGCCGAACGAGCAGTCCAGTTAGAGTAGACCTTTTCAGTGCCTTCGGGGTACTGAAAGATGTGACCAGTTTTGTAGAAGTCAGTGTTAGTTGCGGGATTCATAGTTTTAGTCCTTAATTCATTTCAGAAAAGATATTTTACGCGGAAATTGGTGCAGATTCAAGTGAAAAAATATGCACCTCAACTTCCCAGAAGACGCTCTCGAAGATTTGGCTTAATACTAGCCTATCTCCACCACCTAGACCACCACCAATGAAGGGCATGTAAACCGGAAGTTCTAGAGTTCTAGCAATAGTAGCTACCTTTGCTAGTGCATCCTCTACTGCTCTATAGTCAACGTAGCAGCGATTAGGATCTCTACCATAGTACTGCTGTGTGATAGCGTTACAAAATACCTGCTCTTCTAACTTGACTATAGAGACCATACCTAGGTTCATTACCATAGTTAGGTAGCCATAGTAAACTTCTGGATAGCGGTCTTTAATAACCTTAGCTACTCCAGAACCCATAGTACGTTGTGCATTACAGCCGTGTACAAAGATACAGGCCTTTGGCAGGCTGGCGAATACATCGCCTTGTTCGTAGTGAATCATACTTCTACCTTGAGTTGTGGAGATGTTGCAAGTACACTCATCAGAGAACTTATTGCTACCACAAGCACATTTAGGATCAAATGGATCCCTCCCTTTATAGTGGCTCATAGAGTAGTAATCCTTTCATCCTCAAACCAAGGGTTAGCACAGTAAATCGTCTCGAACAGGCTATAAAGCTCATTGAGGCCCTTAGAGAAAATTCCGTGAGTCACATACAGGTCAATAGGATTATCAACCTTAGCTCTAATGGCCTTAGCTAGCTCAGTAAAGGTACCCCCCCCGTCACAGATATCATCCACAATTAGTAGGCGCTTACCTTTTAGGTTAACATTACCGAAGTTAACCTCAGTACCTGTAATTTTACCAGTTACTGGGTCGCGCACTTTACTAGCAGTAATATACTCTAGGTCTAGTGCTCTAGCACATGCAGCTGTCTTTTCTACAGCACCTTTATCTGGCGCTACTAGTACGTAGTCAGAACGCCCGTCAATGAATTGGCCTACTAGATGCCACTGAGGGATTACTTCTAGACGGTCGATAGAATCTTCAGTAACCTGGCTGTGTACATCCATAGCAGTTACTTTGAAGAAGTGCATCGAGTTGATAATAGCAGCGAAAGCCCTAATAGAGAGTGCTTCACCAGGAACGGATACTCGGTCTTGGCGAGCATAAGGAACGTAAGGCATGTAAAGCTCGATTAGGGCTTCTGGTACTTGTCGCTGAATCGCATCTTTAATCATTACTAGATTAACTATTTCAGTCGGTGACTGAAGATTAGCACTAATAGTGAACTGCTTAACGTACTGCATAGCAGAAATATCTAGTCGAATAGACACCTCACCACCAGGGAAGATAAACTGTTCGTAAGGAATTTCACCACCTTGTACTGCATAAATTTTAATCATTACATTGCTCCAAGTAAGTAAAGAGACCTAGCAGTCTCTTCTCAATATTAACCTTTCCAACAGGATTTTGAGAGTGGACGTAGAAGTCAAACTGGTCTTTGTGATTATCAAGCATATAGTCAATAAGCCAATTAACGAAAACCATAGACGTATCCTCACCACCCAAGTCATGGTCAAAGGAGATAAAGGCTGGCATACCTAGAGAAAGTACAGCAGCAATAGCCTCTTGAGAGGTACGACTGATAACCCAAGTACCCCCATCATTAGGTGGGTACCGCTCATCATCAATAAACAATTTGTACGTCATTACATTGCTCCAATTTTACGCCAAAAATAGTAAGTATGTGCGTCACTAAGGATATACTTACCTTGGCTCATAGAATAATAAACATGAAGGCGATTCTTGCCAAGAAAATATTGTGTACGTTCAATAAACTTACTAGATACTTCAATCATCGGCCCACTTCCAGAAACAAGAGTTGTTGTCGTTAGGGATGAGGAAGCTGCGAAGTTCGTCCTCAGTGTACACACCAGACCACAGTGCGTTATTGAGTGCCTCAAATTCTTCTAGGGAGATTTCTTCATTCCCTAGGTGCTCTGCAAGTACAGCATCAGCTTGACGCATCAGCTTAATCATGATATCATTCATCTTTCTTTCCTTTCCCAATCTCAGAAATAATATTGTACCTCTAAAAGCAAAAACCCACAAGCGCGAAATCTTGTGGGCGTTTTTGTCAGAGTATCTCTGAATCTGCGATGATAATGGACTTAACTAGTGGTGACCTGACAATATCCTGATGTGTGAACTTAATAGTATCAAAATCTTCAGATAGCTTATCGGCCAGGTGCATAAGGTACTCGTGACTAGAACCCTTAACTAGGTCAGTTTGTTTATGATCTCCTAGAATAATTAGCCTAGAATTATCTCCTAGTCTAGTCATAACCGAGTATAACTCTTGCCTACTCATATTCTGATACTCGTCCAAAATAACTACAGCATTACGCCAAGTTGCTCCGCGCACAAAAGATGTAGGCTCTAGTAGAATAGACCCTCTGTGCAGTAAGCTCTCCCATGCAGTTCCAGAGTCACATAGGAAATTAACAGCGTCAGCATAGATTGCAAAATAAGGCTTAGCCTTATCCTCAGGTGTACCAGGGAGGAAGCCAATATCGCGCACACTAACAGTAGACCTAACAAAGATAATCTTATCTACTTCGTTTGAGAATAGAGACCGCAGACCAAGATACGTACCGAGGAACGACTTGCCTGTACCAGCACTTCCAGAGCAAATTAGGTTCATATCATACTCTAGGTATGAAGTGAACATCTGCTGCTGTGCATAGGTCAAAGGCTTTATTGACCTTAGTCCTAGGTTATCTTTTTGTTTATACGGACTAACTTTTTGCTTCTGGGGCTTGGCCATATACTTTTGGCTCCTTTATGCTACGCTTGTTAATCTAAATCAAACCTATTGTGCTTAGTAAGGTTTTCAGCTGCCGGTAGGTGCTGTAAGTTAAATTCACAATGAAGGCCACATACTAGTGGATGTTGTAATGGAATTATATGGTCTACGTGATAACCTTCTGGTCGTGTTGCGTATATCTGTTTTATCTTTTCCTGGTCTGCCCATAGTGGGGAAGCCTGTAGCTTAGTAGCTCGGCGTTTAGCATTATATGCTGCAAATATATGCTTATTGTTTAGGTAGTATTTTTTATGCTGCTCCATATACTGCTCTTTATTAGCTTGTTGGTACTCCCTTGCTTTCTCTAAGATAGACCCTTTATTTTTCTTATAGTACTCTCTTGCACATTCTCTTGCGCATTCTTTGCACTCTGTATGCAAGCCATCCTTATGCGTACTAGTATAACTAAAATTAGTAACCATTAGTACGTTGTTACACTCTGGACAGCGCTTATATCCAGCCAAATATAGAAGGAAGTGAAACCAAGGCCTACTACCTTTTTCCTTTACTATACTAGGGTGTGCTCTCTTTATACCAGAGCTGAAGGAGCCAGTATTAGCGTATCCACAATACTTATATAATTCCTCTTCTTCTAGTGTAGCTTTGATAAAGTCTTTCCAAGTAATGGTTCTAGGTCTCTTTTTACCCCTCTTAGGTAAAAATAGGTTGTCGACCCCAAACTGCTCAACCAACACGGCATAAATCTCTTCAACTACATTATCTTCAACCATACTACAGCCACCTCACTGGCTAGTTAACTTAGGCTAGTCCCATGAGGGGGACAGGGGGATCAATCCTTTTCGCCTTAATTGTGAAAAAAGCCAGACTAGCTGGCTTTTTTAATTCTTTTGAGTTTCTTTGATTAGGCGAGAAACTCAGTAACAACACCGCAGTTTTCGGCCTGCTCTTGCGGAGCTTGGGTGCTTATCCAAAGAAGGCACTACCGCCTATTGGTCCCTGGAGCACTAGAAAGAACTACCTTATACAAAATTCAGTATGCCTACTAAAAGTTGTAGCAAGGGTAGGTCTAGTGCCTCTGCGTTTTCAGTTTTGGGGAAGCAGGCAACCCTAAATTGTAGAAACTGAAGAGGTTGGGCAAAAGGCGGAAGCTCTTAGGATACATACCTACCTTCCTTATAGTATTAACCCCGTTACTTCTATTCTACCTACCTATTATGCCATACCTACTAGACAAAATCAAGTATATTTTTCAGTGCTTAAAATAGTCATCACTACCTGGGTCTAAGGCTCTAAGAATCATTCTAAGCACAGGCTTAGTTACTTTAGATAAGCTCTCAACTTCTTCAGGAGGACACCTCAAGCTACTAGCAATGTAGTTAATGATATGCTCCTTAGATACAGGAAGCTCACCAGTCTTAGTTAGATAAGGTGCCCTAGTGTATAACCCTGCTGCTGTGAGCACAGCTTTAATCGTCCTAGTAGAAACAGAGAACTTCTTTCTTAGGAAGTCAATGTTTTCCGTAGTAGGGTCGTCAGCGTACTCTTGTTTAATGAACTGTTTATCTTCGGGTGATAGTGGCATATTAGTTAGCAAAGTAACAATCCATCACACGAATGTCGTATAGCACACAAGGTGTGCCTATGTGCATAATAAGCCCACACTTATGATTAGGTAATAGGTGAGAGCAATCAGGTACGTCTAGAGTAATATGGACAGAAGGAGGTATCCCGCTTCCACCCGGGGAACTGCACGATGTAGTATTTGCTTCCTTGGTCTGCGTCATTTGCTGCTTCTCCACGGTAGTTAAGTTTAATTAGAAAATAATTCATTGCTTGGGAATAGGCATAACATACTTAATGCCACCTCGATCAATGAGTAAGTATTCGTAAGGCTCATAAGTTTCAGAGCAGATAGCGTCCAACAGATTAGCGATAGCTTCTTTCAAGTATTTAAGCATTTTATACAAACTTCCTTTCTTCGTTAGTAAAGGTAATACGTCCACCACACTTGCACGTATAGGTGCTGCCAGCGGAGATTTTCTTGTGAGTAGGGCCAGCAATTTCTAGCGTTTTGTGGCAAGAGTTGCAGAAGTAGATAAAGCGAGTCTTAACGCGACGAGTAGCTACGCTAGAAACATCATAGCTATGATAAGTACGTGGGTCGTATCCCATAATTTCCATAACGTGCTTAAACTCAGGCCCGTGGTGCTGTTTAGCCTGAGGGTACAGCTGATCGGTGATAAGGTGAGCCAGCTCATGAGCAATAGTAGTCTCAAAGCTATCGGAATTCTCCAGTGCAAGAATCTCGTTGAACTCAACACGGTGCTCGGAGTACCAGGCTTTGCCAGCAATAGAAGATTTGCTAAAGAAGGAGATCGCAGGAACGCTAGTATTTTTCAGCTTAAAGGTCTTGCAAGCAGCGGCCCAAACTTCATAAACCTTAGCAATTACGGCTTCTTTGTTCATCTAAGTTCTCCTAATCAATAAAAGAATTATACAGAACTTAGCGACGACAAGCAACATCAAAGATATAGGTACTTCCGCCATTCCTTGGGCTTTGGCCGATGAAGCTCTGACACGTGTGCGTATGCTTTATGCTGCAGAGAACCGTTAACTAAATTACCTACTAGGTAGGTATCTGGGTCTCCTTGATAGTTAGTATGACAAACGAAGAAGATATCCCCGTCTTCGTCTGCTACGGGTTCACCTAGCTTGAACTTTCTAGTCTCTTTCATAGCGTCCCTAAGAATTCTATTTTATGTTTTTAGAATAGTTACAAACTCTCGTAGCTTTTCCAACTCATGTTGCAAGTCTAATAGTCCACCAGCTAGCGGCGTATCGTCTGGGTTATACATTATATTCTCCTATGAGTTACAGTTAATTAAAAATCTTACTTGGGATGATAGCCCTACTAGCTAGCACATAACCATCTATGAAAGATACTAGTGACTGTAGCTCTAGACTTACTTGAGTATTCTTTTCAGTTAGCTCACTAATCCTGCGGTTTAGTAATATATTCTCCATAGTAAGGCGCTCAACTTCATCTTGAAGATTTGCTACTTCTAAGTCATGCATTTTTCAACTCCATATAGTGTAGAAACTCGTCACACTTTAAGTGGTGTGACTTAGTAACTGTAGTAACCTTAATAAGTCGGCCAGTACCGCGCAGTACAATACTTATACTGGGATTGGATACACATACTGATTTATCGATGTTTAATAGGTAGAGAATCTCACACAGCCTAGAACCTAGTGCCATACTTAGAAGTTTAGCACTAGTATCCGTAGATAATTTTCGTTCTCGGTAGCGCTCTACAGCATGTTTAGAAAACTCTAGGTTAACCCTAAAGCGGTTAGATAAGGTCTTCCCTAGAATCTCTAAATCATGCATTTTTCAGTTTCTCCATGAACCAGACTTTAGCAGCTTTAGATACTTCACGATTAACTTCTTTGGTTTCTAGCAGAGAAGCAACGATAACATCTGCTTCCTCAACTAGAACGTCATTAACTACCCACTTCAAGAACTGACCAGTGCACTTAACGTCTAGTTCATCAATATTTTCTAGGCCCTGGTTGAGGCGGTTTTCAGTTACAGAGTTTTCAACGAATTCCTGCAAAGAAGCAGCCTTCTCGGTGTCTACACTAGCCAAGACCTTAACCTTGGATGCAGAGTGCTTTTCACCCTTAACCTTAAAGACTAGAGTAGGATCACTCTCGCAAGTCCATACAACACCTTCACCAATACCAGTAACACCGAAAGCTTTACCTACAGGACATTCAGCCTCAACCTGCTCAGTAATAGCAATAAGGATATTTTGAACAACACCCGGATTTTCGAAGTCGATCTCAGCTTCAAAGCTAGGGAAGCTGTTGATGTTGTAGATGCCAAAGTCTTGAGCAACATCTAGGGTGAACTTCTGCCAAACACCATCAACCATAACTTTGAAGATAACAAAGCGCTTGGTTAGCTGGTTAAGAGCAATACCTTGCTGGATATTGCCACCACACCATTCACCGAAGATAGCTACCTCGCTATCAGGATTGAATAGTGAGAAGAAGAAGAAGTTCCAGTCAACAGTAGAAGCCCAAATAGCAAAACCGGCGTTATCACTAGTAGGAGTGATAATACGTTCACGAGATTGGAAGTGGATAGTGCCATCAGCATTACGCACAACAGCAGCGTTGGTACCATGCAATTTCACAGTACCTTTGAATTTGAGAGTGGGAGCCTTGCGAGTACGGTCTACGATAACATTACCTTCGGCGTCAATGCCAACGAACTGGGCCTGCTTGCGCACGTGGGTAATAACATCGCGGAACTGCCCGATTTTGGGGAATTTGATAAATGCCATTCGTTTAGTCCTTTATTGAGTTAAGAAAGATATTATAGTGCGTTTTTAGTGTAAAAACAAGTGTAAAATTTTACACGTCTTTATGTGCAGTATAGAAAGTAAAAATAGCGAATACTGTAGCAAGGCTAAAGATAACAAGAGGGTTTATTTCTGCAGCTACCTGAAAAGCCGCGTTATAGATAGTAGTAATAATAGCGAAAAGCTGCCAGTTTTTCATTTGTTTGGCCTTTAAGTAATTTCAGAAAGGATATTATAGTGCGTTTTTAGTGTAAAAGTAAGTGTAAAATTTTATGTCTCTTCTCGCTACTCCCTGCGCCTAACCACATAAATTCAGGCTTGAAGTACACGGTACGCACGCGTATAATATCATTTCAATATGGAGAAAACCTATGAATTATCTATACAATCCTACGCTATATAAGGTATTTGCTTATGTAGTGCTAACCCTGTTGTACCCACAAATTATTCTAGTGAGGTTATATGAACGAATCAAATTTGGTAAGCCCTGCTCTTTCAGCTTTTGAGAAGATATATGGGCCCAGACCTGTAGACCCCAAATTTATGAAATATCAAGAGTTTTGGGACTTACAATATAAAGTATTTGTGAGTGGCTGGCAAGCTGCTTGTAGATACCTTTCACCCTGTTAAGGAAAAATATGAAATATCGTATATTTAGTGATTTACATCTAGACTTTGACTATGCTAATCGAAAACCATTATGGACCCCAAAGCGTCTAGATGAAGACTCCGAAACTACTCTAATCGTTGCTGGGGATATTTGGACAGGCCGTAGTATTATTAATACTGCCGACTGGCTAAATGAAATGTCCAAGCGATTCAAGCATGTAGTAGCTGTTCTAGGAAACCATGACTATTGGGGTTTCCATGATTGGCGTGTAGCGTCTGAAAGTCTAGACATGCTAGTAAACGAGAATGTATATATTCTTGAGAAAGAGTGGGTAGACATTGAAGGTGTAAGAATTGGGGGAGCTACTCTATGGTCTAGCATGGATGAAGGTAACCCTGTTTCAGTTATTCTAGGAAAGGATTATACAAACGACATACGTTATATTAAATGTATGACTACTGACTCCTGGATGCAAGAATATAGAGATACAATGGATTGGATTTCTAGTAATGACTTTGATATCCTAGTAACTCACTTTGTTCCTAGTCGTAAGTTTACCCACCCTAAGTATAAGCATATAGTGGAGAACTGCATGTTTAGTTCTAATGCAGCAGAGCTACTAGATGTAATCTACAGGGTACCTAAAATTTGGCTATTTGGTCATACTCATGATAGCTACTGTGAAGAGTACCTAGGAACTAAGTTTATTTGTAATCCTAGGGGTTACGGTTTTGAGAATATTCATTTTGATGAAAGGAGCTTGTATGCAGCAGCCTAAAAATCGTGGTTGCGAGTATTGTTACTTGTTTACTAGTGCTAGTACAGTATGTTCTACCTGTACTAATGGCAGTAACTTTAAGGAATTAGTAGAGTCAACAGTAGCAAAATCTTCGTTTACTACTAAAATTTCACCTTTAACTATTACAAACCCCTACCCAGGAATTATTACAGGCAGGATTCCATCTAGTGTACAAGCAGTCACTAATACTCCAAAAGCAAATTATGAATTGCCAGACGATATTAGTAGCTTACCTACTATAGACAATACGTTACCTGTGCTAGATGATACGGTTTTAACTAAGTTGGCTAGTGTGAAAAAAGGAGTAAAGCACGACTCCGGTAAGCTAGATTGGACTTTAATTCCTTGGAAGCAGCTAGAACCAGTAGTAGAAGTACTAGAGTTCGGAGCTACTAAGTACTCTAGAGATAATTGGCAGAAAGTAGAACGTGACCGCTATGAGAAGGCTATTCTTAGACACATTGTATCATATGTGTCTGGGGAGAAAGAAGACCCCGAATCGCAGAAATCGCACCTAGCGCACGTAATTTGTAACGCTCTATTCTTAATGTGGAACGATGATAAATAGCCCTTGTATTAATAAATGTACGTTAGTGGAAGGCTACTGCATTAGCTGTCTTCGTACAACTGGTGAAATTGCTGCTTGGCTTAACTTCTCTGATGATGAAAAGTGGTGGGTAATTGAAGACATTCAATACCGGAATTTTGTGGTTGATAGAGAACCTAAGAAACTGTAAAATATCTTTTCTGAAATGGAGAAAGCCATGAAATCTTATATTCAAGCATTAGCAGTCGAGCGAGAGAATACTCAAAAAGAGTTGAAAAGATACTTTGCGGATGCTCTTATTAATGTAGACGTACGCTGGGCCGACTTTGAGCTCGCGGTTAATAGTGGAGTTTATATCAACCATACTCTTATGGCTCCTAGCCGTAATCTTTTCCAAGTAGCTGATGATCTATGGATAGATGACAGGGTAGACCTTATTGGTCTAGTGTCCAATTATGCAGACGAAGAGTCAGCTTCCAATATTCTAGCACTAAAGCGCGAAATTCTTTCTTTTGGTTATACTTCTTTTGGTTAATTTATGATTGCAAAATTCATCCTAGTATGGCTCCTTTCAGGAGCAGCTGTACATATGTGGCGTACAGCAGAAAAAGCCGACCGTAAATGGTCAACTCGCCTATTAAAATCCGTAGCGTACTCAGCAGTTATTGCTGGTGTACTTATTTCCATCGTAATGCTCATTAACAATATCTCAGGAATCTAAATGAAAAAACTAATTCTAGCAATCGCAGTAGCATCCACCCTAATCGGCTGTGGTCGTATTGAAACTGGTAACGTAGGTGTACGTACCGACTTTAACAAAGCCATTGAAAGTACTGAAGTCAACCCTGGCTGGTATGGTGCCTTCCTTACTAGCGTAGATGAATTCACTACCAAGGAAGTAGAACTTCAGATGAACGACATGCGTCCTAAAGCTAAGGATAACCTTTCCTTACAAGACCTAGACGTTAGTGTCTTTTATAAGGTTGCTCCTGGTCAAATTGCTGAACAGCGTATTAAATACCAAGGCATGGCCGGTCAGCTAGATTCCGGCGTCTGGGCGTCTGGCTATTTTCTAGTAGAGCGTATCACCCGTGGTGCTATTTATAGTACTGCTGCTGACTTCGACTCTCTAACTATTCACTCTAAGCGTGATGAACTAGAGTCTGCAATTACCAAGAAAATTCAAGATGACCTGAACAAGAGTGACCCGGGTGTCTATACGGTTACTCGTGCAGTAGTACGTCAGCTACTAACCGACCCTGCACTAGAAAAGAGCATTCAGGCCTCTGTGCAAATGCAGAAGCAGATTGAGGCCAAACAGCTAGAACTAAAACTAGCAGAGGCTGAGGCTGCTCGAAAGATTGTAGAAGCTCAAGGTGAAGCAACCTCTAACCGTCTAATTGCTGAGTCTCTTACTGGCAATCTGGTACAGATTAAAGCGATTGAAGCGCAAGCTAAGTTCGCTGGTCAAGGTACTCATACCGTAGTTATGCCTTCTAACACTGGAGCACTAGTAAATGTCGGTCGCTAATGGTTTCACACTAATTGAACTTATTATCGTAATAGCTATTCTAGGTATTCTAGTAGCTATTGTAGCACCTGCGTTTAACAAGTTAGAGTCAGCTCAACAAACTACGCAAGTGATTAAATCCCAATAATTTAGTGTTGCCATAGTGCTCCAATTGACGTAAAATATCTTTTCTGAACTGGAGAACACTATGGCATACACTAGAGAGTTTCTGATTGATGCGTACGCTTATCGCTTCCTTCCTCTTGGTGAGGAAACCTATGCTGACTTGTACTGCCTTGCTTGTGACCATTACGACAAGGTAGGCAAAGACCAGTTCCGCGTTGCGGCCAGTTTGGATGCTGAGGCTCTGCGCGTTTATAAGGCTTGGGTAAAGAAAAATCAGGCTTGATTTTCATTTAGTTGTAGCGTATAATTCTTCTTTCGGTTGAGAATTCAGCCAAAATATACCGCCGTATTAGCTCAGTGGCAGAGCAGCTGCCTTGTAAGCAGCAGGTCGAGATCTCAGAATTCTCATACGGCTCCAAATACTTTAAGGAAACAAAATGTCTAACGTAACCCGTAATCGTCTAGGAAATTGTCACAATCGGTTTCAAGGTGACTCTGTACGAGTTCTTTGCGTCTGTTCTGCGGGCTTGCTTCGCAGCCCTACGATGGCACGAGTGCTCACCCGTGACTTTGATAATGTAAATCCTCGTGCAGTTGGCTCTACTGCTGACTTTGCACTAATCCCTATCGACCAAGTGCATCTAGAGTGGGCAGACTTAATTCTCTGTGCTGACGTGTTAGTAGCCGACGTAGTTGAAGGTTTGCTAGCAGACTTTGACTTGGATAAGCCCATCGTTGATATGAGCATTCAAGATGACTTTGGTTTCGCTGACCCTATTCTAGAAGATAAGATTCGTAATAAGCTAGCCCTAATTACGAAGCCTGGACGTGAGTTTCAGTTTGTTGAACCTAAGGTAGATTAAAAGATCAATTCCGTAGAACCCGAGCAAGGCGCATGGGCGTGGCTGTTAACCACTGGATAGTAGAGTTCGATTCTCTAATACGGAGCATTCAGAAAGTTGCTGGTATAGCAGCTTTCTACAATTATAGGCGAAAAAGGGTTGCTCCTCTGATTACCTCCATAATCTAGCCTATGCTTTAGCCCTGGAGGGGGTGTAATATGAATGAAGATACAGTAAGAGAGCTACTAAGCGTAGCTATAGATAAATTAGGTGTACCGATACCTAGAAATACAAAGAACATAGATAAAGCACGTCTAATAGAAGCTCTTATAAATGAAGACAACTCCAACTTAGCAAAAGAATTAGGGTACTCTAGGTTAGGTGATGGTGGATTCAAAGGTTTCAGGGATAAAATCTTCCTTAGTAAGCCAAAAATTATAAAAAGTTATAGAGCTTGGTTATTATACACTGTTGGTTATAGAGTCTGCACAAAATGCGTAGAAGTTAAGCCTTTGAGCTATTACTCTCGTAATATACGAGATGTAAACTATAAAGTGCATACTATATGTAAAGAGTGCGACTCTAGTAGACATAAGATTTATTACAAAATAAACAAAACCATACTAAATATTTCTAGTAGAAATCACTATTATATACATAAATATATGTATTTTGCAAAGAAAGCAAAATACAGAGCTACCAAACTGAAAGCCACCCCAAAGTGGGCAAACTTGGTAACTATAAAAGAAATTTACCAAACATGCCCTCCGGGGTACCATGTAGATCACATAGTACCCCTACAAGGTAAGCTAGTATGTGGTTTACACTGCGAATTCAACCTACAACATTTACCTGCTAGTGAGAACTTAAGTAAGGGTAACAAATTTGAAGTCGATTAAGCATATCAAACGCTGTAAACTACCTTTACAAAAGTAACAAAGCGGGTAAGCTCATGGAGAGTCGCCGGCCTTCCACGCCGTGTAGATGGGATTCGATCTCCCATACCCGCTCCATCCCTAGTTTAGAATTTTGACGTTGTTGTAACAAGTCAAACGCTGTAAAATATCTTTTCTGAAATGAATTACTGCTCCACGCGAAAGCCTGAGCGAGTAAGCGTTCCCAGATCGAATAACTGGGATTCTAAAGTTAGATGAATTACTGCTCCACGCGAAAGCCTGAGCGAGTAAGCGTTCCCAGATCGAATAACTGGGATTCTAAAGTTAGATGACAAATCTCCTAGAGACCGTCAAAGCCTGAGTTGACATACAAAGGCGACACTAGTAAGCTCTAATATCCTGTGCCATTGTCAAAGGTCCCGTGGTATTACTCTTTCATGCTAGGCATCTAACTTGAGAATTTTGACGTTGTTCTAATAAGTCAAACGCTGTAAAATATCTTTTCTGAAATGAATTAAGGAGTTCAACATGTTTGATCGTCGATATTGGGAGCTGGTTGATGCAGGTCTTTTGCGTGAAGCGGAACTCTGGGCCAACCGCTAAATTCTGATGTTGTTCTAGTAAGTTAAACACTGTAAAATATCAATTCTGAATTGTAATCACTGTCCTAAGCAAGACGGAGTAAACGGCTACTGAAACGAAGGGATGCAACTTCCTGGTTGTTACGGTTCAGAAATTTGATGTTGCTTCAAAGTCTTAAGTGCTGTAAAATATCTTTTCTAACTTGATGAAGGAATAACAAAATGTCTTTCGGCGAATTCTCTGTTCCGGCTGATATGCACGATGTAGTTTACTTTGACATGATTGAACGAGGCTTTATTCCTCAAGAAACTGAAGCAGACTTTCCTGATTTTGAACTTGAAATTCTTTGATTAAGGTCGTATAATATTATTTCTGAGTTAGGGCACTAACCCTGGTTAGTGTTAAAAGGAACAAACCCTTCTGGGTTTATGCCAAGCGCAGCCACCCTAGCTTTTAAGACACTAGTACAGAGCGTCCGAAATTATTAGTAGGCTCCGCTGTGTGGCAATTAGCAGAAATGTTAATCTAGTGACTCTAGGGAAAGAATCCATATACCTAGGCTGCTACACTTCTCGGTTACGAAGTGCGAGTTACTCACGAAAAGAGTATTATTTAGAAGTATTTGCAGTACGACCAAAGACTATATACTGGTACGGGACACCTTATGTCTGCAAGCGTGAGGGTACGGGATCACTGAATGTATGGCGTATTTTAAGAAACTACTAGTGGAAATGCTTTGCAGGCAGAGGAAGCTAGGAAGTCTTAATAGCAGGTACTTCTAAATAGGTGTAAACCCACTTTGTGCAATAACATTATGAAAGACTAAGGGTTGGTATCCTTAGCACCTATCCTCTACCTAGAGGTAACGCGTGAGTACTCTAGGCGAATTAATACCGCGCGTCTGTTCTAGTACCTCAAAGCTAGACTGAAATTTAGAGATTGTTGTGCTCAACTCCTAGTCTGACGCACACCCTTATAATGACTAGGTATAGGACTGGTGTACTAGCAACCTCCCGATATGAAACCAGTATTAATCGGACAAACAAACCTACTGACGATTGGCTGAAATGCCATGAAACGGTCGACTCTAGGCTAATCTTGATAATTCTAAATATCCCAAGATTCTAGCCGTAACGACCGTATGGGTAGTGCTGCGTGTGTAACAGCTACTTCTATATGATAAAGAGATGGATAACCTCAACGGTTATCCAATGTTGTAGTCAGCTAGTAGACCAAGTACTAGTACAGTATAAATGTCAGTTCTAGGACCCTAAACTTATCCTAGGTTTATACTGAGTCTGTTACAAACTTCATCTCATTACCCAGTTTTACTAAGTAAAGCAAAGCTTATGATAATCCTATAGGCGTAATTAACCACATTAGGAATATCTGCGCAACTGCCGGTTGATAGGCGTACCGGCAACACTTATAACGTAATAGTACGGTCACTATCCCGTAGCTAGTAAGTATAAGGGGCTTTACTTAGTAGAATTAATTGCGGCTTCTGATAGTCAGACTTTGGGCTCATATCCCAAAAGGGAGAGCGGGCGGTACGCTCGGCCGCATCCAATTAAGGCGAAAAGGGTAGCTCCCCTGATAGTGCTTAACTCACTATCTAGCCTAAGTATTCAGTTAAGGAATAAAAATGTACTCAAAAGAAGAAATACTAACCTTTATTTTAAATAGGCATCGTATACTACTAGACCAAGTAGTTCCTACGGATACTATTATAGAGTTATTAAGTTCCGATACTTATAACTTGCGAACATTCCTTAGTAATAGTACATATAATGTACTAGTTAAATTACTTAATACTATATTTCCAGGTAAAATCAATAATACAAGATGGTTAACCCATATTCTAAAATTAGAAGGGCTTAAATACTGTAGGTATTGTAATACCGTGTATAGTTTAAGTAACTTCTCAAAAAATGCATCGAAGTCAGACGGGTTGAATATTTCCTGTAGGATGTGCCAGTATTCTAGGAACAAAGATAAACAAGTAGCCAGAACTGCTAAATATAAAGCTAAGAGGTTAAATAGTTGTCCATCTTGGGCAGACCTCCCCGCAATAAGTGACTTCTATAGCGCATGCCCTGAAGGGTATCACGTAGACCATATAGTACCCCTTCAAGATGATTTAGTTTGTGGGTTACACACTCTTGCTAATTTGCAATACTTAACACCGTTTGATAATATACAGAAGAACAACAGATTTATCGTAGTACCCTCAACTTAATGGAGCATTAAAATGAAATTTCGTAATAAGATTCAACCTAAAGGTTTGTTCGGCGTTGTTGCTTTTGGTGGCCTAGTTACTCAGTATTTTGGCTCCGACTATAAAGAAGCAGAAGATTGCTTCTACAAGAGCCGTACTGCTACGGACCTGTACCGGATGGAAGGTAATACCAAGGTCGTTATGAAGCACAACGGTCGGCGTAATAACTCAGCCGGTGCTATGGCTCTAGCTCTTGGTGCTGCTGGATTATGAGCGACAATAAGCTATACGTCGTAACCTGGTCGCTAGTAGCAGCGGTACTAGCTACTTTAATTCTAGCTATCACTTACGACTCCGTTACAGAAACGGAAGCCATTAAGGAAATGGTAGTGCAAGGTATACCAGCTATCGAAGCTAAGTGTGCTTATGCGTATACCGAATCGGCTGCTATGTGTACTGCTGTAGTTATGAATAAATAAACATTTGGGGCATGGGGCTGCTTGGCGTGGCTACCTCGCTTGCACCGAGGAAGAACAGATCAGTTCGATCCTGATATGCTCCACCAATAAAATATGTTGCACTTCTAGTAAAGTTCTAACTAGAAACTTTTCTCATATTTCTTAAAAGATAAGCAAGAGGTTACCCTCTTGTGAATGCCGAAGGAGGCATAATATGATAGATAACACTCTAGTTAGTAAAATTTATTCTTACTTAGTAAGTAGGTTTAATATTGGTGAAGTATTTCTCCCAAAATATAGTAAACAAAGACCTAAACACATATTATGGGTGCACTTCATTGAAAAAGCTTTAGATATAAAAGTAGGTAGTATGGAGCAATTAGCAACGTACTGTGGGTACACCTGTGGAGTTAATCTTAATAGGTCTATAAGGTCTAAGTATCCTGATATTGTTGCTGATAAGGAAGGTAGAATGTGGTTCATCTACTTTTTATCCCTAGTAGGTAAAAAGAGGTGCCCCTGCTGTAACTCTATTTTAGACCTGGATCGCTTTAGTAACTATTATGCTAGAAGCTCCAGACAAAGTAAGTGTAAAAGCTGCGATAGAGAGTACAGAGTAACTAATAGGGATGAGATATCTAGGTACCTCAAAGAGTATAATGTACTTAATGCTTCTTCTTTACATAAGAAAAAGCAAGTACACTATCAGAATAATAAAGAAGACATATTAGAAAAACAACGCATCTACAGACTACATAATAAAGAGAGTATTAAGCTATACTACCAAAATAATAAGTACTTATTTGCAGCAAAAAGCGCTAAACGTAGAGCTGCTAAGTTACAGGCGACTCCAAAGTGGGCAAATTTGATAGCTATAAAAGAAATTTATCAAACCTGCCCAGAGGGGTATCATGTAGACCATATAGTTCCACTACAAAGTAGCTTAGTATGCGGACTTCATTGTGAATTTAATCTACAACATCTCCCAGCTAGGGAGAACTTAAGTAAGAGTAATAAATTTGAAATTATGTAGCAAAGTGATTTAACAGTAAAGGCTCTTCGGAGCCTTTTTCTGCGCCTCGACCCCAAATTTATAAGGTTGTTTAGTTTTATACAAGTGCGTATAATATCTTTATTAACTGATTAAGGAAGACTGAAATGCGTAAACAAGGTGAAGACTTTATTTTGACCGAAGGGGAATTTTCAAACCTCCGTGAGTTTATTAGAAATACGCTAGAGCGTGCTTGGGATCGTCATACCGACCACTACCTTTGTAGTGATTCTTTGGAAGCCGGTATGGAACGTATGGACCCTGAGATGTATAAAATAGCTGATGACATGCTTGAACTTTTGTGGAGTGAATAAAATGGCTAGCTACTTCTGTGACCTAAAACCAATAGGACTGAAAGCCAACCTTACTAGACATAGCGAAGAAGAGAAAAGGATACTTGCCGCTATTGAGTTACTTAAGCAGGAAGAAAGTGCTGACGTCAGAGAGTTATACCTTCGTAGTTACTATGGCTTCCTAGATAAGCTGCGTGCTAGTAAGGCTGAGTTATCCTCTAAGATTGGAAAAAAGTGAATATCTTTTACCTAGATACAGACATTAAGCGCTGTGCTGCTTATCATTGTGATAAGCACGTAGTTAAGATGATTCTAGAGTACGCGCAGCTTCTTTCAACCACTACCCATCAACTACTAGGAGTTGGCCCTTATAAGCCTACTCATGCTAACCATCCGTGTGCTATATGGACTAGAAAGTCTGAAGCTAACTTCTTCTATCTAGTCGACTTACAAGAGCAGCTAAATCTAGAATATAAGAAACGTTACTCTGGTAGAGATCATAAGTCCTACCTAGTAGTACGCAACGAACTAGAGCTGCCTACGTTTACTAGTACAGAGTTTACCGAGCCACCTAAATGTGTACCAGATGAGTATAAGCATCTAGACGTAGTTACTGCTTATAGGGAATACTATAAGAAAGACAAAGCATACTTCTGCACTTGGAAGACCGAGGTTCCTAGCTGGTTTATTTGACGTTGTTTGAACGCGTAATTCACTGTAAAATATCTTTTCTGAAATGGAGAAAGACATGAGTGATCTACAAGAAAGCCTGAAAACGTTACAAGATACACTCGCTCTGGCAGAATTTAGTCTTAAAGATGAAACCCTTAGTGCACAAGGAGTACAAAACTTCACTAGGATAGCTATGATGTGCAAAGACTTGATATAGCACATACAAGAATCTGACGTTGTTTGAAAACTCAATTCACTGTAAAATATCTTTTCTGAACTGGAGAATGACATGAACGTAAAAGCTAACCTACGTAGTATGAAGATTTATGCTTGGTATAAATACTTGGCTGCCGCTCCCATGTCAGAGACTGCAAACACTTGGTACGATATTTACCACTTGTTTGCTGAAGAATACGATTTGATGTAAACATATTAACAATAGAATAGAATAGAATAAAATGAAAATAGAAATAAAACACCCTTATACCGAAGAGTACACTAATGCATACTTAGTCTCTTCGCAAGGTAGGAATACCGTAGTACTTTATAACACTAGTACTGGTGCTCGCTCTAGTACTTCATACGCCAGGTATCTAATGTCTACTCATCTAGGTAGAAAATTACATCCTGATGAGCATGTAGACCACATTAATAATATCAAAATAGATGATAGAATAGAGAATTTACAAATTCTTTCTAAAAAAGAAAACAATTTGAAGTATCTCAAAGAATCCTCTAAAGGTAAGAGACTAGTTTTACTACGGTGTCCTATATGCTCAAATGAATTTATACGGGCGTATAACCAAGTAAGTCATAAAGAAACTGTAACTTGCTCTAGAACTTGCGGGAGCAAGATTGGTCATAGAAAAGACATTATTGATAGAAAAATCATAGTAAGGGATTACTACTCAGTAGATCATTATTAAGAAGTACTATCGGGCCTGTAGCTTAATGACGAAGCGGCGTCCTCATAAGACGAAGAACGTGAGGTTTGATTCCTCCCGGGCCCACCAACATTCCGCCGGTAGCTTAACGGACTAGAGCAAAGAGCTTCTACCTCTTTAGATGGGGATTCGACTTCCTCCCGGCGGGCCATATCTAAGCAGTTTCCTCAGACCTCTTAGATATGGTTGTAGTATAGTGGTTTAGTACGCAAGGGCCCACACTAGAAATAGTATGGTGGGAATCACCAGTGAAACGCAGGTTCGAAACCTGTCAACCATTTTAATCATCGGGGCTAGCGGTTAAACTTAGCGTTAGGTTTCATAACCTCAGCAGGGGCTAGTTACCCCTTAGCTCCACCAATTTGCAGTTGAACAAATAGTACAAACCTTGTAAAATATCTTTTCTGAACTGGAGAGTGACATGAGCGTAAAAGCTAATCTGCATCGTATGAAGATTTATGCTTGGTACAAATATCTTAAGGCTGTTCCTATGTCAGATACTGCAAACACTTGGTACGACATTTATCACTTGTTTGCTGAAGAACACGATTTGATGTAATTAAAACCCTACGGTAGCTCAGAGGTAGAGCAGCGTGTTGATAACGCGTTGGTCACTAGTTCGATCCTAGTCCGTAGGACCAATAATATAGAGTACTAAGTCTAGGCGTAGCTCAGTCTGGTAGAGTCCCGTGTTTGGAACGCGGTTGTCGTAGGTCCGAATCCTACCGTCTAGACTTAGTATTTTAATTTAAGGAACTATAATGAAAACAGTAGAATTTACTAGTCGTACAGGCTTCTGTGGTATGGACAACAAAGAGATTGTAGAGTTTGAGGATGATGTAACAACTCAGCATTTAGATGATTATGCTTGGGATTTGGCTCAGCAGAATGCAGAGTCCTACGGTATATACCCATACTACGAAGACTCAGACGACGAAGACGAAAGTATCTCGCAAGGCATTGAAGGCTCTTGGAAATTTATTTAAGGAAAACAAAATGACATTCCGTGAAACTGTAGCAAAACTTCTAACTAGCAATCTTAGTGATGAAGACCTAAAAGAAGTGCTCAAGACTTTATTCTGTGAGCCTCGACAGAGTTTTAGTACTTCCAAGCCCCCGCTTAATATGCGTGGACAGTGGTTCAAGGATACTGGATCTACACAATTTGGAGATCACTAATGAAACTAGTACCTGATGACGTGTGTGAAGAATTACTACATGACGTTAATATTTGGCTAAGAAAGTGCACGTTATTTAGGGATGCTACAGCACGCTCACTTATTATGGAGTGGGAAGCTAATAAACTAGGATTCACATTTTTGAAAGGAAGAGTAGATGAAGCCACGTAACAAAGACCTAGTACCTATGTTCTCACGTAAACAAGGTGCTCATGTTAAATCAACTAAGGCTATTCGACGTGCGGATAAGATTCGTATGTTGAAGGAGCTGTAATTAAAGGGATTGAAGCTTTAAGGTGAAGCAATTGGCTTTTAACCAATAGAACTAGGATCGTTACCTAGCAGTCCCACCAATCTAAAGATTGCTTTAGTATGCAAAAATAGCGTTGATTTTTGTATATACTATTGCTATAATAGCTTTTGAAACTTGAAATTGCCCGAGTGGTGAAACGGCAGCCACATGAGTTTTAAGCACTCACGACTTCGGTCATGCGAGTTCGAATCTCGCCTCGGGTACCAGATACTAAGAGTATGTCCGATTGGCTAGGTAACGGTCTGCAAAACCTTTCAGGTGGGTTCGATTCCCTCTACTCTTTCCAGGAAACTTATGAAAAAAGACTTAATTGAGCGTCTAGAAAAGCGCGCGGAAATCCGAAGACAGATTCCTACTAGAAAGTCAGTTCAGGAGGGCGCTCCAGATCGCATTGCAGATTTGCTAGAAGAAGCAGCCGGCGCACTTCGCGCGCACAAAGAATTCCTAGAAATGTCCTTATTCGCACATCAACTGTACGAAAAAGCGGCCACATCGGTGCAAAGCACAAGATGGGCAAAAGAATACGACTTAGAGGCTAATGCCCTAAGAGAGTTACTATATAAGTAACCTATGATTTCTGAGGTGTTAAGGCACCTCAGAAATTTCACAGTTGTTCCATTTGTTAAGTTTCGCTATAATATTATTTCTGAGTTAGGGAACTTACCAAATGTGTAATCAACGAATGCATATAGTGGCTACTGTGTATAACAAGAAGGGTCATATCATTGCCCAAGCTAGAAATAGCTACACTAAGACGCATCCCAAGCAAGCCAAGTTCGCAGCTTTGGCCGGCAACCCTAAAGCCATCTATCTACACAGTGAGATTGCAGCTTTAGTAAAATGTCGTGAGAAACCTCACCGTATTAGCGTAGTTCGCTATTTGAAAGATGGCACGACTGGTAATGCCGAACCCTGCGCGATTTGTAAGTTGGCTATTAAAGAGGCTGGAATTAAACTGGTAGAATACTCAATATGAAAACACTAGTAGATGAACAAACAATGCTAAAGTCCCTTCTAGCACTAAAAAGCGAGCTAGAATCACAACAAAAGCATTCAACTGTTGCACGAGAAATTCTTTTCAAACTAAACTCTTGTCTTTACTCTAAATATCCTCATTATGAAAACACTTTGGCTAGTTCGTGAACCGTGCACTATCTTATTTGATGTTAAACCTATCCACGAAGCACTAGGAACTGATAAAATGGATTCTAGTGTGGAAGTAAGTTTACTGGATTGGGAGTATGAACAGTATCAACGCGCATTAGACCACTTTAACTATTGGCAGCGCACTTTGAATAGAAAAGCTAATGGTAGCATTTAATAAGTTAAACCCACCAACCAGACGTAAAGCAACAGAAGCAGAATATAAACTAGCTCTAGGATGGAAAGGTAGCTCTGGATTACCAGGAGTAATTGCTTGGCGTATTCTAGCTGGAGAGCTTCTAACTGAAAGGCAGTTAAGTGTACTGTTTTACGCTAGAAACAATATGATTGACGCTAGGTGTAGGAAGGCTTCTGCGTATTCTGGTAAGTATTCTTATAGTGAAGGTGATGACTTTCATGAGTCCGACTACGAATATGGAGCTTACGAGCTTGCCGTAGATTGGGCTAAGTAACAATGGAAAAGTTAGCCGAGTTGGCCTAGCGGCAGCAGTCTTGAAAACTGAAGGCCTCGCAAGAGGTGTGTGAGTTCGAGTCTCACCTTTTCCTAAAAAGTGCTTGAAATTTTATTCCTCCAATAGTATAATATAAAAATTGGAGGAGTAAATGGAAAATATTGTAGAAAAAATTCTTGCTAAACTAAATAAAGAGTATAGTGATATAGCAATTAAAAAGCACGGTAGCAGGGTCTCCCGCTCATGGGGAGAGTTATTACATGCTTTATTAAGGGGTGGAAGTATAAAGGAAGCCGCTGTCATACTTGGTATGACGGATAGTAGCTTGGAACATCATATGTCTAGACACATAGCACCTATATTCAAAGATAATCTTTATAGAGGTAAGTGGGTTAATACACTACTGATGTATATTAACTTAAAAAGGTGTGTAGGGTGCACGGAAATAAAAGAACCAACCTACTTTAATAGGGATAGTAATAAATTTGATGGTTTAAGTTGTTACTGTAAACACTGCTGTAGTGTATACAAGAAGAAGTATGCACTTCTACGCCCAGAAAAAATTATAGAATATAGACTAATATCTTACAATAAGAATTCTTCCTACTATAAGTTCAAGGCTGCAAAGTATAGAGCTACTAAGCTACGAGCGACCCCAATTTGGGCAAGTTTACTCGCTATACAAGATATATACACAACTTGCCCAGAGGGATACCACGTAGATCATATAGTCCCTCTACAAGGTGCCTTAGTATGCGGACTTCATTGTGAATTTAATCTTCAACATCTACCAGCAAAAGAGAACTTAAGTAAGGGTAATACATACAACGTATAACTACCTTCCGCCAAACAATAGAGAGTTAACTAGACAGGGTCTAGGACTGCCTGCTAAGCAGCTCGTACCAGAAATGGTATGGTAATCGTGCTACCAGCTCTCTGCCAAAATTTTGAAGTTGTTTCAACAAGCCAAACGCTTTATAATATTATTTCTGAGTGAGGAACGCAATGTTTATTTTAGACCAAATCCACGCACGAGAGTTTTCTACACAGTTTATTGCTGATATGGAAGACGTATATTACAACTTGTTCAAAGGTACCTTTAACTCTGATGCACTAATGACCCACCTTTACTTCATGTAAGGATACTTATGGTACTTATGAAATTTTGTATTGCTTGGGTTAACTTCATAGACTATAGGCTTCAGCAAGAAGTAGTTGAAGTTTACACTGAGGGTCAGGCACTACGTATTGCTTTTGAGCGATTAACTGATACAGAATATGATGCAGCAGACTATGACTCTGCTAGTATTAAACAAGCTGCTTTTGACAACGATGGTATGATTTCAGCACTAGAAATTTGAAGTTGTTTGAATAAGTTAAACGCTTTATAATATTATTTCTGAATTAGTAAACGACAGCGGACTGATAGGAATGACAGCCTTAGTTGAAAATTTAGAATAACAGTGAGTGCTACACGATTCTAGAGAACTTGGAAAGTCTCTAGGAAGTGAAACTAGCGAAAAAGTACTTAGGTTGTTAAGAGTGCCTAAAGTATCCTCCAGTATAACTCTTTGAGTTGCTACACTTTTGAGTAGTACTAAGCCTGCGGTCAGATTCCAAGATGCTGACGAGAAACTGGTGGTTCGTAGTCCAAGCAAAACTACAATAGTGGGTATCTATCTATTTACCCAGCTTCTCATGGAGAGCTTTATATTCTGATGGTGCTCATCTAACACTAGAATTGATGACACGAATACTGGGAAGAGGTTAAGGGCTCGTACGGTCAAGACCTCAATAGTACCGTATAGTATTCTGTGTGGAGTGTTTGATGCTACGGCGTGTGCATCGGTGGACTGTAAATCCATCCCCTCTGGGTAAACATTCTTGGTTCGAATCCAAGACACTCCACACAGAGTATTATTTGTAATAACCTCTAGGTTAGTCGGAGACTAAGTTCTCCGGTGAAAGTGTGAGAGCTTTCAGATGGACTGCTAATCGCAGAACCCAGCTAACTTCTCTCACTAGAGGTTATTACAAATAATATAGGGCGAGTGGTGGAATGGTATACACGTTAGTCTTAGGAACTAATGCCGAAAGGATTGAGAGTTCGAATCTCTCCTCGCCCACCAAATTAAAGGATAGCTAATGATTAAAGTACGCCTCTTCTACTGGGACGAAACTAGCAAGGACTATGAGTTTGCTAGTGAACAAGAACTGTATGAGTTTATTCGTTCTTCTGGTGATGCTGTAATTCATGCTACTATTTTAGATTAAAACTGTCACTACCGTCTAAAGGTCAGGACCTCGGGTTTTCATTCCGATAATGCAGGGTTCAAGTCCCTCTAGTGACTCCAAACAAGGAAATTTATGTCAGACCTTGTATTTAACTTGCGTATTTGGTTATATCATTTCCAAATAGGAAAGAATAAGCCATACTTTAGAGTGCATAGAAACGATATGCATAGAGAGTCTAAGCTAATAGCTTTATATCAAGTAGGTAATTGGCATAGTAATTAAGAAATTCGTTACTTAAGCCTTAGTGCTTAAGTTGTAAGCTTAAATTGAAGAGGCTTGGACGCGAACTTCGAGGTTCGCCAGGTACACCATTAAGTACACTTAGATGTTGGTTCGATTCCAACCCTGGATAAGAGTAGCATAATATGGCAATGCGAAGTGTACTTAATAATGTGCCTGAATTGGATTCGACAGGCGTTGGATAGATAAGCTAGAATCGGCAAAGTGAAAGCCGTTAGGATTGGGTTCTCCCGGTCGAAGACACAAAAGTATTAAATGCTAACGACGAAGTGTTTGCTATTGCTGCCTAAGTAATAGCTGAGGTTTTGAGACTGTTCCTTATTACCCAATACAGTCTCTATTAGAAAGTATGCTAGTTAAGACAAGTTATTTAACCAAAAGGGTGTGAGTCCCTAAGCTAGTATGCTTCCTAGTATACTTTCGGGGTGGTGAAGGAAAGTGACTTAGACTGCGGTGTGGCATCACTATAGGCAAGACCTAGGATGCGGTTTAAGGATCGAAAATAAATAGCAGAAGATGCACTGCTAGCCCAGTGTTGGGGCCACCCACGAAAGTATATTACCTAATAATTGATGGAGATAAAATGATATTAATATTTCAACTAAGTTGCACTGAGTGTTCCCTTACACAGCTACACCAGCCTTGTGAGGCGTGCCCTAACTACTGTCTACAAAAGAGTAAATAATTGGCTTATGGTGAAATTGGTTATCACCCAGCACTTTGACTGCTGAGTTTCTAGTTCGAGTCTAGATAGGCCTGCCAGACAATGTCTCACTAGTGTAAAAGTAGCACGGCGATCTCCAAAATCGCAAGACGAGGGCCGGTACCTTGGTGGGATGCCAAATTTTAACAATGGAGCTGTACAAATGGATATTCAACGAATTCGTAACCTTACTACCGGCAGGCTACATACTAAAATGTCTGATATTTATGAAGACCTTGAGTACTTGATCGGTGAAAAAGGAATTTATACACACCAAATTCCAGCAGCGCATACAGCCTTACTACCTTTTCTCAAAAGTCGGCTAAAAACAACCAAACGGTTATGGGACGACAAGTATGACCCTACACACTTAGGTACTATAGCACTAGAGCCACTTAATAGTGAGGAACAAGTGGCGTTTTGGAAGGCTTACGGTTCCTAACATCTAAAGTTCGGTGTTGCTTCACATAGCTCTATAGCGTATAATTTCTTCTTTGATTAGGAGAAATTATATGATTCTGAACAAAGAATTTCATTCGGCCATGTGGAAAGAATATTGCTACACGATGAAAGTTAATCCTCCTAGCAAGTTTTGGTACTTGCAAGAACACCAGCAAGAGTACAAAGATTTTATTGCTATGTATATCTCCTACGGGAATCCTTTTTATGGCAAGAACGTATAGGTTTAGAAAGGAATGTGGGTACCTTCCTTGGTTTGCTAACTTGGACCATAAGCGATATAGTATGTCCAAGGAATGGGAGCCGTCTGCTAGAATAGCTAAATACGTAGGTAGAGATTTTCTATTTATGTGGGAAGTCCCCAAACCGCAGAAAGAGCAGAGGCGCATAGACGCTCTAGAACATAGAGACCGTAGTAGCTATTTCAAAGAGCCAGGCCCCGCATTTTTTCGTAATCTCTACACAGAAAGACCTCTGCGTAGAGAATCAAAAAGGCAATTAAAGAAGTTCCTACTAACTCCTGAATTCGAGGTTATTCTCGATAGTAAGGGCAAACTTGAGTACTGGACATAAATGACTAACCTTGTATTTTTCTCTGAAGTACCTGATGAACTAAACGATGGCTTCGGATTCGTAGCTCCCAATGAAAAGACCTACGAGTTCGTTCTAGAAGTAGATGAAGAAACTCTAGTCCTATCAGACTGTATTGGTCGTTCTGTTCCTTTCGATATTACGCAGATTGACCAGCTAATTGACGGCCTACTAAAGGCACGCGATTTACTTCTAGTTCCCCGGTTCCCAGATGCTTTTATTAGTATGGGACGCTGAGCAACTAGAGAGTGCTCCTCCCGAGATTCTGGAAGAGTTTACTGACTACGAAGTAGTACATAATCTAGTAGACTCTGCTGTGTACCTAACTAAGTACCAGATATGGGAGGAAGTAGCAAAGCTGCTTATGCACCCATCTCTAGCAAAGAAGCGTGAAGTAATCGAGTATTTGAAACTTAAATTGGAGAGATTATGATTCGCGGATATGTATCAAATCTAGTATACAAGGTAGGCGACCTAGTATCTCACTTAGTACTAGAAAACATCTTTCAAGCTACTATGCTAGACCTATACGATTGGCTCATGCGTCTAAGCCTTCGCATTCAAGGCAACTCAGACCGCGGACCTTGGAAAATTTAACGTTGTTCTGACGCTTCAATAACTGTAAAATATCTTTTCTGAAATGGAGAAAGCGATGAACTTCTGGAAAGTACCTGGTAACCGTATCAAGTGTATTGCTGCTAGTATCGAGATGTATAAGCGATCTGGTCGGATGTTCGCTTTCATGCGCTTCGACCCCGAACTTGAGAAACTTATCGTTCAAGAGCTTGGGTATAAGTGCACTACTTACAAGCGTGATGGCAAGTTCTACACTGTTGTGGACTTTGTATGAAAAAAGGCGATTGGGTAACGGTAGTAACTCCTTATGGTCGAGCAATTGGAACTGTAGAGGCTATTGATACTGCCTCAGAGCACAATGCTTGGCGTAAACATCCAGAAGACTACCCTATCATTGTGCGCTTACAAAAGCCATATAAGATATTTGGTAAGCCAATTACTCACATGACATTCGATTGGCAAGGTTTTCCCACTCGTTGGGAGAAGTTTGCCCGGGTTAATCAGTTGAAGTTGTACTAAAGATTTTTATGGAACCAATAGGTTTCATAAAGCAGTCTAGCAACTGGGACTTAATCAGCTAATCGACGGGTTAGCAGTCTATTAATAACACCAACTCCGGCCGGTAAGGTGAGTAGATGATTAACTAGGTTCGATTCCTAGAGGCTGCTTTATGAGACTTTAGCGTACTCGCGCAAGTTGGTAGACGCAAACGGCAGTGGACGCCTAAGCCACTCTTAGAAACCGTCGCAATTCTAGGTTCGAATCCTAGGTACCCGAAAAGCTCATATGATACTTGGGATTCATCGTCCCTAGATCGAATAGGTCTACCAGATTATGTGGAAGAGTCAGAAGTCTAGTTCAAGACTTAAAACTGGCAAGACTGTTGCAGAGGTTGTCTCTAAACTACTGCCATCTTTAATCACGATGTAAAACCGGGATGCTGCTAGTATTATTATGATACTAGCTTAGTGCTCTGCACTCTAAACGAAATCTAAGGTGTGGAAATAACTGGCATAAGAGTGGAATAGTCCTAAGCCTTACGGAAACCTCGCCAACCTTAGTAAATTGTAGCCGAACTTAAGATACGCTATGACTTTTGCTAGTTAGTTCAAACTAGAAGTTCTCTACCTAGTATGTTGTCAAATTCTGGATAGCCTACCGGGCACTCGCAAGGTGCAAAATAGCACACAAACCCTGACAAGTTTGTGCATACTAGAACAGAGAATAGTGCGTAATGATAGTTAGGAGTACCAAGCACTTTAACTTTCGTGAACTCCAGGGTTTGCTAGTATAGCTACAGACAAACTAGTACATTAAGTGAAGGCTACACATTAACTTTGCTAGACCTCATAGTGTCTTTTAAACCTATGCCCAACATTCATGAGTGTTGCGGAATGTGTACTAATTTTATACATTCCGGAACATTTATCAATTAAAATAGCTGAGTAAGGTTGAAACTCCTTATTAAACCTACTTCCTTCGGGAGTTATAGTAGCCGCTACCTGTTTGGACTTGGGGTAGCAAAAATCAAAAGGTTCCATCGTATATTGGTATTACCATGCCTGTCTAGTCAGAGAACGCAGTTCGATCCTGCGTGGAATCGCCAAGTTAAATAGTAGCCCTACCCAAGGGGTCTGAGTCAGTGGTTGGAAGGAACTCAGCATAATAAGTTTAGTGGATAGAAACCACGGTCTCGAAGACAGAGGGGAGTGTAAATCTCCTAACTTAAGCTACTATCTTTATAGTAAGGAACGCAATGTGGCTGCGCGGTCTGGTTCATAACCAGATGTAAAGTGGTTCGAATCCACTTCTTACTACCAAAGTCACCACAAGTAGACTTCACTTTCCTATGTCAGTTTCCAGCTGATAGCCCGTACCTGGAAATACGGGCGTGACTAAAGGTGTAAGGGAGTCTACTTGTGGCTGTAACTTAACTGGAAAAGGCTTTGACTGTGAATCAGAGAGATACGAGTTCAAACCTCGTCGGTCACCCCAAACCGCAGAAACTGTAGAAATAGGAGAAACTTATGGGAATTAATTTAGACGCTATTATTCCAGTGCTCATCGTAGTAGGAATGGTTATAGGCGTAGTAGTTTGGAATATCCTAGTCTGGGTGTGGCCTTTTGCTAAGCTATTCCTACATACAATTACAGCGTAATTAAAGGAGATTAAACAATATGGCTTGCAAACCAAAACCTGGTAAGAAACCTGTAAAACCACCGAAGAAATAATACTATGCTACTAGAGATACTAAAACACTTGCTTGAGTTTTCAGTAGGCTTTGCTCTTGTGTATCTACTTTTTCGAGTAGTATCACATTTAATTAAACACCCACTAAATTAGTATGTACCCATTTGTTGATACCAAACCTTTAATAATACTATTCATACTAGGTGTAATAACAGGATCCCTGCTGTGTGCACTAATACTAACCTGGACCTAGCCCTTGGCTGGGTCCTTTTTATTGTCTATACTTTCTTAGCTTCCGCGCCGACCCCACCTAAAACAGCTGCATCCATCAAGTTACACGTACACTAGTGCGTATTTTTGTAGTTGATCAAACGGTCAGAAGAACGTATAATCTTTATATTGATTGAACTTACCAGGAGCCTTAGATGGCACGATTGAACTTTGCATCAGGTGAAAACCTATTCTTTACTGCTGACACACATCTAGGTCACGCTAACGTAATCAAGTACTGTGACCGTCCCTACGCTTCCGCGAAGGAGATGACTACCAAGATTATTGAGACTTGGAATGCTACCGTTTCAGACTTGGATACTGTATTCCACTTGGGTGACTTTAGTTTCCTAAACCAGTCTCTTACTAAAGAAATTCTAGAACAGCTTAATGGCAATATTATTCTAGTTCGAGGGAATCACGATAGCTCTAAAATCGTGCAACTATTCTCTGACGTACTAGATTTGGTTGAGTTGCATGTAAAGGAGGATACTGTAGACCAGATGGCTACTCTGTGTCACTATCCTCTAGCAGTATGGCCATCTGCCCATTTTGGTGCGTGGCACTTACATGGCCATAGCCATAATTCGTATCATGTAGAGGCTGGCAAAATCCTAGATGTAGGTTGGGATGTTTGGGGTCGCCCTATCTCTTACAAAGAGGTAAAGGAGTACATGGCTACCCGCAGTATAGTAAAGCTAGACCACCATGACTCAAGCCGCATGTAGTAATATAGATGAAATAGTTGCTAAAGTATTAGAAGCTATTGGCAAAAAAGCACAGGAGGTATTTTTACCTAGGTATTTACCAAATCGCATAAAGGATATTTCCTGGGCAGACTTTATAGCTTTCACTGTGCTAGAAAACGATATAAAAGCAGTATATAAATACTGTGGGTATAGTAGCTCTGGTAACTATGCTGAGGGTATCAAAAGAAAGCACTTTGATATAGTTACTTTAAAAGGTAACCAACCTTGGAGGTACTATTTTTTACTTTTAGTTAGTAAAAAGTACTGTAGTAGTTGTAACACTATTAAAAGCTCAGAGTCCTTTTCAAGAAAGAAAGGACGCATAGATGGGTTAAGGTGCTCGTGTAAAGAGTGTGATGCTAAGTACTTGGACAGTAATAAAGACCACTATCGTCAGTACTACGAAGATAATAAAGCTCGTATCTCGGAAAGAGGTATGAAGTATAGGGTCTTAAATAAACTTAAAAGAGCAGAGTATGATAAGCAGTATAGACTAAGTAATAGGCATAAGCGTAATGCTCAGGTGGCTAAGCGCAAAGCTACTAAGCTACAAGCAACCCCAAAGTGGGCAAACTTGGTAGCTATAGAAGAAATTTACCGAACATGCCCAGAGGGATATCATGTAGACCATATAGTTCCGTTACAAAATCCTTTAGTATGTGGACTACACTGTGAGTTCAATCTTCAGCATCTCCACGCTAGTGAGAACTTAAGTAAAGGTAATAGGTTTATAATTTAGATGATAACTACTGCACTAGTAGCTTGTTTAGCATTAAACGTCTACCATGAGGCTAGAGGCGAGCCACTAGAAGGCATGTACGCAGTAGCTCTAGTCACTAGAAATAGAGCACTGCGGCTAAACAAAAACATCTGCCAGGTTGTACACTCACCAAACCAGTTCTCTTGGACTATTTATAAGCCTAAAGCTAGTGACCCCAAAGCGTACAAACTGGCAGAATCAGTTGCACTAGACGTGCTATTGGGTAAAGTCTCTGATATTACAGCAGGTTCCACCTTCTATCATGCTAAGCATGTTAAGCCAGACTGGTCTAGGAAGTTCATCTATAGAAAAACTATAGGCAAACACAAGTTCTATTTTACACTAGAAAAACCACTTTGAAAATTTTGCAGTTGTTCTAGAATGTTAGATGAACTATAATATTATTTCTGAGATTGAGAAAGGAAAGGAACCATGGAAGTCATGAAAGTAGCTGTACGCTTTGAGGATGGTAGCAAGAAAATGTTTACCGATGCTCCTTTGGGTGATATGTCTATCGAAGACTATGTGAGTGAATACGCTAGTTATATTTCTAAAGAAGAAGGAAAAAAGGTTTCCGTTATTCTTGTAGAAGTACTCAAACTACCAGAGGAGTCAATTGCTTGAAGCATTAATAGTAATCGCACTAGCAACAGGTTTAACATCTGTACTAGTAATCTACCCTAAAGCGCTGAGTGCGTTAAGAGCTGCTAAAGCCTCTTGTACTTATACAGATAATCCAATATTAGGGTGGTTTGCTTGGCTACTACAAAGTATTGGTACTTTTCCTCTTATTATTCTAGTTTTATGTATGAAGGATAAAGAGCAAGAGTTTATTGATGGAATAGTAAAGGCGCATACAAAATGTATCTAATTGTAGGTAAGCAAAATCTAGGTGCTGTTAATGAAGTAGCTGACATGTCCCTACAAGTTATCGAAGACTTAGGCAGTCACAATGAAGAAAAAGTTACAGTAGACAGTAACGTACTAGGTTCTCTAGCTTCTGGATACTTATTCTTATACGAAGCAGTTTTACAGGCGGGGTTGATGCCTAATACCAAATCAGCTAAACACAACATTTTTAACTTACATTGAAATTAAAGGAATACACACATGGCATGGGACGACGCAAAACGCGCTAAGGCAATCGCTGACTACACTGGTAGCAATCCTACCCCTACTAACACTCAAGAAATTATTGCTTCTATTGCAGAAGACTTGGGTGAGTCTGTTAACGGTGTTCGACTAATTCTGTCGAAAGCTGGCGTATACGTAAAGCAGGGTGATACTGCAAAGCCGAAGCCTGCGGTCACTAAGACGGCTACTAAAGCGGATGGTACGGCTAAAGTAACCAAGGCTGACTCTATCAACGCGCTAGTAGCTGCTATTGAGTCTACTGGCTACATTCTAGATCGAGAGATTGTGGATAAGCTAACGGGCAAGCAAGCTATCTACTTTACCGCAGTAATCAAGGCAGCCTCTGTGGTTACAGAGGTTGAAGAAGTAGAACCCGAATTTAACGAAGAGGACTAATACAAAATGGCTGCTAAGAAGACTGTAACTAAGGACAGTGAGGATTTATCTGAATCTAACCTGGAAAAGGTTATCGGTCTTCTAGAAGCCGAGAAGCCTTGTACTAAGAAAGAAGCGTGCGCTATTCTTCGCATAACCTACAATACTACACGTCTCAATACTATTATTGAGAACTACAAAGCTAAGAAGCTACGTATTGCAGAGTTAAAAGCGCAGAAGGCGTATACTCCAGCCACAGCATCTGAAATCGAGTATAGTATAACTGCGTACCTAGCAGGCTCTACTGTCTCTAGTATTGCTGAAGATTTGTACCGCTCTCCGTCTTTTGTAGATAACATTCTTAAGAAGACGCAGACCCCTCGGCGTAGTATGGGCTGGAGCTACACTACTCCAGAGCTAATCCCAGAGGCTGCACGACGTGACGAGTTCGCTGAGGGTCAGAAAGTATGGTCTGCTAGATATGAGTCCATGGCTCGTATTAAGTACGAAGTAGCTAATAAGAACTATCCTTCTAAGGTATATGCTATCTACCTAGAAGACGAGAAGTGGCAGCAGAATGCCTACCAACCTGCTGAGGAACTAGCTTCCTTGGAACACCTAACCAAATATGGAATTAAAATACAATGAATCGTACTGCCTTTGTCAATAGCCTACGTGAACACGGTGATGTATATATCAACTATATCTCCAGTGTGAGTCGGAAGTTTAAGTATCACGTAGCTACTATGGACTTTCGAGTAGAGACTTCTCCGTATATTGCTCGCAAATTAGCTATGCGAACTCGTAATATCAAACTAGAGGAGAACCAGGTACTAGTATTTTGTTATGACCTGGATGACTTCAAACCTATCAATACTACTGATGTTATCAGCGTAGTAGCTCTAAATCAGGTAGTACGGCAACCTTATGCCGGATGAAGTAGTCTACTCCAAAGTTCTAAAAGAACGAGTAGACGACTTCTCTCAGTGGAGACTCACGGTAACAGAATTTAGAGGCGAGCACTATCTAAATATACGTGAGTACTTCCTAGACTTTGATAGTGAATGGCAGCCTACTCGTAAAGGCATCAGCATACCTCTAGAACTTACTTTCACTAGAGAGTTACTAGAAGGCTTGAAGGAGCTAGTTTCTGAGGGCGAGCAGCAGGAAACTAGTTAAAATTACTAGTTAAAAACCGAACCAAAGTGAAAATTGTAGTAGGTAATTAAAAACCGAACCAAATTAAAAACCGAACCAAATTAAGGACTTAAATGAATTTTGAAGCTGCTAAAGACGACTATCTTTATTCCTATCTAAAGCAAGCCTCTGCTGCTTACTATGAAGGTAATCCTATTATCACGGACGAGCAGTTCGACTACCTAGCAGACTTGATTGATTTTAAGGAGGTAGGTAGCAAGCCTTCTTCAGACACTAAGAAGCACTGGACTCGTATGTACTCTCTACAGAAGTACTATCGAGGTGAAGGTAAAGTACCTCTAGCAGAGTATAATGGATTCAAGTATGAGTCAACCAAGCTAGATGGTGCTGCTATTAGTGCCTTATATGTTGACGGTAAGCTAACTCAGGTTTTAACGCGCGGAGACGGCATTGAGGGTCGGGATATTACTGAAAAGTTCCTTTTCAGTACACAAGCGATTTTACCTAAGCAAATCAAGGCTCTAGGACTAATCCAAGTAACTGGGGAGGTTACTGCTCTATCAGAAGTTGATAATCCTCGTAACTACGCGTCAGGTGCTCTAGCTCTACTAGACTTAAATGAGTTTAATACTAGAGAGTTGTTCTTTACCGCCTACGGGCTGTTTCCTATGACTCCTACGTATGAGCTAGACCTAGAGACGCTACGACTAGAAGGGTTTAAGACTGTAGCTGACGAGGATTGGTGTGCTAAGTTTGATTCAGATGGCCTAGTAATCCGTATCAATGATAATCGGTTGTTTGAATCACTAGGGTACACTTCTAAGCATCCCAAAGGTGCTTACGCGCTAAAGCAGCGTAAACTAGGGGTAACTACCAAACTCCTATCAGTTGAGTGGCAGGTTGGTAAATCTGGAAAAGTTACCCCGGTAGCTATCCTAGAACCTTGTAAAATTGGAGACGCTACTATTACTAGAGCTACTCTTAACAACCAGGCCTTCATCGAAGCTCTTGGGCTAGAACTTGAGTGTACTGTGGAGCTAATCAAGGCTGGAGATATTATCCCTACTATTGTGCGACGAGTCCTCGATTAAGAAAAATACTCTTGATTTTATATTCTAAGTACCGTATAATATCTTCTTCACGTTGAGAGAACCAATGTATAAAATAATCCCCCCCACTCAGTGCCCCTCCTGTTCCTCTACGCTTGTACTACAAAATGACCAGTTATTCTGCAAGAATAAACTTTGTCCTGCTCAGTCTCTAAAGAAGCTAGAGCACTTCTGTAAGTCAATAAAAGTAAAAGGTTTCGGTCCAGCTGCTCTAACAAAGCTAGACTTTGAATCCATCCTAGACCTGTTTACCTTCAGCGAATCCTACTATAAGGATACCCTTGGAGACACTATTGGTACTAAACTATTTGCTGAAATTCGTAATGCTGAAAAGTACACGACCCTAAACCGTGTAATTGCTGGACTTAGTATCCCTCTAGTGGGGGAAACAGCAGCAAATAAACTTTGTGAGCACATTACTTCTTTCTCAGAAATTAGCAGAGAAACCTGTAGTAAAGCAGGGCTGGGAGAAAAGGTTACGTATAACCTACTTTCTTTCCTAGAAAGTGAAGAATACTTTAATTTGAAGAAACTGCTTAGTAAGTTTACACAACAAGCTAAGCCAGCAGTACAATCTAATAGCTTGAAAGTATGTATTACCGGCAAGCTGCTAGATTTCAAAAACCGCTCAGACGCTGCTAGACACCTAGAGAGTCTTGGGTACACCGTAGTCGATAGTGTAACTAAAGCTACGGACATTTTAATTAACGAAGAAGATAGACAAAGCTCTAAATTAACTAAAGCTCAATCATTAGGTATAATGATTTCAACTATCAAAGACTTAGAAAAGGATTTATAAAAATATGACTACCCAAAAATGGACCGAAGACCGTACCAACCTACTAACCTCTATGGTTGAGGGTCAAGCACCTGTTAACCTAGAACTAGTAAAGGCTGCTTCCGAAGCTCTTGAAGTCTCTGAGCGCAGTATTGCTAGTAAACTACGTAAACTAGGTATTGAAGTTGCGTCCATGGCCCAAGTTAAAGGCCCCGTATTCACCGCCGACGAAGCCGCTGTTCTAGCCGAGTTTGTTGAAGCTAACTCTGGTCAGTTCACCTACGCTCAAATCGCTGAGCAAGTACTTGGTGGCGCTTTCACTAGTAAGCAAGTTCAGGGTAAGCTACTTAGCCTAGAACTTACTGCTCATGTTAAGCCTGCTGAGCGCGTAGAAGCTGCTCGTACCTATACTCCTGCTGAGGAAGCCACTTTCCTAGAAATGTGTACTGCCGGTGCTTTTGTTGAAGAAATTGCAGCTGCTCTAGGTAAGACAGTCAATTCAGTTCGGGGTAAGGCTCTTTCCTTCCTTCGTACTGGTGAAATTGCTGGTATCCCTGCTCAGAAGGAATCACACGCTAAGGCCGAAGCCGACATTCTGGCTAACCTAAGCAACATTGGCACTATGTCTCTAGCAGATATTGTTGCTGCTACGGGTAAAACCGAACGCGGTATCAAAGTTACTCTAACCCGTCGTGGTATCGACTGTACTGACTATAAGGGCAGCGAAAAGAAAGCTAAGAACGAAGCCAAGAAACTAGCTGAGTAATAGCTAAACAAAGGGATGGTTCTACGGGCCATCCCTTTTTTCATGGAGATATAATGGCAAGAAACGCATATGATTTCTACCCCACACCTTCTTGGTGCTATGAAAAGCTACCTATAGATTACTCTAAGTACTCTACCGCTCTAGAGCCTTGTGCTGGTGATGGTAGGATACTACAGTTTCTAACTTCTAAAGGTCTGGAGACTGACTACTGTGAAATTCAGGAAGGTAAGGACTTTTTCGAATACAGTAATACTGTAGACCTTATCCTTACTAACCCTCCATACTCTCTAGCTCAAGAGTTTGTAGTGCATTCCCTATCTCTAGCACCTACAGTAATAATGCTGCTAAGACTTAACTTCCTAGGAGCTCAGAAGAGACACGCTTTCTGGAAGGGGAATGAGCCTACTTCGCTATTTGTGCTTAGTAAACGTCCTAGTTTTACTGGTGGAGGTACAGATAGTACTGAGTATGCTTGGTACGTATGGGAGAGAGAAAGTAAGAATATTCAACCAGGAGTTCACCACATACTATGAGTAATACACTAACTAAAGCAGTAATAGAAAAGTACCTAGCTGAAGGTGCTATGGTTTTACAAGGTTACTTCTACAAAACTATTTTTAATACTAAGAAAAAGGCTAGTCTAGTAGTGCTTAACTCAGATGGTTCTAAGACTCTTGTTGAATGTAGAGAGCAGAACGTCCAAGGCACTACGGATGAAAAACTTCCTTACTTAGCTCTTTCAATGCAATCAGCATTAAACACAGACAACATTACTAAAGCTATTATAGTCTACGCAGGTAGTGCATTTAGGCAAGAAGCACTAGACTGGATTACTACTAGTACCAAGGTGCAGATACAGGCATTTTCATATGGAGATATATGAAAGTAACTATTACATACTTTGACGAAGACGCCTTAAGTATTGAAGAAGTTGTATCTCGTGCTAAACACAACTACGGCGAATTTACAACAGTAGAGGTAGCTCCTAACAGCAATAAGCCTAGAGATATTCTTTACTTTGCACTACAGCAGATGGTTGTTCATGAACAACTGTCATTACTATTTGATGATAAAAACCTTTATCCTCAAAGGCTATCTTTACTAACGGCGGATACTATGAGCACAGTAAAGAAGGAGTTGTCCTCGGTACTAAGAGATAACGAAATAAAGAGTACGTAGTTATGGCAGATATTGGTGCGATTGTTTTATACAAAGTTATCAAAGATAAAGACCTAGCAACTTGGGCCAAACTAAAACTTGCGTTCTTCAATCAAGCCTATACTACTATCTTCGCCACTATTGCTTCTTTCTATGATGCTTATGGGCATATACCTACATTCGAGGAATTAGGTACAGCCTATGAGAGAAGTGGAGGAGTACTTAGCTCTGTAGCATCCTTAAATAGTCTAGACATAGACGCAGACGAAATAGATATAGATGTAGCGGTTGATGCGCTAATTAATAGCTATACTCAAGACGAAACACTAAAGCTGCTTACTAAGTTTGTTGAAAACGTGAGTATGATGGATACTCAGGAAATCAAAGACCAGCTTAGTGCAGTAGTAATGAAGCTAGACGAGAAGACTCATACTTCTGAAGATATTATTAGTATGGATAACATCCTACTATTTAATACAGTAGTAGATAGAGAGTACATCAGATTTCCTAGTGGTATCTCTAATACGCTAGACTCTGTTCTAGGCGGTTTGTACCGACAGGAAATTATCTTACTAGGTGGAAAGCGCGGTGCTGGTAAGTCTATCGTTTGTGCTAACTTCGTAGAGGCTCAATATGCACTAGGACATACTAGTGTGTACTTTACTATTGAAATGTCTGGTCGTGAAACATTCCAACGACTAATGTCAATTAGAGCTGGAGTATCACATATACAGCTTAAACAAGATACTTTATCAGACTCAGATAAGCTAAAGCTAGTTAAAGCTAGAGCTGAAATGTTTACGGAGTCAGATGACCTAGTAGCTGAGTATATAGAGCATGGTGATGTACTTAAGTTTGAGGCTGCTCTAATTAAGACTAAGCATCTTAAGCCAGACAATCAGATTGTAATTATTGACGATAGAGAGCTTAGCATTACTTCTATCGACTTACACCTGCAAAAGCTGAAAGCTAAGTTCGGTGATAACTTCAAGCTAGCAGTAATCGACTACCTAAACCAGATTGTAATACCTGGAAATCAAGGAGGCATGTACGATTGGACTGCTCAAATCACTGTAAGTAAAAAGCTGAAGGAACTTGCTAGAAAGTACGACATTTGTATTGTGTCACCATATCAGATTGATGATAATGGAGGTACTAGGTTCGCTAAGGGTATTCTAGATAGCTGTGACGTAGCTTTCCTACTAGATGCACACGATAAGGATGACGGTACTATCTCTTTCGAGACTACTAAGATTCGTGGTGGTCCACCTCTTGACTTTAGTAACGGTATTAATTGGGAGACGTTGAAGATTAACCCAGCAGAGTGTGAGAAACCTACTAAGAAATCTAAGAAAGAAAAAACCGAAGCACCTACAGTAGTTGAAGATGCTAACGATTTAGATATACCTAAACCTAAACCAAAAGGTAACCAACCTTGGGACTGAAATGACAGAAGTAGAAAACATACTGCAAGAGAACAACGTAAGGTATACACCTAAGGGTAAAGACCTCCTAGTAAACTGCCTAAGCCCGGAGCATGAAGACCGTAATCCTTCCATGCGAATAGATAAGAATCTAGGCATTGGAAGGTGCTTCTCCTGCGGCTTCTCAGTTAATGTATTTGACTTTTATGGAGTTCAAGTAGATGGAAGACTAGCTAGAATAGACTTGCTAAAGGCAAAGATTAAAGAAGTTATAGAAGAATCTAGAGGCTTGGAGCTTCCTGCTAAAGTAGCTCCTATTAGTGAACCTTTCAGGGATATTAGTGTCAATACATATAGGCACTTTGAAGCATATGAAGAAAATGGTAGAATCTGTTTTCCTATGCGAGATACAAATGGTAAAATTAGAGCTTTCAACGCTAGGGCTATTGACCCAAATGTTGAGCTAAGGTACCTTATTACACCTCCAGGAGCTAAAGTACCTTTATTTCCTGCAAAACCACAGCCAGAGCATAGCACTATCATTATAGTAGAAGGCATCTTTGATGCGTTACGACTATGGGACTATGGTTTCAAGAATGTTATAGCTCTTAGTGGAGTTAATAGACTACACGGAAAGAAGGGCTTAAATAAGGAAGTAGTGTCAATCTTCAAGCTTTCAGGCGTATCTAGAATATACCTGATGCTAGATGGTGATGACGCTGGTAGACAAGCAACTGAAGATATTAAACCGTTACTAGAAGCTGAAAACTTCTTTGTTATGGATGCAGGACTGGCAGATGGCGAAGACCCATGCGACCTAACTAAAGAACAAGTAAGTGCATATCTAGCTAACATGGCTTCCTCTAGCCTAATAAAAAGGAAAGATAATGAATAGACGTATCGCCGTAATCGAAAAGTGCCCGTCGAGCAATCGGTATAAGGACTACTTTGAATTTGACTTTGAACTATTTAGACTTAGCTCCGTTAAACTAGCAAAAGTTCTAAAGAAAGACGTGGACATTGAGTTCAACCCAGATGACTATGACTATGTAATTCTAGTAGGTAGTGAAGCTGCAAAGTACTACGCTAAAATTACCTCAGTAACTGACTTCGCAGGCCACTTAGTAAATGATAAGTTCATTCCACTAGTAAACCCTGCAATGATTGTATTCAAGCCTGAGAATAAACCTCAGTTCCTCGCTAGTGTAGAAAGACTACATAAAGTCCTAGAAGGAAAAAGCCTAGTAAATACTTCTGGAACCTGGCTAGGAATTCAAGATAAGGAAGAAGCGCTACGCTACCTAGACCTAGTTGATGCGTTTGCTAGTGAAACTGGAGTGCTAGCCCTAGATACGGAAACTACGGCACTGTATCCACACGATGGATATGTACTAGGTATCAGCATTTGTGCTAGAGAGCAAAATGCTGCATATATTGATACTGACTGTGTTGACGACGAAGTTGCAGCTAAATTTCAGTATCTTTTCAATAAATACAAAGTAGTATTTCATAACGCTAAGTTTGACGTTAAAATGCTACAGTATCACTTTAACTTTAAGTTCCCTGACTTAGAGGATACTCTAGTTCTGCACTATGTACTAGACGAGACTCAGGGTTCACACGGCCTAAAGAGTCTAGCGCTAAAGTATACAGAATTTGGTGCTTACGATAGCGAGCTAGATGACTTCAAAAAGGCTTATTGCAGAGAGCACGGCCTTCTAGAGTCTGAGTTCTCTTACGAGCGGATTCCTTTTAGTACTATGTATCCTTATGCTTGTTTAACCCATGATTCTCATGTGTATATGGAAGATGGCTCTTTAAAGACAATAGGTGATTTAGTAAGAAGTAAGAGTACCGAGAAGGTACTATCTTACAACTTCAAAACCGGGTCTATTGAGGCTAAACCTATTTACGGGTGGGTGAAGCAGCCTCACACGTCAAAAGAGTGGTTTCAGCTACGAATTGGTATGGGTTCACAAGAAACAGGTACTAAAGGTTCTCTGCAAGGACCTAAGTACACTGGTGACCACAGAGTATATCTACTAGATAGGGGGTGGACAGAAGTAAAAGATATTCACGTAGGTGATAGAATACTATCACAAGAGAAAGATCTTAGTGAGGATAGCTACCAAGTACTGTATGGTTCCCTACTAGGAGATGGGTATTTACACGCTAGGAATAATTCCGGAGCTGGTGTAACAGTTAGCCAAGCAGAGCCAAGAAAAGAGTATGTCGCGTTCAAGGCTAGTATGCTAGGAGCCCATACGCTACAAGTTTCCTCTACTAAAGGCCTAGACAACAGGAACGATATGTATACCTACTCAAGTGGGTACTCATTATTATATACCGACCTGTATAACGGATTAGAAACACGAAGTGGTAGCTACAAGTATAAACTAAAAATAACTGAAGATTTAGCTAAAAAAATAGACTTAAGGGCTATTGCTATATGGTACATGGATGATGGAAACTTAGCAGGCAGTCAACCACGTATATGGAGTAGAACCCTTACAGAGGAAGAGGTACCTGTAATCCTGCGTAGGATGGAGGAATTAGGCCTAAAAGGGTTTCGTTACCATAATGATGGTGTAAATAATCAGTTTTTAGTGTGTGATAGTGAACATGCAGAGCACTTCTTTACTGCCATTAGTACGTACCTTCATCCAGACTGCTATTATAAAATTCCTGCTAAATACCACGGTACCTATTCCCCTTATAAGTGGAGCAGTGAGTCTAGTAACTACTATTATGCAACTATTTATGAGATACCAAAGTGGGAGCCTCCTCTAAGTAGGAGAGGGTACGCAACTAAGTGGTGCATAGATGTGCAAGATAATGCTAACTTTTTTACTAAGTCTGGCTTGGTACATAACTGCAAAGACACCGGAGTAACCCTAGAACTATATAACAAGTTCAAACCACTAGTAACTGCTAATAGCAAGCTAGACCATGTGTATAATCGTCTACTAATGCCCTCTCTACGAGCACTAGTAGATATTGAGCTAGCTGGAGTGCCTTTCGATAAGCGTAGACTACAGTTTGCTCAGGCTACTATTGATAAAGCTATTGCAGACGCTACGAAGCACCTATACTCCCTACCAGAGGTAATAGAGTTTGAGAAAGAGCAAGGCAAGGAATTCAATCCTAATAGTGTTCTTCAGCTACGTAAGCTACTTTTCGATAAACTAGGATTAATTCCTCTAGCTAAGAAGACTGGAACTGGTTTACAAAGTACAGATGCTGAGGTACTAGAAAGTCTAGACGGCCAGCACGAAGTAGTAAATAGTATTATCTCCATCAGAAAGCTAGGAAAGATTAAAAACACCTACGTTGATAATCTTCTAGCAAACCTTAATAGAGACCTTAGAGTACGAACAGGATTCAACCTTACTAGTACTACATCTGGGCGCTTATCTAGCTCAGGGAAGTTTAATGCACAGCAGCTTCCTAGAGATGAGAAGCGCGTAAAGGGTGCAATTAAGGGTACTGGAGCCTACGAAGGCTGGAAGATAGTAAGCCAAGACCTCCAAACTGGTGAGGTATATATCGCAGCGGTTCTGTCCGGAGATAAGAAACTTCAGCAGATTTTTATTGATAAAAAGGATTTTCACAGCAGTATTGCTAAGGAAGTGTTCAGCCTTCCATGTGCAGTTGATGACGTAAAGAAGTACTTCAAGGATAAGAGGCAGGCTGCTAAGGCGGTCACATTTTCTATCTTATACGGAGCCGGAGCCTCAAAAGTGTCTGACACCGTAAGCAAAGACTCTGAGAGCCCTTTCACCTTATCAGATGCTCAGGAAGCTATTGACTTGTACTTTGAAAAGTACAGCTCATTGAAAAAGTGGCTAAAAAGCGTAGAAGCTGAGATTAAGTCTAAGGGTTTTATTTATACCTCTTTTGGACGTAAACGTAGACTAAAAAATGTCTTTAGCCCAGACAAAGGAATCGCTGCACACGAAATCAGGAGTGGGACCAATGCGGCCGTCCAGGCACTCTGCAGCGACATTAACCTACTAGCTACTGTTGATATGATGGAAGAGATTAAAAGACGTAAGATGCGCGCTGAGATCTTTATGCTAGTACACGACTCAATCGTAGCAATCGTGCATCCTGACGACGTTGCGTTGTATTGCGAAATTCTAGCGAAGTGTACACAAAAGGATAGAGGCTTTTCTATCCCAAACTGTCCAATCGGGATTGACCAAGAGATTGGGGATGACTACTCCTTCGGCGCTTGGGATGATGAGTGGAAGGAGTGTTTTGATGATTACTTTGGCGAAAATCAACTGGCCAGTGTATCCACTAAGTCCTAATGTAGAGCTTCTAGACTATGAAGGCTTTAAGCTAGCTAGGAATAATGCGGACAAGGACTTTAAGCTCCTTGACGCACCTAGCATTGAAGCTGACAGCTTGGGAATGCGTAGACTTCTTTACGCTTCTGCGCCAAGCATCGAAAACTACCAGCTTTATAAACTTTCCTTGCCTATCCATAGGTATGCAGATATTTTTATGTTCATAGATGAATACAGTACCTATATAGATAGCAAGGGTGTAGTTTTTAAGTACACTAGAAGTATGTATGTGCCTCTAAAGTACCATAGAATAAAGAAGTTCACGCTTCTAGATACTGGTGCTTTAATTCATCTTCCATTTATTCACACTCCTTTTTACATAAACCGACCCCCAAGGTTAGAAGATAAGTACGCTGGACTCTTACATGTAGGTAAGGGCTACGTTTTATATAGTATTGAGGAGGAACTTAAACCTAACACTAGGAGAATGATATAACTACTATTCTAGCATTTATGGTTGTCATAGCATTTGTTCTGGTACTAGCATCAACGTGGGTATACTTTATATGAGAAAGGCAGTACTAAGCAATAGAATATACTTAGAGAAGTCTACACCTGATGAACTAGACCAGATTAAGGGAGCGCTAAAGTACGTTATAACTAGGAAGACAGGGGTAACCACACGGTCTGAGACTATTAATAACTTTTCTAGAGTATCTGATAACGTATGCTCGATTCCTTCTGGTCGTATGGATTTAGTAGCTAGCGACTATGAGATTATTGATAAGCGAGTTCTCAAGCCTGTGCAGTTTCCTAGGTTTGGAGGTACATTAAGGCCTTCACAGCAGGAAGTATACGACCAGATAAATGACTCATGTATGCTCAATGCTCCTGTAAGCTATGGTAAGACATTCACAGCACTAGCTATAGCTGCTAAGCTAGGACAGAAGACGCTTATCGTAACACATACTACCATGCTGCGCGACCAATGGATTGAAGAAATCGACAAGATTTTTGGTATTGAAGCGGGCATTATCGGTACTGGCAAGTTTAATATAAGACCTATAATCGTTGTAGGTAATGTACAGACGATTACTAAGCGTATGCCTGACTTGTCAGATGCTTTTGGTACTATTGTACTAGATGAGTGTTTAGACTACACCAGTCAAGTGGACACCTTAGAGCACGGACCTATGTCTATAGGTACTATTGTAAACCAGGAACTACCTGTACATGTAAGGTCTTTCGACTTAGTAACAAATCAAGAGGTGTATAAAAAAGTACTTAGATTCTTTAAGAATAAGGAGGAGTCTTGTCTTAAAATAAAGCACAGTGTAGGCAGTATAAAAGCTACCTATAATCACTCTTTCTTTATAGAAAGCAAAGATGGAATAATAAGTAAAGTAAAAGCAGAGGACTTATCAGTTGGAGATAATTTAATACTAACAAATAATAGGCATAAATCTAGGCTAGCATTAAAAGAGTCTTCATTGCCCATAATTCTAGGTATTTTACTGGGAGACGGTAACCTATCTATAGCTAATAAAGCTAATAATAGTGTTCGCCTTCGCTTTACTAATGGTGAAGCGCAACTAGACTATCTTCTTTACAAAGAAAGACTAATTACCTCTATAATTTCTAATGAGGTTACTCTTGTAGAGGGGCACTCTGGATATAAAGTAGAAAATAAGGTATACAGCTTACAGACTAAGTCATTTGAGGACTCCTTTAGCTTATATGATAAGCTATATGTAAGTGGACACAAAAAACTAGTTCCAGCAGACCTAGCTAATAAACTAGATGTGCTAGCCTGGTCTCTTATTTTTCAAGATGATGGATCTTGTACTACAAGCAATGTTACCTTTAGCTTCTGTGAACTGGATGAGGAGTCTATACATAACTTGGGACATTCTTTAATTAACTTAAACCTTGTAGACGAGTACTATATATATACGTGTAATAGAGGGTTTAATTATCTGAACCTAAACGCAAATAACTCTAGAAAGTTTTTACATAGTATAGCTAAGTATATACATCCCTGTATGCGGTATAAGCTAGGTAGTTTACTACCGATGCTAGCAGATGTACCATTCGAGGAACACTTCGACCTTATAAAGGAACATATAAAACCTTACTATACTAGACCTATTATATCAATTGAGCCTAGTACTTTAATGTACGGCAATAGGTTCAATATAGAGGTAGAGGATACTCATACATACTTTGCCAACGGGGTACTAGTATCAAACTGTCACCACGTCTCTGCTTCCACATTCAGTTCTATCTTAGATAAGTCTAAAGCACGCTATAAGATTGGACTCTCTGGTACTCTTACTAGAAAGGACATGAAGCATGTGCTATTTAATGACTACTTTGGATTCCATGTTCTAAAGCCAGACAAGGAAAACTGTATGACTCCACAGGTAGTTGTTGTGGAGACAGATATACGCTTTCCGGGCGGTAAACATTGGGCTAATAAGATTACTGAACTAGAAAACGAACTACCAGAATATAGGCGATTAATAGTAGACTTAGCCACTAGTGCGGCGTCAAAAGGGTATAAAGTACTAGTAGTTGCCTCTAGAGTTGAATTTCTAGTATGGGCGGCCGAACAAGTACCTAGAGCAGCTAGTATTACTGGTCAAGTAAAGGACATTAAGGAAAGAACTAGTATCCTGAACAAGATTGGTACAGGAGAGCTAGACGTTATTTTTGGTACTATGTCTATCTTCTCAGAAGGAATTTCTCAAAATGATTTAAGCTGTCTAATTCTAGCAACGCCCACTAATAATGAGCCTATGCTAACACAGCTGATTGGACGAATTATTAGAGAAGTACCCGGTAAAAAGCAACCACTTATCCTAGATATCTCATTGAAAGGCTCTACAGTTAAGGGTCAGTCTGCTGTTAGACTAGGCCATTACTTAAAGTCCGGTTATCAGGTAAGGGTTTTGAAAAAATAAACAAGATTTTATTATTCAGACTCTGTATAATATTACTTGTCGGTTGGGAAACTATATGACAATCTTCTTTGACTGGCAAAAGGTATGCCGCAAGTGTAAGTACGATTCATACGCTGTACTTAAAACAGTTACGGATTTTTCTCGCACTGGAGTACCTTCCAACTTAGCTGGAAACAGCTTTATACTTAATGTACACGACTTAGCTGCTAGTAAGTTTTACGATGCAGAAAAGTTTGACTACATACTTTTAGCTGCGATTAGAAACTATTTCGATTACGCTTATCAAGGCAATGCTGGCTTATGGTTACCTATGAGTCACACTGTCGATAAAGTTAAAATCTCCAAAAATAGACTATTGCAAATCACTGACAATTACATTCATTTCAAATACGAGGAAAACTCATCATGGCTCTAAAATTCAAAGACACCAAAGGAACCGCACAGAAAGGCGCCGAAAGCTACACGTACAAAGATGGAGAGAACGTAATCCGAATCTTCGGTGACGTTATTCCACGCTACGTTTACTGGGTTAAGGCAAAGCAAGACAAACAAATTCCTATGGAATGTCTAGCTTTTGACCGAGACAAAGAGAAATTTACTAACAAAGAAAAAGACTACGTTCGCGAGCGCTTCCCTGAGCTTAAGTGTGGCTGGGCATACGTAGTTCAAGGTTACTCAGTGGCAGATAAAAAGCCTGTAGTGATTAACCTTAAAAAGAAACTGTTTGACCAGATTCTTTCTGCGGCTGAAGACCTAGGTGATCCTACCGATCCAGATACTGGTTGGGACATTGTGTTCAAACGTGCTAAAAATGGGCCTTTAGCGTATAACGTAGAATACACGCTGAGCGTTTTACGCTGCAAGCAGCGTTCCTTAAGTGAAGAAGAACGTGAACTAATTGCTAATGCAAAGCCTATCGACGAGCTAGTACCTCGACTAACTCCGGAAGAACAGAAGGACTTCCTAGATAGCCTAGATAGTTCCAATGCTCCGGCTCCTGCTGAAGTAACCGCTGCAATCGCTACTGAAGAAGTAGACGATATTCCTTACTAAGAAGCTAATAGCCCCTTTATGGGGCTATTATTGCCTGGAGACTACATGCTAGATACACAGATTATTTTTACGTATAGAGAGCTAATAGAGGCTTTCAACCAGTGGAACTCTGTTTTAGATAATGGAGACGTTCCTAAAACTCCTCCTGGTACTAATGCAGGTGAAATGTTCACCAACTATCTAATCGAAGTTATAAATAAGATTAGAGCGGATAGACTTACTTCATACAACAAATGACTTCAAGTAATGCAGAGTACGATAAGAAGCTACTGGCTAAGGGTAGCACTTATCGTCGTATAGGAGAGTATAAAACTGCACTAATCCCAATAGAGCATGAATGCTTAGGTTGTGGTAATATATACTTAAGAGCCCCCAAAACAGTATTAAAATCTACTACCTGTCCTACCTGTAGAGCCAAAAAAGCTACGTGGACTAATGAAATATACGATGAGAAGATAAAACAGACTAGATATAGACGTGTAGGTACATACATAAATAACCTAACCAATATACTACATGAGTGCCTAGACTGTGGCAGTACACATGAAGTAAGACCTCAGAGTGTTATTCAAGGCCATAAATGTAAATTTTGCTCTAATAGAGCTTTGAAAACTACAGCTGAATATATAATGGAACTAGGAGATAGAAATATTGAGGTTATAGGGGAATATAAAGGTAGACAGTTACCTTTAGTACATAAGTGTACTGTTTGTGGTAATCTGTGGGAAGCTACACCTAATAATACGATTGGTAATCTATCTGGCTGCCCCGTATGTGCAAAGAATAAGCTACGTAGTAATAGTGAAGAAGAGCTAACAAAGTTTATTCAATCAGTATATCCTGGCTGGGTAGAATTAAATGATAGGTCTATTCTAGGTGGTAAAGAGCTGGATATTTTATTGCCAGACTTAGGTATAGCTATTGAGTTTAACGGAACCTATTGGCATCGGGAGGCTCTAGTAGGTAGAAATTACCACCTAAATAAAACTATAGGAGTGGAAAATTTTGGATATAGGTTAATTCATATAAATGAGGATGAGTGGATACATAAGCAACATATTGTAAAGTCTAGGCTAGAGTCTTTAGTAGGTACTTCAGTAAAGATAGCTGCTAGAAAATGCGTAATTAGACAAGTAAGTCCAGATGACGCCTCATTATTTCTAGTAGCTAATCATATTCAGGGAACGTGCGTGTCTAAGTATCGGTACGGGTTGTACTTGGATAGTCGCTTAGTTGCTATTATGACGTTCGGTACGCCACGATTTAATAGTGTCTATAATTATGAACTATTACGCTATTGTAGTATATTGGGCAGTACTGTTATTGGTGGGGCATCTAAATTACTTAGAGCTTTTACTAAAAGTAATATAGGAACTATTATTAGCTATGCAGATCGTAGGTGGAGCACAGGTAACTTATATATGAAACTAGGCTTTAGATTTAGTCATTTTACAGACCCTAGTTATAGGTACTATAAAGGATTAGACTCCCTCTCTAGACACCAATGTCAGAAGCATCTGTTAGTACAACAAGGTTACGATATTAATAGTACTGAGGTCGAAATTATGCAACATAGAGGATATCATAGAGTTTTTGACTGTGGTAACTCCGCCTGGGTTTTAGAGGATAACAAATGAAAGTACTATTTACAGCTGACTTACATATAAAGCTAGGCCAGAAGAATGTACCTGTAGAGTGGCAACTAAATAGGTATAGAAGCCTTTTTCATAGTATAAAAGACTTGATGCAGAACTGTGACCTTCTAGTATTAGGTGGTGACGTATTTGATAAAGTACCTTCTATGGTTGAGCTAGGCCTATACTTTGAAATGCTTGAGATTTTCAAAGATATTCGTACTATTATTTACCCCGGTAACCACGAAGCTGTTAAGAAAAATACAACATTCCTAAGTAACTTATCACTAGTAACGTTATCTGCTAGTAACGGTAATATTAGGATTATTGATGACTTCCTGACTATTGATAATATGGACTTTATTCCGTATAATAAACTTCGAGAGTCCTGGCCAGAGTTTACGGGGAATATTTTATTTACTCACGTGCGTGGAGAGATTCCTCCACATGTAAAGCCAGAGATTGACCTGAGTTTACTAGACCGATGGCCTCTAGTACTAGCAGGGGACTTACACTCTCATAGTAATAGCCAGCGTAATATTGTGTACCCAGGGTCTCCAGTAACTACTAGCTTTCACAGAAGTGAAGTTACTAGTGGTGTAGTTATTCTAGATTCTGATTTACTAGAATGGGACTTCTACGAACTGGACCTACCACAGCTAATCAGAAAAACCGTCGGCTCTGCAGCCGAAATGGTTCCAACTAGCTACCATCACACAATATTTGAAGTGGAGGGTGACGTAGGACAATTAGCTACGGTTAAGAACACAGAACTTCTAGACAAGAAGTTAGTTCTACGTGAGCATAAAGCCAGTCTAGACTTGAGAAACCTACCTGTACAGGAGGAGCTAAGGATTTACTTAGAGAACGTGTTGAAGGTTCCTAACGTAGATAAGGTATTAAAGGAAGCAGATGATTACATTAAAGACGCTTAACTGGAGCGGGTTATTTAGTTATGGACTAGATAATAGTGTAGCTTTAGACGAGGAACCAATCGTACAGCTAGTAGGCGTGAATGGTTCTGGCAAGTCTTCAATACCCCTAGTTCTAGAAGAGGTACTATTTAATCGCAACTCAAAAGCGATTAAGAAAGGTGACGTATTTAACCGAGAGCTAGGTAGTAATAAGTATTCTGCCTCCTGTAACTTCGTTATAGATGATAGAGCGTTTACACTTAGTGTAACTCGCTCCGGCGCCACCCAGAAGGTTAAACTACTAGAAAATGGGTTGGACGTGTCTAGTCATACGGCTACAGCCACCTTTTCTCAAGTTGAGGATTTATTTGGTATAGACCCCAAAACGTTTAGTCAGCTAATTTATCAGAATAGCACTTCTTCTCTACAGTTCCTTACGGCTACTGACTCTAACCGAAAGAAGTTCCTTATTGACTTACTATCTCTAGATAGGTACTTAACTATTTTTGAGAGGGTTAAGCAAGCGTACAAGGAAGTAAACGAGTCTCTGATTAAACTACAGGCTAAGGAATCTACTGTTAGGTCCTGGTTAGAGGAAGCAGCTAAGAAGTCCCTAGTAGAGTTAGAGCTAGAGCCCCTTCCTATGCTAGATAGTACAAAAGCGACCCAATTAGCAGAGCATAAAGCTCAACTAGCAGAAATAAGTAAGATCAATAGCAAGATTGCTAGTAACAAGCATTACAAGGAACGTCTTGCTGCTATCAATCCCGCTGCTCTAGTAAGTACAAAACCGAAACAAAATCTAAAACCTCTAGAGAATAAAAAGTCAGAAGTACAGCTAGAGCTACGTCAGCAAGGTGCTATTATCACCAAGTATAAAGGACTAACTGCTGGAGCTTGTCCTACTTGTGCACAAGAAATTGACGTGCAGCGTATAAATGGAATTCTAAATACAGCTAGAACCAGTATTGCAGACTTAAGAAAAGTAGAGGCTAAGGTATTAGCGGAGATTACAGAGGCTGAAAAGATTAATGCTGAAGTAACTGCTCACCAACAGCTAGTTTCAGAATTTGAGCAGTTTAGCAACTTAGTAGACAATACCCTTCCTGGTATCCTATTAGACAAACAAGAACTAGAACAAAGCATTGCTAGCATGACAGCTTACCTAAAAGATGTTAATGCTAGAATTGAGAAGGTTAGCAAGTCTAATAATGCTAAGAGTTCTCATAATGCTGAAGTTGCTGCAATTAGGGGTCAGTTAGAAAGCTACACTAAGCAGCTGGATAGTATTTCAGTTGACTTAATTAAAGTATCTAGCAACTTATCTGTACTAGAAATTCTTAAGAAAGCCTTTAGTACTACTGGCTTAATTGCTTATAAGATAGAGAACTCTGTTAGAGAACTAGAAAGTTTGACTAACACTTATCTAGCGGAGCTTTCAGACGGTAGATTTGAATTGCTGTTTGAGCTTCACAACGATAAGCTAAATGTAGTGATTGTAGACAATGGAAAGAATATTGAGATTACTGCACTTTCCGCAGGTGAACTATGTAGAGTTACTACTAGTACGCTTCTAGCAATTCGTAGGCTTATGGCAACTTTATCTAAGCATCGTATTAATGTACTTTTCCTAGATGAGGTTATTGATAGCCTAGACCTAGACGGAAAGGAGCGGCTTATTGAAGTGCTACTACGGGAAGACTGTTTAAATACCTTTCTAATCTCACACTCGTATTCACATCCACTAGTAAAGAAATTAACAATTATAAAAGAAGATGGTATAAGTAGGATTGATTATGGCAGTTGATAGCAGAGCAAAAGGCGCTAGAGCAGAGACGGTTGTGCGAGACGAAATGCGTAAACTAACTGGCTTACAGTGGGAGCGCATTCCGGCATCTGGAGCACTTGCGGCAGTACACCAGTTAAAGGGTGACTTATATGTACCAGGGGAGTATAACCACTACTGTATAGAAGTGAAGCACTACGCAGAAGACCAGTTATCATCTACGTACTTAACTGGTGTCAATCCGCAGCTTTCTCAATTTTGGGGTCAGACAGTAAGAGAATCTTTACAAGTAAATAAGAAACCACTACTTATTTATAAGTACGATAGGTCTAAGCTATATGCTTGCATGGATAACCTATTAGTAGAACCAGATGAGTACCCTCACCGCTATTTGTATAGCTATGAAGGATTCTATATTACAAGACTAGAACAGTGGGTGAGCTACTGTAAACCGGAGTGGATCAAGTAATGGAAGACATTGACGATTTGAAAGCTCTTGCTAAAGGTAAATCCTTTGCTAGTATGTCTTCTAAAGACCCAGAGATTGTAATGGTGGTGGATGCGATCAATTTAGGTTTTCGCTTTCTTACTACTGGTCAGCTAGACTTTGCAGATGAGTATGTTAAAACTGTACAAAGTCTAGCTCAGAGTTACAAAGCAGGAAGGATTATTATTGCTTGCGATAAAGGAGCTTCTAGCTATAGAAAGAACCTATATCCTGAGTATAAGGCTAACCGTAAAGAGAAGCAAGCCCTACAAACTCCAGAAGAAAAAGCTAAATTCGAAGCCTTCTTTCAGGAGTTTGAGCGTACTCTAGTTTTACTAGAAGAACTATACGTTGTGCTACGCTATGAGGGTGTTGAGGCTGATGACATTGGAGCCTACTTAGTAAGTGCTTTAAGCTATAAACACCTTTGGCTTATTTCAACCGATAAAGATTGGGATTTACTAGTATCTGATAAGGTTTCTCGCTTTAGTTATGTAACTAGAAAAGAAGTTACTGAAGATACGTGGCCTTACGAGTGTACTAATGATAACTATCTAGGACTAAAAGTTCTAAGTGGTGATGCAGGAGATAATATTACAAAGCCAGAAGGCCTAGGGCCTAAACGCTCTCTAGCTCTACTAGAAGAGTATGGTGATATCTTTGGAGTAATCGAGGCTATACCACTACCAGGTAAACAAAAGTTTATCCAGAATCTTAATGCTGCAAAAGACTTGCTTTATAGAAACATAGAATTAATGGACCTAGCTACTTTCTGTAGAGAAGCTATTGGTGAAGACAACATAAAAGACATAAACGAGAGATTGAATTGATACTAACAGATAAAGTAACCTCTAAAGATACTAAAAGCTATAAAAGGTATAAAGAACTTCAGTATGTACCAAATAAAGAAGGGTACTATGATGTGGCCCCGGTAGACTTATCAGAGGGAAGCCACCAAGTAGTGGTAGTAAAGTGTGATAGTGGTAAGAACTCCAATTGTTTAGGTGTATTTGAAAGAGAGTGGAGACTTGTAGTAAAGCAGAGACGACGTATAGGTAATAAAGACTATTGTATGTTTTGCCAAAAAACAGAGGAGTTTTCTGGGAGGTCTAACCCTAATACTAAGTACTTTTTTGATGATTCACTATTGGATAATGTAGATACCGCGGAAAAGGCGTATCTGTTAGGTTGGATAGCTAGTGATGGTGCGATAAGGCACAGTGGTTCCATAGCTATATCTGTTAGGGATTATGACTGTGATATACTTTTAAAATTAAGAGCTATTGTAGATACTAATTTGCCTATTGCGGAAATTAAGTCAAATATGCTATTGCTAACCATTAACTCTACTCAAATGTCTAGGGCATGTGTAAAGCACCTAAAGTTGGATGCAGCTGGAAAAAAAGATACTAAGGTACAGTTCCCCGATTTAGCTACTGAGGAGCTACAATGGGCTTTCCTAAGAGGGTACTATGAGGGAGATGGTAGTTTAAATAGTAGACGAAATGTATTTCATCCTATACCTAGAGTAAATATTAGCTCAAATTCTATAGGTATGTTGGAAAGCATACGGGCACTAGTAGGTGTTGGTAACGTATACACTAATACTACAAATAATCAGCATTCCTGGGAAATTAGTAGTGGAGCAGCTAGTATACACTTTTTAGATAAACTATACCAAAATAACTTTATACCTAGGCTGAATCGTAAATATGACTTATACTGTACCTATTCCTCTTGGAAGCCTAGTGTAGATAAGGATACTATTATTCCACATCCTCTAGGAGAAATACATGTAGTTAAGTCAAACAAGAATGCAGTGGTTCCAAGCATTAACGATATTAATGCTTCTGGTATTGACCTACACATTATAGAAAAAGTTCAGGACTTTACATCAACAGTATCTTTATACACTACAGGTATAAAAGTTAAACCGCCTACAGGGTACTACTTTATCTTAGTAGGGAGAAGTAGCATTAGTAAAAGTGGGTATAGTCTTGCTAATGCAATCGGAATTATTGATCAGAATTACATAGGAGAAATTATGGTTGCTTTACGGAAAGATGAGGATATGGAACTAACACTACCAAATAGGTTAGTACAACTAGTATTAATGCCAAAGCTAGACTTTGACTTAGTTCTAGTAGATGAACTCGAAGATAGTGCCCGTGGAACGGGCGGGTTTGGTAGTACGGGGGTTAATTAATGTTCGTTCCTTCCACTAGAGCTCAAATTATTACACGTAGAACGTACAACAGGCCCCTAAATGAGGCGGGTACAGAGTTTGAGACGTGGGAGCAAACTGTAGATAGAGTTATCGCTCATCAAAAATGGCTTTGGGAACGCGCACTAACACAGAAGAGCTGGCCTGATATGCCTCTAAATGATATTACTGAGGATATGCAGGAATGGGTATGCTTAGTAGATAGTCAGCTTGAGGAACTAGCGCAGTTACGTGAACTTCTTCTAGAGAGGAAAGTAGCTGTAGCTGGACGTACTTTATGGCTCGGTGGTACTAATATTGCCAAGACCATAGCTATGAGTCAATTTAACTGCGCTGCCATAAACGCCCAGACCGTGCACGACATAGTAGATATATTCTGGGGTCTTCTTAATGGCTCTGGTATGGGTTTTCGACCAGTACCTGGTACCTTAACCGGCTTTAGAAAAGTTATTCCTAAGGTAACGTTTATCCCTTCCACTAGAACAGCGGATGAGAAGGGTACTGAGTTTAATGAAGAGTACATGGAAGATGGCATTTGGTATATCAGAGTTGGTGATAGCGCTATTGCCTGGGCAAAGTCAGTAGGCAAGATTCTAGCAGGTAAGTATAACGCTAAGGAACTTATTATTGACTTCTCAGAGATTCGTGGTGGTGGAAAAAGACTTAGAAACTATGGGTGGCTAAGTCAAGGGTCTACGGGTCTTATGAAGTCCTACAAGAAAATTGTAGACATAATGAATAAGCGAGCAGATTCCCTACTATCATCTATTGATATTCTAGACGTAGTAAACCTTCTAGGAACTGTACTATCTACTCGTAGGTCTGCGCAGATAGCTATTATGGATTACTCTAGTCCTGAGTGGGAACTATTTGCTAGAGCTAAGTCACATATCTTTAGCAACGATGGTAGCGAAACTGGTCTTGAGCATAGAACGCAGAGTAATAACTCTATCCTATTTGACTCTAAGCCTTCCAAGAAGGAATTATCTAGCCTACTATGGATGATGCACCGCGGTGGTAAGGGTGAGCCTGGACTGATTAACGGTGTAGAACTTAAACGCCGGGCCCCGTGGGCAACCCTGATGAACCCTTGCGCAGAGATCCTACTTCCTAGTAAGGGTGGAACCTGTAACCTAGTCTCCATTGACCTTGGAAAGTTCAAAGGTAGTAACCACGAGTTACATGACGCGGCTAGAATTATCTCTAGAGCAAATTACCGTCAAACGTGTGTTGACTTTAGGGACGGTATTCTACAAGAAAGCTGGTCACTTAATTCTGATCACCTAAGACTATGTGGTGTTAGCTTAATGGGTGTTGCTAAACGTCCTGATATGGGTGCGTATGAATACCGTACTCTACGTAGACACCAAACATCCGCGGCTTATAGTATGGCTGAGGAACTAGACCTGCCATATCCGAAGAACATTTCTACTATCAAACCTGAAGGTACTCAGAGTAAGTGTTACGACTCTACTGAAGGTATGCACAAACCTCTAGGAAAGTATATCTTTAATAACGTAGCCTTTAGTATTCATGATCCACTAATCGATATTCTACGTAAAGCTAACTATAGAGTCTTTGCACATCCTTATGATACTACAGCGATGCTAGTTACTTTACCAATATCCTATGAGGATGTAAAGTTCGATGTAGTCGATGGTAAGGAAGTTAACCTAGAGTCTGCTGTAGACCAGCTAAATAGATACAAGATGCTTATGGATAACTACTGCGACCAGAATGTTAGTTGTACTATTAGCTATGATGAGAATGAGCTAGAAGATATTACTGACTGGTTATACAGCAACTGGGATTCTTATGTAGCAGTTAGCTTTCTAAAGCGTAATGATCCATCTAAAACTGCTAAGGACCTTGGTTACCCATATCTACCACAAGAGGTAGTTACCGAAGCTGAATACCTAGAGTATACTGCTAAGCTACTAGATATTAACCTAGATAGTAGTAACTCTCATGAGGAGCTATTAGAGGAGGGCTGCTCCGGTGGAGTTTGCCCAATTAGGTAATGTGTAACCCACAAGCATTGGAGAGGCTTCGGCCTCTCCAGGTAAAGCCTAAACCCCTATACTGCACTGGTAGTAACAATTGCTGGTGCGCCAAGGTTACCTTTATCTTACCAGTGCCAAAAGTTACGCAGACGTGTATGAGTCCTACTGAAATGCTAAGGCAGCCAGGGCTTAATCAAGAGGATGTAGTCTACCTAGAAACTCTAAAGCATAGAGAATTTATTTACTAAGGAATAATAATGAGTGATATTACTAAAAGAGTTGGAAAATTTGCACTATCTAGAGCCTTTGTGGAGAGTAACCCAGACGTGGCTATGACTATTATGGGTATGTGTATTATAGTTAGAGGTGAAACTATATACTATAGTGACATGATAGAGTACGTAGCCATTTCACCCTTCTTTGAGTTACTAGACCCAGGTAAGTTAGTGCCAGAGTATAGTGTGCTACAAAAAGAGATAGATGGAAATGTGACTATAAGCTTTCGGAAGTGCTAATTTAAGTATACCAGGACGTTTTCGCATACGTAGTACTTAGCACGTACCAGGTGCTAAGTTGAAAACCGAACCAAATTTAAAACCGAACCAAATTGAAAACCGAACCAAATTGAAAACCGAACCAAATTGAAAAAGCCCCTAACAGAGGAATCCGTTAGGGGCTTTTCTTTTATGCTACTAGTCCAACTTTATAGACTGTAGCACCTTTCTCTTTTACTGCCGTTAGTACCTGCTTCTTAGTACCGTGTGAAACGTGTACCCAACCTGAGTTAGGGTCTCCAGGAGTGTAGAACTCTAGAATTAGCTGGCGAAAGTCTAGATTATCTCTGATCCATTTAGCTACTTCATAGTTAGAAACACCAGGAACTTCAATATCAGCAGCGGAACCTTCCATGTGGTCGGAAGTCTTAGAACCTCCTACTTCTCTGTTTACTTCAGGACTTCTATAACCACTTAGTACTTTAACTGAGCCAAACTTATCACGTATTGGTTGTAGAACAGAAATGGCTAGTACCTCTAGGTTAATAGTAGCGCTAGAATTAGGAATATTGGTAAGTCCTTTCCTAGTAGCTACATCACTTCTAGTTAGCTCTTTTAAGCTAAAATTCTTACTTAGTTGCATTGAACTCTACCTCATATCGCTTAACAGCTTCTGCTAAGCTCTTTTGTTTTTTAGCACACTCTGCTAGTACTAGTACATCTTTAGCTTTCTGTTCCAGTACTGCCTCAAACGATTTAAATCCACTAGTATCCTGCAGAGTAGCACACTCAGTAGTTAAATAACTATCAAACTTAGGAGGCTTAGGCATTGGAGCGCAGCAACCACCTAGCAGAACACATAAACTAATTACTGATAATAGCTGCATTATTTAACTCGTTCCATTTACTAGAAAAGTCCTCACTAGGCACACAAGGTACACTAGTGAGAGGCTTATTCAGACCTTTAATAATACTATTAAGTTTACCCTCAGTTGTAGAAACGTAAAGTCTAGTTTCTTCTGCTTTACCTACTGAGAAGTTATATACTTTATCTAGCTTCTCTGAAACAGCTACAAAGTCTTGGTAAGCTTTTAACTGTACCTCATCTGCTTTATCAGAGTAGCCCTTATAGTACCCTAGCGCTAAAGCAGCTACAACTATAGCTGTTCCAATATAAATTAAATACTTATTTGCTAGCATTACTTAACTGCTCCTTTAGCCGAATATTCTCAGCGTATAACTCTAACTTCTCCTTAATAGCATCGTCTAGCTTTAAAGATAGTTCAGATACTTGCTTTGTATATGAATGCTGTTGAATTTCTATCTCTAGCTTTAAGTCTCTTACTTCGAGTCTTAGAGCCTCAATTTCTCTTCTAGCTTCTTTAGTACTAGAAAGTATCTCGCCATACTCAGATACTAGCTTATTGTACTTATCATAACAAGTAAGCAGGTCGTTATTATGTGTTGCTCTTTCCTCTAGGAGGGTTTTAATTAGGTCGCTATGTTTCTTACTATCATCAATCTCTATGCTATCCTGTAGAGTTTTCTTCCATAGATTGCGTAGAGCATGGGATAGAGCAACAACTAGCATAGTGGCCATACCGGTCCACATAACAGGGTCTAAACTATCTATAACCATACCTAGTACCTTATATTACTTCTTGTATACACCCATATAGACATTAGTGATAACATAGTATATGCTGAGTTAATAGCTGGAATGAATGGAAACATACTAACGTATACACCAATAGATACAAATGTCCAAGTAATAATATTAGCTGTATTGAGAATGGTATCAAAAATCTTATTACTCTTATACAACCCCAGCATTGTTGCTAAGCCAAGTACCATAAAGTATAGCATAACTATTTGTTCATTAGCGACTTCTCTTAGTAGTACAAAAGCCTCACAGTCCAGTCCGTTACCTGGCATTAGTAAACTGAATGCGGTAATTACAGAAGTTAATCCTAGTGCCAACTTAAGAGGTATTAGCTCTTTATCCAGGCGTCTTCTGTTCTGTATTACTACCATATCTTTTCTCCACAAACTTGTTAGCGAATTTATTACTAGTAACCACACCCATATAGGCTAGAGTATACCAGGTTAATCCGTCTAGGTTAATAGGTATATGTTGAGAAGCTTTAAATGAAGCATATAGAAATACTGCCGTAGCGGCAGTATTTGCTATATTAAACCAGAGTCTAGAGCTAGATAGTTTAGCATCTGGTGCGTCTTTAATAAGTTCAGTAAATTTCATAGGAGTAACTTAGCCTCCTCTACTGTAATATCTAACCCATAATTAGTACTAAGGTAGTAGGCATATAAGTCTTTACTATTAGGAGAGTACTCTAACTGCTTCTTAAAAGCCTCTACCTCAGCGTTACACCTATACTTCTTACTAAAGTAATATAGAATAGGGTGTAGTAGTAGAAACTTCCAGAACTGCTTTACGTGTACCTTTTCATGCTCTAGTAACCCAATATCACCTTTACTAGCTTTACGCATTACAATTTGGGGTCCTATAGTAATAGCATCATATTTCTTAGGTATGAGAAAATCCCAGTATAATATCATAGCTCTGCTGGAGAACTAAGAAACTCGGCTTCGTCCCCGAATACGTAGAAGTGGGTGTCACAACCCCAGAAGACGCGGGTGGGGCTGTTTGGGGTGACCTTAAGATGTTCCCACTCAGGTACTGGAGCTGTAGCGTTTACGTAATATCCAGGTAGCTGTGCCTCCTCGGAGTACATTGCACCTATTACGTCTAGCGTAACTGTACTTCCTGAATATTTTGGCCAGGTTGATTGTTCAATAATTTCGTTTTCCATAGTTACTCCGTTAATGCTTGCAATTGTGCGTTTGTGAGACGTGCAGGGTAGTAGGCCAGACGCTTGATTGTGCCATTTATGTTGTTTTGTGGCGCGTAATCATAAGCGTTTCCGATTAGTAGCCTGGATAGTCCAATAGGCAAATTCCCGGATGGATCAGATGCCATAGAGCCACCATTTAGCGATGCCGCAAAGTCATTTACCGTGTAGGCACAAGCAAACTTTGCGAAGGCATTTGCCGTGCAGGTTCCAGCGTCAAGCTGTGCAACCGTGTTACCAGAACTCACCACGTTAAAGTGTTTGTTTGTCTCAAAAGCACTGTGCATATAGTTGTTGCCGGATGTGCTGGTACCGTTGTCTACCGAATAGACAAACCTATTGCCTAGCGAAGACCCATTTACATTTGCAAAGAAAGTGCCGGCATCCTGACGATACCAGCTGCTAAAATTGGCACCTGTCATCTTTGCGTCGTCGATACTTCTTGTCACTTGCGATGCTCCGGTTTTGATATAGCTGGTGGTGAATGCTCCAGCTTCTAGTTGTGCACCCCAGATGTAAATGCCAGAGTAGCCATCGCCTGCCCAGGCGTCAACTACTGAACCTGTGGTGTACGAGTTAGGTAATACTTGTATGCTTATAGCCTGAGTTGGGGCACCTACAATTACAATCGAACACCTATACCATCCGTTACCTACTGAGGTAATATAGGGGGTTGATGCTGTGCCCCCAGCTATAGGAGTACCTTGGCTTAAATCGAAAGCGGTATAAAGCCCAGTAGTATGTGCATCCCGTATAGCTATCTTATTGTAACCCGCAGACTTCACATAGACTGTGTGTACACCGGAGGACCCAGACACACTCTGAGATTGGTAAACACGGTGACTAGTATTAGTAGTGGTTGGTACGATCTTACAGCCATGCAGTAAGCCGTCGGGAGATACGACTACGTTATCTGCTGTAAGTACGGCATCTTTACTCCATGCCGTATTGCTAAATTCCTCAGAGTACGTCAGCAGATTTGTGCTCGGCCCCTCTACCAGTAATCCCAGGCTCTCACCCGTAACTGGGTTGTGGTCAAACCGTGCCACGCCGGCTGGTGCAGTCATCAACACCGGGAGATAGTTGGTGATGGGTTGCGACGTAGTTGGGGTGTAGGCTGTGACACTGGAGCGTTGCTCAAGTTGAGCTCCCCATGCGTAAATTCCTTTTGTAATGTCACCGACCAAAACCTGAGTACCACGAAAATCTACGCTGTACGTGGTGCCGTCTGTCGCGGTAGTTACAAACGCGTAGGCACTGGTTGTGGTACCCAAATTGCAATTTAAGATACAGCGATACCATCCATTCCCCGCGTTAACAATATAGGCAGAGGCGGCTATTCCAGATGTGGCGTTAGTTGATGCAACTATTCCTGTAGAAAGATCAAAAATTGCCGCCCCCCAAACAGACGTACTGGCTTGGGGGTTAAGCGCCAGGGTAACAAAAGTCCTTCCGGCTGCTTTTACGTAAACACTCAACACATGATCAGCACTAGGCACAATAATGTTCAGTCTCTCAATGCCGTGCCTACTTGATACAGCAGTCTCAAGGACTGTATCAGCAGTTGCTGCTCCGTCCGGTGCCACTACTGTATTTGTAGTGACAGAGCTATTTGCTTTTGTCCAGTAAATGTTATCAAACTCTTGCGAATATAACAGTAGGTTCTCTTCCGCTTTCGCAAACGTCTTGCCGTTGTAGCAAGTGGCCGCAGTAGCACGTGTGAACTCGATACGGGGGTCTAATTGCTTAGTACCTGCGAAGTCAAGATTCAGTGTTGGCTTAATGGTTGGAAAATTAGTTTTAATCATTATTTATTCCTTAATAAGTAAGTGCCTGCAACTGCTCGTTAGTAAGGCGCTCAGGGTAATACGCAATGCGCTTGATAGTACCATTTAGCTGGTAAACATTTTCGTAACCTTGGCCTATGTGCATCCTGTCAACCTGCGGAACTGTTCCAAGTGCATCCGAGACGGCAGCCGCCCCATTGGCTGCCGCCGCCATTGCGTTTGTGCTATATGCGCCCGCAATCTTACCGAATACACCTGATGCGAACTTAGATGACGCAGTGATATTTGCCTGCGTAACATTCAGAGAGCGAACAAAGAACTGCTCGCCAATAGCGGCTTCCCCATAGAGAGTAATTTCATTATGAAATGAACCAGAGGTAACATCTAGGCAGACAGGATAGTTAGTTGTAGTAGACGCGTGTGAGTAGTGACCGAAGAAGGTACCGGCATCCTGACTATACCAACTACTGAAGTTAGTCCCGGTCATCTTGGCGTCATCGGCACTCCTAGTTACCTGGCTTGCTTCGGTTTTGATGTAGCTGGTGGCGAATGCTCCGGCTTCGAGTTGAGCGCCCCATGTATAAAAGCCTGAGTAGCCGTCGCCTGTAATACTGGCGAGCGAGAAGTACATCAGGGGGTAAACGCTTGCAGTTGTTGCAACCCCTGATATTGAGCACCTGTACCAACCATTACCAACCGAGGTGATGCTGCCACCTGCACTAGCAGTGCCGGCACTTAGGTTAAATGTCACATACCCCGAAGATGCCGCATTTTGAAAGTAAAGCACCACGCTCGTTTGCTCTGCCGCTTTCAGATAAACACTGTATGTATACGTGGTTCCGATAGTGGCAGTTACCTGTGATCCGTTTCTGTTAATGCTTTTCTGATTTGTTCCAGCCGATGCTTTCACTTTATCGGCTGTAAGCGCCCCGTCAGGGGCTACGATTGCATTTGCGGCAACCGAACAATTGGTAGCGGTCCACGCCACATTATCGAACTGCTCCGAATACGTCAGAAGATTAACGCGCTGCTCCTCGATCAATAGCCCCAGGCTCTCACCCGTAACTGGGTTGTGATCAAACCGTGCCACACCGGCTGGTGCAGTCATCAACACTGGGATGTAATTGGTGATGGGCTGCGATGTAGTTGGGGTGTAGGCTGTGACACTGGAGCGTTGCTCAAGTTGGGCGCCCCACACGTAGAGTCCAGATGTGCCGTCACCTGTATATGTGTTAAATCCCCTAGAGCCAACACTAAACGACGAGGCATTATTCAAACCTATATAAGCCGACTCTATGGTTGCTGAACTAGAAAAAGTAATTGAACAGCGGAGCCAAGACCCTACGGTAGTTACTGCTGCTGCCGATATGGATAGTGTTGAACCACCGTTATAGGTCGTGCTGGTTAGCGCAGATAAGTCAAATGTTGCGCTCGCATGGTCACCTCCATTAACCGCTGCGCCAAGGGTCAAATATCTTGAGCCAGCCAATGGTTTGGCGTAAACGCTTAAAACAAACGAGCCACTGCTTCCTATTGGTTTGCTTGCTCTGTGCCAGAACGACGCCGAACTCTCCACCATGGAGTCTGCCGTGCTTGTCCCATCCGGCGCGACGGCGCTGTCACCTACTATAGAGATGGATTCTTTGCCCCAAGATGCGTTAGCAAAATCTTGAGAATAGGAGAGTAGGTTTTCTTCTGCTTTCGCAAACGTCTTGCCGTCATAGTAATTGCCCGGAGTGGCGCGGGCAAATGTGATACGAGGATCAAGCTGTTTTGTATTGGCAAAATCCAGATTCAGCGACGGTTTGATTCCAGGGAATAGGTTTCTGATGGCCATTGTTTACACTCCAAACAGCTCGACCAGGAATCGGCCGGCTGTATATGCGGTGGTGCTGGTGCCCTGGCTGACGAGATACAGGTAGGAAGCTGTAGCAGGATCTGCTACAAGATAAGTTACTGCCCCTATAGCTTGAACACCCGCGTTAATAAGTTGTGTTTCGGTTAGGCCACCTACTGCACTATCATGAACCCCTGTACCTTCTAGAGCTGAGTATAGGTCTATGTCGGTACCTCCACCTGCTGGTGTTTCTAAACAGGTCATACGTCCGCCTAGTACAGTCATACCTGGAGGTACTTGTCCTATGAAGCAAGGTTGTTTCGTGGAGTTGATCGTGGTGGAGTCGCTCCCGATCAGGTCGCCGGCCGTACCCCCACCCTTGAGGCCGGTCAGGTCAACAACGATTCGGACCTGCTTAAGCATACTCTCCGACGTGTACGCCCCCTTGCAGATCGTGCCGGTGCCCAACGTAATACCAGCGCCTGGGAGGATTGGTAGCTCTACGTTGTCACGGTAGGCCATCTGGCCAAGGTACTGGTTAAGAGGTACCTGGTTAGGTTCAGTACCTACGTCTGCTTGTGATACTACAGCTTTACCAGCTTCTGTAATAGATACGCTAGCAGTTACGCTACCTATAACAGATAATGCTTCAGAGGGTGTAGAGTTATTAATACCTACTTTACTAGTAGATGCATCTATAAATAGAGCATGAGTATTCGTGTCAGATTCTACACGGAAGTCATAGTCACTACTAGTATCATTAAATACTACTTCTGTTTGATTAATTCCAAGACGCTCAGTAAAGGTAACCGTATTTCCAACGGTACCCGTAGATGCCGTATAAAAAGCGTGTCGGCCTATACTGGGGCCAAACTCATACTTAGTAGGGCTCTGGGTATACGTATAAATCCAATTAGTTCCATTATTGTATGCACCAGATACCATACCAACGTCACCGGAAGCACTACTAAATAAACCACCAGAGAAGTATGCTGTTATATATTTATATGTAGAAGCCCAAGCGTTAAGCGTTGAAGTGCCAATACTTACACTACCAGCAAAATAGTTAGTAGCTGTACCAGAAGCATAGATATTCCACTTGTTAGTACCTGAAGATACTGCGGAGGTAATGCCGTAGTTGTTAGTGCCCTGAGTCTGGTCTGCGATGTATAATCCGTGCGCACTAGTTATTACAGATCCTGCACCTTTAATAGCGTTTCCAGCATAGTACGCGTATATTGAACCCACTGTAAATACTGATGCAGGTGTAGTTACATCTGAGTAGACTCCAACCGCTTGAGAAGTAGCTCCGGTGGTAGTAACTATACTACTAACTAGTCCGTACTGTGAACTAGAGCTCAGAGCATTAGGGGAGATATATAAACCTGAACTGACTAGAGGATTACCTCCTATAGACATATAACCCTTAACAGTAACAGTATCTGTAGTAGCGTCTCCCAAAGTAACATTCTTAGATATAGATACGTTACCACTAGAGTCAGACACAGTTATGGAAGAAGTACCATCTTTAGCTTTGATATTGGTAACTTCTAAATTAGTAGTATCTATAGTAGTTGCCTCTAACCCTGCGGGACCAACTGTTACTACGGCTACTCCGTTTGCAACAATAGCCTGAGTACCACTAGCAACACGCCTAATACCAGTATCGGTATCTGCTACATAACTAATTCCAGGAGCGGATTCTGTACCATCTGAGAACTTACCTGCTAAAGCAGAGTCTATAGCAGTACCATAACTAGATACTAGTTCGGCCGCTCTGTTAGCTAGGGACTTAATATACCCCTGCATAGGTAGAATCTGGTAAGCCTGATTAGTAAAGCTAGTAGAACTATACTCACTAGTAATATATACTTTTTGTGTTGCCTGATTTAGGGCAGCAATTTCGTAAACTCTTCCATCAGGAAGCTGGATTCCTTCTCCAATACTAAGTAAAGAAGAAGACCACAAGGGAGCAGTGCTCCCCGCGGTTACAATTTGCCTACCAGTATAACTAATTCCGAGATAACTCTCGGTAGTTGCACTGGTATTCATACTTATAGTACCTGTTCTGTACCATGTTGTCATATTTTTGTTACTCCTTTATATAGCATTTGTAGGTACAGTACCTATACCCCTACTATTAAGCCAGGATATTAAATTTTGGTACCTAGTATTAGTTACTACGAAATTAGGGTCAAAAAACTCAATGATAGCTACACCCCAAGTACCTGAAGATCCTGAGTCTGAAGGCTTACCACCATTTCCACCTCTACCCCCTGCTCCGTACCCTGAGCCACCACCGGCTCCTCCTAAGTTGGAACCACCAGCTGCACTTGCGTTATTTCCTGGTTGCCCGTTTATACTACCGGTACCTAATACACCTCCTAGAATCATATCTCCACCACCGCCGCCGCCGCCGCCGCTCGCTGATAAGCTTACCTGACCTGCTGGATTATATAGTATAGTAGATCCTCCGCTAGTACCTGGGTACCCTAGGCGTCCATTACCCCCCCCGCTGTAGGGTTCCGGTGCTGTGACACCTGAACCACCACCACCGGGTGCACCTACAACTATAGAGTATACACTTCCTGTGTTAATAGTTTGGTATACTGTAGTGCTAGAGTATCCGGCACCTCCGCCTCCACCACCTCCGCCCCCTCCAAATGTCCAAGAACCACCACCACCACCACCACCACCACCACCTATAAGAGTAACTCTCATATGCATAGTAGACCAGTCACTAGGTTTAGTTGGAATAGTGAAAGATTGGTTAGAGTTGTATGTGTAGCTTAGACCTGCGAAAGCACTAGCATCTAGTACGCCAGCTGCTAACTTTCCAGAGAAGGTTCCAGTAGATCCTGTAATATCTCCTGAAAATGTTGCGTTTCCAGAAGTATCAACCTTAAAGCTGGTAGCACCTGAAGCCTTCTTAAATTCAATACTAGAGCCTGTACTCGCGATTTTTAGGTGCCCTGAAGGGCCTCTAAATTCTGTATCACCAGTTTTATTAATACTCCACCCAGACGTACCAGCTACGTAATTATCTGACTGTATAAAACTACCAATTTTAGCATTTGTAATAGCTGCGTCTTCAATAAAGGCACTACCGATAGCTGTACTAGCTATATAAGTACTTGCATTAGCCTTAGTAATTTGGCTTAGTGTAGCAAATGCTCCTTGGTCAGCTATACTTGCAGCGGTATTCTGACTAGTTAAGTCACCTGTCTGTACCCATGCAGTACCATTATATTCACTAATACTATATGGACTAGTATTTTTTATCCAGAAGTCACCTGCTGCCATATCAGCAGTAGGAGCAGTAGCCTGTCTAAAGACCTTATTTCTAGTAGCATTATCAGCGGGTTTACCTGATCCTGTAGGTATTCCACTCCAAGTAGCCATAGTTGCTGCTTTTGCTGCTATAGCATTCAGCATATTTTGCCTAGCTGTGTAGTAGTTAGTAAAAGCACTTCTAAAGTCACTACCTACTATTGGTTGATCGGTAGATAAATCTTGTAACCAGCTAGGTAGAGTAGGGAAGAATACGCTATAGTCCCAGTCAACTCCGCCGTTTAAGTATTTTCCCAGTAACTCCAGAATACTATTAAATGTTGTACTCTCAGCAACTAAGCTAAAAGCTCCGGACTGTATATTAATACGTGCATGCTCGGCTGTGAGAACATTCCACTCGTTAAGTACATCTGGCTTTTCATACTTAGATAGTACAGCATCACTAGCAATACTACTTAAAGCCTTTTGGGCACTAAAAGAGTCTGTTACATCCTCAATTAGTATAGACTTAATCCTTACTACCATAGAACCACTTATGCTACTAGCAAGTCTTAATCCAGCTCTAAAGTACCTAGCAGTTGGTAGAAAGGTCTTATCAGCTCCTGAAGTAGAGTCCGTGCATATAGTTGCACTGGCAGAGTATACCGTATCTATAGCAGTAGCAGTAACGTTAGGTCCATCATCTGCACCTATAATTGTATAGTCAGACGCATTACTAGCAATAATTATATCAAATGGAGCACTACTAGCAGATGAAAAGCTTACTACTTTAAAAGTAGCAGTAATTTTATATACTCTACTAGGTACAATAGTTACTAACTGTTTTGATAGAATATCCTCACCAGAAGTATTTAGCCAATTAAATTCCCCACATACTCCAAATAGTGCATCATCTGTTACTTTAGTTCCCTCAATAGTAGCAACTGTGCTAGGGCTACCATCTCTATCAGTAGTCCAATTAGTCATACCAGACGAGAAATCAGAAACTACTAAGCTACTACCATTCGTAGCATCTAGTGCACCTAGGTAGCCTAGTGAATTTAGACTTACGTTGCTATTTAGACTTTCATCTGGTAAGTTAGTAGCTGGAACTGTAGCATTAACTCCAAAAATAACAGTCCCATTAGCGTCCTTAATAGTCAGCAGCTTAGTATCGATCTTAGCTACTGTAATAGATTCCGCCTCTATTCTATCAGCACTTAAGTACCCAGTAGCTATTTTAGTAGCATCTAGGTTATCTACCTGCTCATTGCCGATACTTGACTTAGCAATGCTAGCACCATCAATATATACACCAGGTTCAAAGAGCTCCCCATTGATGGTTTCCTGCGTAGTAAGTACCGCGAAAGGTAACTTGTAGTCTACAACTTCCCATGCAGGAGTAGTTAAGTTAGCATTCCAACGCTTAAATATGCTACCAGACTTCCAGTACTGTCCATGATACTTAATTACTGGCTCGGTACCAACAACTGTAGGAGGTATTACAGCAAACTTATCCGTAGCTACTATAAACTCTGAACTGCTGCCAGAGTTATATAGACCAAATCCACTTACATAACCATTACTGTCTAGTTTTACACTATACTGGCTATTAAGTCCGCTAGCTCCGTAGATAGTTTCAAACTGCTGTTGAATAGACGCTGTTTGTCCATTCGCTGCTGTTATACTTAGCTGCTTTACTGCAGTTGCTAAAGGCTGTGCAACCCATACTCTTCCAGCAGCTTCGCAAGATACTTTATCTAGTATACTACTGTCACCAGTACAGTACCCTATCTTAGCCGTTTCTTTAGTTAATAGGCCACTATTGATAACACCTAGCTGACCATTGATAGTTGTTTCTAGCGCATTAGTACTTGTAGCTATTGCAGTATCCGCATCTACTTTAGAGTATGCATAATCGGAGATTTTAGAAGCTACTGTATCAGTAGTTCCAAAACCTATAAATCTGGCTTCAATAGTACTAAGTCTAAGTACAGAACTATCTTCTAAAGTTGTCAAGGCCTCACTAACACTTTCAATGTTACCACTTAGGGAGGCTAGCTCTCCAGTAACCGTAGTTGATAATAGTTCTCTACTAGTAGCCTCTGCTAGTAAACCTTCTTCAGTTCTAGTGTTTAGCTCTTGTACAGCGAAGGCTACTGCTGCAGTTTGAGCTTTTCTAGCATCTTCAAGGTTTAGTATATTATTTAATAGTATCTCATCAGTACTATTGCTAGAAGCTTCTAGGGTTCTAATGCTACTAACACGAGCTCTAGTTTCATCAGCAATAGTATTATCGATCTCTGAAAAACTAGCGGTTAGCTTTGATTGTCCTGTATTTAAATCAACTACTTCAGATACTGCGGTTTTCCATAGAGTTGTAGTAGCTGTTGTTGGGTTCGTTAAGGTTTCCTCTAACGAATCAATAAATGCAGTATTATTTGCAGTATTTATACTAGTTGCTAATACCCAATAAGGCCAATCAAAAATATAAGATGTATTAGCATTAGAAGTATCAAACCAGATATCACCAGTATTAATAGTACTAGAGCTAAAAGTACTACCGTCCTCTAAAGTAGTTACTACAGTTTGAGGAGTAGGTTGGGTACTTGAGTAAATAACTCTTACCGGGTTACCAATAGAAGATAGTAAAGTTCTCTGTGCGGACGCGGAGGATTCTTCTATATCTGCTATAACCGTATATGTATCCTTGATATTAGCAACAGTATCAACTAAACCAGTAACACTATTATTGATAGTGGCGTCTAAGGTACTTAACTTAGAAGCTAAAGAAGTTGCATTACTAGTATCTACTGTTACTCTTTCAAGTTCTAGTAGTTGTGCACTAGATGCGCCTGGGGAGGGACGACCAATAGCTACCCAGTCTAACTCATAGTAATTGGAACTCGTTTGGGCATCAGATAAACTTATTTTTATCTGTGTTACAGTACCAAACCAGTTTATAGTCGTAGGAATTAGACCAATTCCGTTACTATCTAATACTGGCTCGTCTAAGGCTATTCTTCTAGAAGTATCCCAAGTAGTTTCTGTAGAGGTATTCCACCATAGATATCCGGCGAAGGTTGGAGTACCAACTGCGCGTACTCGTAATTTTACTTGTCCATATTTAGCAGCATTAACATTTATAGTAGGAGATATTACGTATGCATTAGAGGTTTGATTGGCTGGTCGTAACCACCCACTTACCTCTATAGTAGGGGTACCATTACCTGTCCAATCTTCTATGGAGCTATCAAAATACCATATAGATTGCCAGTCAAATTGCTCACCTGCTCCGGCGGATAGCAGTGTTATCTGTTGAGAAAGAGAGTTATCTGCGTTCGAGCGAGTTACCGACTCTTGGTATAGTAACCCAGAAGTTAGTTGACTTGCATCATTACCTTCATACGAACCCCTAAACTGAGTAGCTAATGTTTGCCTAGCAGTAGCTTCAGCACTTACTGCATTAACTCTAGCAGTTTCTTCAGTTTCTATATCTGCGGCAACAGCACTTATACTATTTACTAAGCTAGTTTCTAGGGCTTGTCTAGCGGTAGCTTCTGCACTAATACCTTCAATAGTGAATTCTTTTAGTGTAGAGCTTGCTCTAGCTATAGTACCTTGTAGTAGCTCTCTATTAGCATCCTCATTTAAGGTGTTTAGTAGTATGCTCTCAGCTAGGGATTTATCCGAGTCTAGCTGAAGTCTAGTTGTTGATAAGTTTACTGCGTTAGCTCTATTAGCTTCCTGAAGAACTTTATAGTCTACTGAGCCTTCTACACTACTACTAGCGTCAATTAAATCTATTCTGGAGCTTAATGAGCCTGCTAGTTCACTAGAGGTAATGGAATCTGCTAGTATACCTAGTAATGTAGAAACCTCTAGGTTAGCTTGACCTCTAATTCCATTAGTAGCACTTAGCGGGTAAAAGTCGGAACTATTTCCTCTTGTATCAACTACTTTTAGCCAGAAGTATACTACTTCAGCGGCATCTAGGTCAGTTACAGTGTATACACGAGTACCAAAAGGTAGCTCTACAAGTAATACTGAGTTAGCTCTATCTGGAGTACTAGAACTCCATACCTGTACTGTATCTAGGTCTACTTTTTGTTGTTGATAATCCCAGGATAGTCTGATAGAATATGCCTTACCATCAGTATTTAAATCAATAGGTGGTAAAGGCTTCTCTAGGTTGATAGTAGTACTAATAGGTGCGGATGTATCACCTAGTATATTAAAGGTATAAACAATCCAGAACTTATACTCACCTAGAGTATTAGGATTAACAGTAAAAGAGTTAGTGGTTAATCCAGATACTATTTCGGTAGCAGTATCAAAGGAACTACCTAGCTTAATAGTATAAGTTGTAGTAAACCCTACGGAAGTAAAGCTATCCCACGATAGTAGTATATCAGTTGCACGTAAAGTAGCGGAAAAGTTTTGAACCTGATAAGCATATACTTCAGAAGAGGTACTATTTACAGCAATAGTTTCCTTAGTTACCGCAGGACCTGGTTCTCCTAAAATATTGAAGGGTGTAATTCTAACTGAGTAGCTAGAATCAGGTACTATATCTTGTAAAGTAATATTAGTACTTGTAGTTTTATCTGCTACAATTACCCAGTTACCTGAACTTTCTTTAAGTTCCACTGTATAACTAGCGGCGTACTCTACCCTTTCAAAACCAACATTTAAGTTAGTTCTTACTGAACCGGTAGAGTCAGTAAATGTGCCACTAGAACTAGTTACTTTTGTATAATCTACTGCTCCAGGTATAGTACTAATAGTTGAGAAGACTCTATCTTCTAATTCTACGTTATTCTCAATATAGTCAAACTTATTTGGGTCATGGTAGATTGCAGATATTTCATAAATACCTACACTATCAGACTCACTAATACTTAAGACTCTATAAAGCTCTTCATCTATAGTACCTTCGCTATAAATAGTCCAAGACATATTTGGTGCTAATAGTATAGTATTACTATTCTTATCGAGTACTAAAGTAGATACTGAAGGTCCGTTTTGACTAGTAGGGATAGCTTGAGTTATAGTGCTTAATGTGCCATCAGAAATTACTGTACCACGAATATAGTACTGAGTTCCCGACGTTAAGGCTACAGGTCTGTCAAGTACAGCTGTTACGTTAAGTGTACTAATAGCACTAGAAAGTATTCTACCACCAAACTCTACACCTGCTCTTGATTCATCGAATACCTTAACTATAGAGCCTGGGGTAAGGTAGGAGGCTTCTAGGCCTGCACTGAATACTACAACACTGGACTCTACTCTTTCGGTATATAGTAGCCACTTTCCTACTCTATGTGCTTGTGCTCTAGAGGTACACCCGAAAGCTACTACATCTGTAGGATTATAACCGTATCTAGCAATTGACTCTCTATCTTCAACGTACTCTACCTTCTGCTTATACTGATCTGATGGGTCATTCCAAGTTACAAGTGCAGCAGTATGTACTACTTTCTTTGAAGCTCCAGAGTAGTTAAAAGTACCCCCAACTACATTACTATTAGTAAATTGCATTAGAGGAGTACTAGTACTAGAATCTTGAACTGCTGTCAGTAGTCCACCACCCCAGTATACCATAGCTCTGAATGTACTGGTTAAATCAGTTACTAACTTAATAGCATCTTCTCTTGACTGTATGTACGCATTCAAGGTAAATCTAGGTTCAGTACCACCAAAACCATCAGGAACTAATTCATCACAGTATTGCGCGATACTATATAAGGCCCACTTATCTATTAGAGAAGCATCTAGATACTCACCTAGACCGTAGCGGTCATTAGTGATTAAGTCATAGAAGCACCAAACAGGATTGTCCGTCCATGCGTAGTTATCTAGTGTTCCATCCCAAATAGTTGGGTAGCTTCTAGTCTCTGGGTTATACCCAGTAGGTAGCTTTACTTTTAGTAGCTTTAAGAAGTAACCACGTGTAGGTACCGCTGAGAACTGACTAGAGGATACCTTAGATGCACAGATAACTGAGTTAGGGTACCGTAGCTTCGTGTTAGATATAAGGGTATAGGAGTCAAAGTATAAGCTACTTTGTACTTTGAGGCTACTAGAGTCTACTGAGGTCTTCTTAAGAGTTAGCGTAAAGCTATCATTTTCACTAGTTCTAAAAGCGCTCAAATCAATCTTATGGCTTAATTGGTACCTAGAAGTGGTCTTACCACTTACAGTCTTTTCTATTAGCTTTGTAGCCGTACCACCATTAACACTTAGTAGTACTTCATATACTAAGCTTGACCCATTAGTATCACCATTATCAGCGTAACTTACAAGTGCTGGTATAGCTACAATTATGCGTACAGCGTCTGCATTTGCATTACTAAAAGTAACACTCTTAGGGAGGGAGTACTTTACCTCACCAGGCCCAGAAACTCCAGACTCTACAGTATCAAAACCAAGTATAGGATCCTGATACTGTGTACCTTTTAAGAAAGTAAACGTATAGTCTGGGTAGTTATATGTACCATCAGAGTTTTGTACTGGAGTACCATTTAGGTATAAGGACTTAGCATCTCCAGTAACAAGACCTTCAATCTCACCCTCGCAGATTAGGTCAACAAACTCTACATATGCGCTAGATTTTAAGTTATCAGCTGTTTCAACTGGAGTGTGTGACTGCTCTCCACCTTTAGAACCAGTAATTAGCACTTCTTTATTCATTGGGTATCCTTAGTCACTATCTAGTGTAATTCCTGCGCTTATAACTGCTGAGCCTACTATTAATTTTCCGTATCCGATCGGTACTGCCAATCCCTGAGTAACGGTATTTACAGCGCCATTAAAGTAAGTATTAGGAGTATTCTCTACTGGAGTACTTACTTGTTGTTTAGGTGGAGCGAATAGCAGAGATGATACTCCTGCTAAAACTAGTCCTACGCCTAATTGACTAATGGCTGAAGCTACTCCTACTGATACACCAATACCAGAGAAACCTGCTACAGCACCAATAGTAGTCTGTCCGGCTACAGCTGCTGCCGCGGCTCCGGCTGTAATCCACATTAGTGCAGCACCTACTATAATAGTACCTAGTTTACCAGAACCAGTTACATAAGGGATAATATGTATAGTATCTTTTTTACCTATTGGGGTACTTAGGTCTTCTTGGGTTAGAAATAAGTCGCCTACTTTAATCATAAAACCAGGCTTATAATTAATAATATACTGCTTAAAATTTTTGAAATTAGCAGAAAGGGCTCTGAAAGCTTCAGCAACAGAACTAACATCGAAGCTAGCTTTGCTAACAAATCTTTTTGCCAATTCTCCGTGTAGTTCTACTTCTCTCATAGTAAGTCCTTATGCCTATATATTCCTACGGTGCACTTCTGCCAGTATCCGCCGTATACTTCTTTTGTTGATAGTCTGTGGGCTAAATGGTGTATAAAAGTATTACCATCTGTCTTCACACCTACGTGATTTGGTATTTTTGAGTCCCCTGCCTTAAATAATATTAAGTCGAACTCGTTTAATGTTGAAACTCTAGTAAAGCCGTATTCTAAAGCGTGTTCTTCTAGTAAGTTGGTTTTATGCTTAAACCACTCAGTCTCTTCAATTTGGGGTCTACCGATAGTAATACCAAGATGTTCTTTATAAACATCCTGCGCTAGACCATAACAATCTAGTACTCCAAACTTATACTGCCTACCTATAATAGGTACTTCGTCCTCTCCTGGATACATAGTTACTAAAGCAGAAGACTTAGTTGAGTATATTAACCATGGAACTGTCCCATAGTTGCATACTTTTCTATCAACATCTGATGGCTTAGCAGAGTTATCTAAGTGGCTATGACATACAAACTTAATATCACCTAAACTCTCTATATATGCATACTCTAAAGGGCTAATAGTAAAGTCGTAGTCTTTAGTAGCTATATTAGTGCATGGTTTGTAAACTAGTACTCCATGTACCTCCACAACTAAACCACAACACTCTCTAGTCGGACTAGAGAGTGCATGATTCTTAAAACTAGCTAAATAATCCGGCTCCTGGGAAGGCTCCATAGTTGAGTACACTTGTTGCTCCAAATCTATACTTGCAATCAGAT